TGATACTGGTGATTACTCTGAAGCATATCTTGCTATTAGACAAACTATTCAAAATGAAAAATCAGTCATACAAGATGAGACTGTCAAATATCTTGATGTAACTTACAAAGGCGGCTTCAACTATGACGAAGCTATTTGTTTTAGAGACGTTGGTTTAATTATTGAAGCTATGGCCATTGACTTGGTCACAGATGGTACATATCAAACTATCAATGCTGGTACTAGTTACTATAGAAACACCAGCGCCAAGAGTATTGCCATTGGTACACAGTATAAAGAAACACTAGACGGTATTGAGTATGCTAAAACTCTAGCAGTACAGGTGCTAAACAGAACAACTGCTTCAAGATATCAAAGCCTGTATACTCAGACATTTAATATCAGCGGCACACTGCCAAGCTCACTATATGGCATGATCGGTGACCGTGGTGCACCAAGTCAAGGCGCTATTACTGATTTAACCTACAATATGAATACCTTAATTGGTATTATTGTAAACGGTTTTGGTTCTGCACCAACTCCGTCATTCGGTACTGGGTTATGGACTGTAAGACACAGCAACGGTGGTAACAGTTATGTTGACCAAGGTAATCCAAACAACAACGACATTTTACCAGCTAAGGTATTAGTTGGAGTTAGTTCAGATGCGTTTGCTAATATTGTTACTTACGCACCCGGCCTAAGCGACACTTCTGACACTATTACTTGTAGATTGACCAAACCTGCGTACTATCAAGTTGGTGAACAGATTGAGTTCGGTGAGAAGGTTAAAGATTTACAAATAGTAATTTTTGTTGAAGCTGGTATTTACTACGAAGATTATCCGATCAAACTGCCAACAAACTGTTCGATCAAGGGCGACGAGTTCCGTAGAACTATTATCCGTCCTAAGGATCGTATCAGTCAAAGTCCATGGCGCAAAGTATTATTCTATCGTGATGCAATTATCGATGCAATGCAGTTAGGGCCAATTGACACTTCAGTTGATTACAAGACCAATACTACAATTAATGTCAGTGCAACTAATGGAACGATTGTTGTAACATTAGGGTCTGGACAAGTGCCAAGTTCATGGATTGGTAGACTGTTAGTAGTTGACAGTACTGTTCCTGGACGACCAGAAGGCAAGGCAGTTATTGACTCGATCGATATCTTCTTGTGTAACGATGCAACTCGTATTAATAATCTTACTATGCAAGGGCATGGTGGATTTGCCATGGTGCTTGACCCAGAAGGTCAAATTTTAACCAAGTCACCATACGGACAAGTGTGTTCAAGTTTCTCACAGTCAATCAACCGCAAGCGTTTTGCTGGTGGGCAGTACATTGACGGATTCGCAGGAAGATTGCGCGGAGCAATTAGTGCTGTTGCTAACAACGGCGGACAAATTACTATTACTGGAGCAGTTAACTCAGGTTTAGATGTAAGAGCTCCACAGCCTCCGTGTGCATTCTTTATATCAGGAACCCGCTATCAAATTAACGACATTGTTAGTTACAACTCAGCTACTAGTTCAGTTACAGTGACAATGGATACTGCCACTCCATGGAACGGCGGATTTAACTTTAATGAAGCAAAGTGTTCAAGAGACGTTGGGTTAATTATTGACGCAGTTACTTATGATCTTGTAACTGGATCAAACTATCAATCTATTAATGCTGGCCGCTCATACTTACGTTCATATTCTAGTCTAGTACGAGGTAACGTACAACTTGCTAAAACTATACAGGCTTTAGAAGAAGTTACTAGCCAAGTAGTAGCATCTATCCCAGGTAATACTACAGCAATTGCAATACTTCAAGATCGTATGCAACTTGTAATTGATATTTTAAGAGATGGTGCAAGTGCTATTCCAGAGCCGGTGTATCCCGCATTGTCATGGCAAACAACTCCATATACTAATGCTAGAGATATCTTGCTAGCCAACAAAGAGTTTATTGGGGAAGAAGTTGTTTCCTGGATTGGTGTTAACTTTAACGTTGCACAAATTCCTAACTACAGCGTTAATACCTGCAGACGAGATGTCAAATATATTGTAGAAGCATTAGTACACGATATTATATACGGTGGCAACTCAATGTCCCAAGATGCGGGTCTTGCCTACTTCCGCGGAACTACTAGACTAAATCAGCAGGCAATGATCTAACTCAAAATGTAAGTTTACCAGTGAGTAACTCCACTGTGGGTACTGCTGTTATTGCACTAGTTGATGTGCTAAATGACATATTATCAGGCGGTACAACTAGTACCCCTTATCAATTCCCAAGTAACTTTACAGGTGTTAGTACAGTACTGACAACTGCTCGCGCAACAGTGTTAAGTGTAAAAACTACTATTGCCACTGACATTATTGTATTCTTAAGAGAAGGCCTTGGTACACTAATTAATATTGAGATGGGCGGTAACAAGTCCATGTTGGCCAACGACTTTGCCATGATCAACGACTTGGGCTATGGTATTGTTGCTAACAACGGTGGTGTAACTGAACAAGTTTCAACATTCTCATACTACTGTCATACTCACTATTGGGCCAGCAACGGTGGACAAATTCGTTCAGTTGCAGGCTCTAACTCACATGGAACGTACGGTCTACGTGCTACAGGGTATGACGTAACTGAATTACCAGACGAAGTAAACCTAGCAGACAACATGATTCAAGTTGCTCGTGTTTACAAGGAAGGGTTGTTTGTTAATGAAATGACTCCTACTATAGCTAAACAATCGTTAGCAGTGTATATCACTGATTACGATTACGGTCCTCAGAATATTTCAGAGCTAGAAGTTGATCATTCTTTAGCTGGTTTTGGTGTTACCCGTTATGAAGTTAATGCGGTTGAAAGAACTGCGGTAACTGTTAACGGTGTAAACATTTTAAAACTAAACTTGTCAACTGCTGGTAACAATGGTACTTCATCAGTTGGTTTAGTAACTGCACTATACAACGGTCAGTTAGTAACTATTCGTACATTACAGAATAACAAGTACTTGGGCATTGCTAACGTAAACCCAACTCGTCCAAGTACTGCGTTACAGTATACTGATAATCTAGCAGATATCTATCGTGTTATTACATATAACTTAACAGAAGGTACAGGAGAACTACTGCCGCAAAATCAAGCAGTACTGTCAACTGACACATCATTTCTTTACTTTAAGATTGTAGTTGATCCGGCTAAGATTGGCACAGTTGATTGGATTGAACCTACTAAGACTATGGGATTCAATGTAGGAGACACTAGATTAGCTATCCTGTCTATTGCTAAACAAAATACCATTGACCAAATTAATAAAGGCACGTACATAACAGGCTGGAACGGCAGAATTCATCGCGTGGCACAGTACTATGGCATACCAGAAACTGTACTTACAGATTATAATCCTGTTGGTAGTACCGGAGTAACACTGAAAGTAACCAGTACTACCGGCATACATGAAGGCATGGAAGTTAACGGTAACGGTTTTATTAGTAATCAAACTGTCGTTGCTGTGGTTAACTCTGTAACCTTAACTCTTAGCGGTGCTCCTGATAGCACACCTGGTGGAGGTTTATCTTTCGTCAGTTTACGACCTGCATATCTTGAGTTAGAAGAAACACCAATTTATAATATTGGTGGTACTGGTACTATTACTCCAGCATTGACATTTAATTCAATAACCGGAACTGGTTTAGAAACTAGATATATAACGTTTGATACACCTTGGCAGCTGACTCCCCAGACTGTAGATAGTTACGTCAATGTATCTGGTCAAGGTAATAGTTTATACAACGGGCCAAAACAAGTAACTAAAATTATTTCTGAAACACTTGTTACAGTTGCTAGTACATCAAGCCTTGATGTTGGTATGATCATTACCGGCTCTACTGTTACTGGCAACGTTAACTTGACTGATATTGTTAGTTTAACACAATTTAAAGTTAGCCCAGCTATTTACTTGCCAGCAGGCACTAACATCACTGCTACTAAGGTAGCTACATTAGGCAGCGTTACTATTGTTAACGGCGGTAGTGGGTACTTAACTCCACCTGTGATTACAATCAGTGGCGGTGGCGCAACTATTGATGCCCTAGTAACTTGTACAGTTGTTGGCGGCAGTATTGATACGGTAACTGTTGTTAATCCGGGTTACAACTATACCAGCTTACCAAATTTATCTATTGAAGTTGCAGGAGACAACAACGCAGTATTAGTACCAGTTCTAACTGCAACATCAACTACTAACGTAACTGCAACTGCTGGTGTAAACACATCTCAGATAACATTAGCATACAAGACAGACCCAAATACTAGTGGGACTATTTCTGCAACTACAGTAACTACTAACTGGATCAATATTAGTACAACTACAAACTTGTATGTTGGCAATACTATTGTATTCAGCGGTACTGCGTTTGGTGGCATTACCGCAGCCACTACGTATTACATCATTCAAGTAGGTACAGGTCAAATTAAAGTAAGTACCAGCAAAGGAGGGTCATCAATTACCCTAAGCACCGCAGTCGGTGCTATGACATTTGTTGCTAACAGCTTTAATTTTGGAACTAGTATTACTGCCACAGGATTTGGTTCACAGACTGGAACAGGTCCTTATTCAGTTACTCTAAACTTTGGATCAACAACTGCGCCTGAGACTGGGCAGTATTACAAGGTAGAAGGAAATTCAAATCCGATATATAACGGATTCTTTAACTGTACTGCATCTACCACTACTAGCATTACACTAACATATCCAAATAATCCAGGTGTGTATGGCTCAGGAACTACTCTTATTACTAAAGAATTGACCAAAGGTACAAACGTATCAACAGGTATTAGTAAGCCGTTTGGAAATATAGATGCTACTACAATTCGTTTAGGTTATGCGGCAGGAGCACAAGGACAAGTTACTACACGTATTAGTACTTGTCGTGCAACAGGGCATGACTTCTTAGATATTGGTACTGGTGGTTACTCAACTACTAACTACCCATATCAAATTTATGGCAACCCTGCTATTAGCCGTAAGGGTGAAAACGAAACTTACGAAGAGGGTGTAGGTCGTGTGTTCTATGTAACCACTGACCAAAACGGTATCTTCCGTGTAGGTCGATTCTTTACAGTTGACCAAGGTACTGGTACAGTTACATTCTCAGCGTCAATTGCGTTGAGTAACTTGGACGGTATTGGTTTCAAACGTGGTGTTGTTGTAAGTGAATTCTCAACAGATGCTAGCTTTACAAACAATGCTCCAGACGCTGTACCTGTTCAATCAGCCACACGTGGTTACATTGACAAGCGTTTAGGTTTAGATCACGGTGGTGCTCCAATTGCCGCAAGTAATTTAGTTGGTCCAGGATACTTGGCATTGAACGGTGCGCTGGCAATGAAGGGCAACGTTAATGCTAATAACTACAAAGTTATTAATTTAGCTCCACCAACAGATATAAATGATGCTACTCCAAAAGCATATGTAGATGCACAGGTTAGACTATACGATCAATTATCTGAATTATTAGATGTTGATGTTGGCACACCTATTGCTGGGGACTTGGCAGTCTTTGTAGGCGGTAGCAAAATTATGGTCAGTGCCACAACTGCCGGCGATTTAAGTGCTACCTTTACTAACAGTACTCCGACTACTTTAGCTGTACCTATTATTAGTTTATTAGCAGTTGATGTGACAACAATTACTGTAGTTAATGCTGCCGCATTCGGAACAGGGCCCGGCTATGTTAAAGTTAACAACGAAGTATTTTACTATAGCTCAACAAACTACGGAGCAAACAGACTAGACGGTGTACAACGAATATCAACTACTACAGATACAAAGTTTGGTATTAACACTGGAAACGCATCAGCAACACATATTGTTGGTAGTCCAGTTGTTGACCTAACTAACGCACAGATTAACTACCAAATTAATCCGGGTGTTATTGTCAATGCTGACGTTAACGCGGCAGCTGGCATTGTACAAAGTAAATTATCAATGACGCTGGCTACAACTTCTGCCAGCGCACCAACAGGTACTGCCGCACAGAAACAAGCTGCCAGTGGCGTAGCAAGTTTTGATAGTGCTAACTTTACTATCACAGACGGTTGGGTTGGAATCAAAGCAGGTGGTGTTGCTCTAGCAGAAATTACTAATCTCGGTAATGGTTCTATACTTGGAAACTTTTCTGGCACTGCCAGTGCTCCAAGAGAAGAAACTGCACAAACTGTTTTAGATGCTGGATTTAATTTAAAATTTACCACTAACGTAGGCGTTGTAACATACGGCGGAACATCTGGTTCTGCTTCAATTACTACTATATCTACAGATGGTACTGCCAGTACAATTGCCAAATACGGCTCATCTGGTGAGTTTGATACTAAACAATTAAAAGTTGACGGATTTAAAGCCCTTGACGTTTCAGCAAATGCTTTAGAATTCTTTACTCCGGCAGGTTTTAAATTCCAAAGTGCAATTGGTTCTACAGGTAGTAATACCGTTACTACTGCATTAGGAACTTGGGACTTCAGTGGTGGCACATTAAAAGCCACTGCGTTTACTACAGGTGCTGCCGCAACTGCTGGTAGTATTACTGGACAGTGGGCAGTACAGTCAAGTAGCTTGGTTGACTTCTCTCTAGGCACATTAAAATCAACTACATTAACTACAGGTGCTGCCGCAACTGCTGGTACTGTAACTGGTGCTTGGAGTTTAGGTGCTTCTAGTTCGTTTGATGCTACAGCAGGTACATTAAGAAGTTACAGTCTATCAACAGGGACTGTTAGTCAAGCTGGTACTATTACTGGTGCTTGGAGTTTAGGTTCTACTAGTAGTTTAACTACCGGCACAGGATACATTGATGCTAGAAATGGAACGTTATATACTGCTTCTCTAAATGCAGGAAATGCAACAGCAACAGGTACTATTACAGGTAACTGGAGTACCAGCGGTAATCTAGCAGCCACATACGGTGCTGACTTAGCTGAGTGGTATAGAGCTGATACAGAATACGAGGTAGGAACTGTCTTAATATTTGGTGGCTCTGCTGAAGTAACTGTATCTAATACCATTGCTGACACTAGATTAGCAGGTATTGTTTCTACAAATCCAGCATACATTATGAATGATGGCTTAGAAGGCACACGAGCATTAATTGCACTTGCAGGGCGTGTTCCATGTAAAGTGCTAGGTAGAGTTAAAAAAGGTGATATGCTAACAACATCTGCAACTCCAGGCGTGGCAGTTAAAGCATTAGATCCTAAGCTAGGTACTATCATTGGCAAGGCACTTGAGGATAAAGACTCTGGTGACATTGCTGTAATTGAAGTGGCCGTAGGAAAGGTGTAATATGAGATACAAAGAATTTATTTTAACTGGATTGGGTCAACTTCCCAGTGTGGGAGATAGTTTTGATATTGAACTTGACAACATAGTATTAGAAACCGGAGTGGTTGGATTTGTTAGCGACGGCATTGTAGTAGAAATTGATGCAATTGGTCTTAGTCACTTATCGGGGTTTCAGCTTGACGAAGCAGAATACCAGGGGCGTAATGTACCTTTAGGTAAAAAGATGGCAGGCGATGTAAAGAAATCAAAAGTGTATGTGCGCAAACCTAATGGCAATATTGTCAAAGTTAACTTTGGTGATAAAACTATGCGTATTAAAAAGTCTAATCCTGCAAGACGCAAGAGTTTTAGAGCAAGACATAACTGCAAAAATCCAGGGCCACGTTGGAAGGCTAGATATTGGAGTTGCAGAAGTTGGTAAATATAGAATAGGATTACATTTATGGCATATCAATTACCCCCAGATCTCATACTAAACATTGGTGCGTATCCAAACGACGGCACCGGTGATGACTTGTATACCGCTTTTAGCAAAGTTAAAGATAGTTTTACTGCTGTTAGCGGTGCAGTTGATGCAATTTCTGGACAAAATGTTGGTGCAGGTGCTGGCATTTTTAAAGAAAGAGTCAATAATGTTTTAAAATTTAAGACTATTACGGGCACCGGAGTTACTATTACTACCACAGCAGACACTATTAATTTGTCTGCATTAACCGCCGTACAGTCAGATACTAGCCCAATGTTGGGTGGGAACCTTAATTTAAATTCTAAAAATATAACAGGAACTGGAAATATCAACATCAATGGTAATATGACATTGACCAGTAGCATTACTGCTAGTAATGTGCAATCTTTAGTTTATGGTATTGACATACGAGCGTTACAAGCCCAGGTTGATTCAGGTGGCGGGGGCTCCGATGTAGATTTTGGGACATTCGTCCAACCCGCGCCTGGCGATCAGGATTTTGGAAACTTTTAAGGATTAGGAGAAACAAATGGCATTACGTCTAAGAAGAGGATTAGAGGCGCTAAGAACAACTATTACACCAGCAGAAGGAGAAATAGTTTACACCACAGACAGTAAAAGATTGTATGTAGGTGACGGTCTCACTGCTGGTGGTAACGGTGTTAGTGCGCCTGTTACAAGTGTTAACAACAAAATTGGGGCTGTAAGTCTAATCAGTGATGATTTAGCAGAAGGAGTTACTAACCAATTTTTTAGTGTTGACCGGGCGCAAGATGCGGCTTGGGAGTTATTTAACAATGCTTCACATTCAAATATCTCATTTACATATGACGATGTTCTTAACAAAATTGTAGCTGTTGCTTCTCCTACATTTACAGCTGAAGATGCCATTGACACTATTGCCAACGTACTAGTTAACAGTCCTCATACTGGTATTACGTTTAGCCACATTGATAATTCTGATCAAATCAGTGCAACTGTTACATCCGCCGGTCAATCATTTAAAACAATATCAGTTAGTCCAACACTAACTGTTACGTTAACTAATCCAGGATCTAATTATACTAGTATTCCAGAAGTTACTGTTGCTGCCCCACCGCTTGGCGGAGTTCAAGCAGTTATTACTGCAACTATTGCACCAACTTTTGTTGCTAACATTGAAGTCACTAACGGTGGTACTAATTATTCAGCAGGCACAATTGTTACTGCTTCTGGCAGTGGATCACAAAGAGCTACAGGATATGTATACTTAGATCCAAACGGAGCAATTACTGAGATCGATGTTCGTGAGCCAGGTGCTGGTTTTAGAAACACTCCTATAACAACTATTGTTAAACCAATAGATGCAACTGCAACTTATGTGTCAGGTGGATTAACGACTACTATTATTGTTAGCAGTGTTGTAAATACAATCCATCCAGGCATGGCCATTACCGGAACTGGGTACACTAGCAATCAGAAAGTAGCATCAGTAAGTGGTACTACAATAACGCTAACGGCCGGAGCAACATCATTGCCATCCGGAACTCTTACTTTTACTGACATAGGCTCAAATGCAGTGTGCGAAGCAGTACTGGCTGCAACTACTCTTGAAGATTTTAATGTAGTCAATAGCGGATCGGGATATATCTCAATACCTGCGGTAACTATTGACCCTCCGGTATCATACACATTTAACGCTGCCACCGATGTAAACACTGTAGCTAATTCTATAACTGTTCCTGTAAATTCATTTACTACTGGTACACCAGTAATCTATACAGCAGTTGGTGGCGGTGCTGTTGGCGGACTAATGTCTGGATCAACATATTATATAATTAAGATTAACGGAAGTTCATTTAGGTTGGCCATGAGTGCTGGAAATGCACTTGATAGCATTGCACTTGATATTACTTCAACTAGCACTGGATCTCATACTATTCGAGGGCTTCAAGCAGTTGCCGTTGCTCTTCCGTCGTCTAACCTAGTAGCTGACAGTGCTGAAGACACACTAACGCTAGTAGCCGGCGGGGATATCATTCTCACTACTAACTTTAATACCGATACTATTACTATTAGTAACAAAGATAAAGGCAAAGTGCTGTTTGGCGGAGTTAGTCAATTAGCATACTATTCTGAAACTGGTAATACGGTTGACGGTATAGGACCTACATTAACTTTTAGACAACCTACATCCGAAGGAAATGCAGACGGTGCGTTGCTGGTGCAAGGGCAAATTATATTTGAGAATCAAGTACCAAAGATTTATTCATCAAATGCTACATTAGCAATTGCTTCGACACAGCCACTTGGGTTTGTTGAAATTGGTGATAGAGACTACGGTGGACGATTAGGTGTTATACAGAACACCTATATTCCTAGTAATGGCGCACAATTTAAAGTACAACAAGCTCACAGTATGATGGATGCTAATAACACTAGCTTCATTAGATCAAGGGGAACTATTGACGTACCATTAGCGGTACAAGCTGAAGACGAATCTGGTGATTTGTCATTCCAATCTTTTGATGGCACAACTTATATGACCCACGCGGTTATAAGTGCAGTAGTTGACGGAGCGTACACTCCTAACATGATGAAGATGCCTGGTAGACTTGATTTCTTCACAAGAAGTGCAACAGATACATCAGTTGGCAGAGCATTAAGATTAAAAGGTGATAAGACTGCTGAGTTTACTTCAACTGTTAGTGCAACAGGATTTATTGGAAGTGGTGCGCAACTTACTAATTTACCAGTTAGTTCTATTGTTGCCGGTGGGGGCATTAGCATAGTTGACAACGCCGGAGCAGTTACTATTACTGCTACAGGCAGTGATATACCTGATGTAGTAGTTGCTACTGGTTCATATGCTGATCCTACATGGATTACTAGCTTGTCAGAATCTAAAGTGTTGCCTAGTCAAGCTAGCAACAATGGAAAATTCTTAACTACCAACGGGCTAGTGTCAAGTTGGGCAGATTTTCCAGCAGGCGGTGGACTAGTTACTCGAGCAACTATTGCTGGAACAACTGCTAGTATTATGAACGGTGCAACAGGCAACGTAAATATTACTGGATACAAGGGATACATGCTTTACAAGATACAAACTTCTGCGGCGGCGTGGGTAAGATTGTATGTTAGCGATGCGGCTAGAACTAGCGATGCCGCAAGAACAGAAGGTGTAGACCCATTGCCAGATGCTGGACTTATTGCAGAAGTAATTACTACAGGAGCACAGACTATTTTAATTACTCCCGGAGCAGTTGGATTTAACAACGAGTCTCCAGTAACTAACATAATTCCAGTAGCAGTAACAAACAAGAGTGGATCAACAGGCACTATAACAGTCACATTAACTGCTGTTCAATTAGAGGTTTAACATGGCCAAACTAGTGTATGAGTATATTGTCACATTACACAATGTAGACGATTTAGATTCGTTCTATCAAGAAATGGCAGCGCCAGCTGATGGGATTCAAACATCTATTCCAGATAGGGAAGTTGAGTGTGCTGCCTTAAGACCTTTGAGTAGAAACACTCATTACATAATGACTGCCGAAGAAGCCAGTGTGTTAGAAAAAGATCCCAGAGTAAAATATATAGAACTTGCGCCTGCTGAAAGAGGTATCAGCGCAGGAACATTTGTAGATCAATCTAGTTTAAGTTGGAACAAGTCTGCAACTACGGCTGGCCTTCACAAAAACTGGGGTCTGTTAAGATGTACTAGAGAAACCAATGTGCCTAACTGGGGATCAGACGGGAGTAGTGCTACCGTCAGCGGTACTATAACACTTACTAGTACTGGTAAAAACGTTGACGTGGTTATATGTGACACAGGTTTGCCTACAGCAACTCATCCAGAATTTCAAAAGAACGCAGACGGTACCGGCGGCACTAGGATTGTAGATTACAATTGGTATCAACATAATCCCGAAGTAACAGGAGGCGCTCCAGGTACTTATAATGTTGGGTTACTTGATCCTCACGGTATGCACGTAGCTGGCACGGTTGCAGGCAATACACAGGGCTGGGCCAGAGATGCCAACATCTATAGTCTCTACTATGATACTGGTAACAGCGGTAACTTCAGCTTGGTGTTTGACTATATTCGTGCGTTCCACAGAAACAAACCAATTAATCCTGCCACTGGCAGACGTAACCCAACTATTATCAACAACAGTTGGGGACAGAGTATTTTTCCAGGAGAGTGGTCATTTAATGACATAACTGCTGTTACCTACAGAGGAACACGTAATACGCCTGCAGGAACTCCAACAATTGTGTACACAGGGTTTAGCGGTGTGTGTTCTTCAAGTACAAAATTAGGAAATATTTTAAATTTAGAAAACGGTGGAAATAGAATTGTAACAACTTCAACTGTTAACAATTTAATTCTCAGCAAGCCTGAAACATGGGCTGTTGACAATGCTAACAATCAAGCATATCTAACTTCCTTTGATAAACCTGCAGATACATATGACGTACAGGTACAAGGACCATGCACGGTTGATTTGATTAGTCAATTCTCTGGAGGTTCGCTTGTAGGTGATGGTATCACTACTCTAGCAAATGCTATCGAAATATTATACAACGGTGTGAGGGTAGTACAATACGAAGACGGGCCTGTATCTGATACAGCCGAACCGGGTGACGATGTTTCTGTAGACATAAGTGAAACTAACGTAGCATTAGCAAACACAGGTACCTATACTATTAGATTCCATAACAGTGTAGTCGAAACTGGAGATGTCGGTGATCCAATTTATGCAACTGCTATGAGCGTAAGAGCACGATCAGGCGCTAGTAGTGTTACAGTGTCATCAATATCAAGCAGTTTACTTGGAGCGGCATCATTGACTGCGTCAACAACTCCTACAGATATTGCAGGTAACACAACAAATCCTAACGATGATGCTTATTGGTTGTTGACTTTACCATTTAACATTAGTTTCTTAGGAACTACTTATAATCAAATATATGTCAGCACTAATCACTATTTGACATTTGGCGGCGGATCTTTTGTATACAGTGGTATAAGTGAAAGTGTTCCAGCACTGCCAAAAATATCTGCTAGTGCCGCTGACAATTCAGTTCAACGAATATACTACGGAGTTGAAGGCACTGCACCTAATAGAACATTCCGTGTGCGTACAGAAGGCAATGCGGCAACTAGTGGAACACTAGGAAGTCCTAACATGGTACACGAATGGACGTTTTATGAAGACGATCCAAGCAAGATAGATTTACAAACAGGCGTAAACAATAGAAAGACTAGTTCAGGCGGTGGCGCATTTACTTCAGGTGAATTAAACACTTGGGGATTTATTGCAGGACAACGTATACCTGCTAGAGTAACAGCCTGTGACGAAGATATTATTGACGCAATGGAAGAAGGAATTATATTTGTTGGTGCGGCTGGAAATGGTAGGTGGAAACACGATGTACCAGGAGGCCTTGATTGGGACAACACATTTGAAATGAGCAATAGATATCCGGGTCAAATATTCTACTACATGCGAGGCACGAGTCCAACTGCTAATGATCTTGGTATGCCAAACATATGTGTTGGTGCGGTAGACGTATTAGCAGTTGACCAAAAGAGTTACTTTAGCGATTGTGGACCTGGTACTGATTTATATGCGCCAGGCACCCAAATTATTAGTGCAGTGCCTAGTGGTACTGCTGATCCAAGAAGTCCTACCCACTACCTTGCCAAGTATAGCGGAACTAGTATGGCTAGCCCGCAAGTATGCGGAGTTATTGCTTGTGCATTGGAAACATATCCAAATATGAATCAATCAGCAGCCAAAGCCTATATTCTGTCAGTAGCTAAAACAAATCAGCTAACCGCTACTTCAGGAGGACCTGCTGATATTAGAGATCTTCAAGGCGGTGCAAATTTATATTTGTACTACAAAAAAGAGCGAGCTACAGTGGGAACTACGTTTCCTAAACAAACAATTGGTATTAGACCTGTCACAGGGACTGCTTACCCAAGACCAAGACTACGTAGAAGAGGGTAATTATGCTCGATATTTGGACACAATCTTCAGGTTACAATTTTGGAACGTTTCAAGAACGATTTCAGATTAATTTGCCGTTACCTGTAACTAATGTCCCAGGTAACACTAATTTTAAAGTTATATCGGGGGCATTGCCCCCTGGTCTACGAATTGAAGGACAGTTTATTATTGGAACTCCTGGAGAAGTTCCTCGAGACACAAGTTACGCATTTTGTATTAGGGCTAGTCATAGCAGTGGAATAGCCGATAGAACATTTAATATGATTGTGCAAGGCCCTGACGAGCCAAGGTTTATTACTCCAGCAGGTCAATTAAGAATTGGTGAGAACGAACAGCTATATGTATTAGACAGTTCATTTGTAGATTTTCAAATAGGTGCGATTGACACTGATACTGTTACTGGACAACAATTAAGTTTCTTTATTGCCAGCGAAGAAGGCGAACTACCTCCGGGGCTATTATTAACACAAACTGGTAGAATAACTGGGTTTGTGCAACCAGCACTATCAATTAAAGTTGCAGACGGCGACGGAAGTTTTGACAACAGCTACTATGATAATGTTGCATACGACTTTGGCTATCGTCCAACCAACGGCTACGACAGTTATATATACGATCTTGTATTTTATGATTTTGCTCTACCTAGTAAACCTCCTAAAAAATTAAATCGTAACTATGAGTTTATTGCTACTATTAGTGACGGTGATTCTGTTACTAAAAGAAAATTTAAAATATTTGTAGTCGGCGATGACTATTTCCGTGCAGACAATGTAGGGTTCCCAGTTAATAGCGGATTATTTACTGCGGATGCACAGTACTTAAGACAACCAATATGGACTACTCCTGCTTACTTAGGGACTCGACGAGCAAACAATTATGTGAGTTTTATACTTGATACTTACGAAGCACTAACTTCGGGAATAGTTATCTATAGTATGACCGACGAAGAGATTACAAAATTGCCGCCTGGAATGCAATTTGACCCGACTACATCTGAAGTGTTTGGTTCTATCCCATATCAACCGGCTGTTACTAAACGATATAGTTGGACTATTGTTGCCACACGTTACGGAACAAATGAAGATGTTGTTGTCACTGAAAGAACTTTCTATGTAGATGTTATTGGAGAGATTGACAGTGTTATTAATTGGCAAACTAATAGTGATCTTGGTATTATAGATGCAAACTTTGTATCAACTTTAAAAATTCAAGCTACTAGTACAGTTCAAGATGCTATTGTAGTATATACTGTAGAACGCGGTGAGCTACCTGTTATTGTTGAAATTAATCCAAATACATCAAATACCGTTGCGGCGGGATGCGCAGACGCTAATTTTAATACTACATTGACATTAGGTCCACTACTAAACGGAAAAAACAGTTATACAAATGGTAACAAGAGTCTAACATGGAACGGATTTATTTGGACTTACAGAATTACTGGTGAGGACGAATATTATAAAAGTGTACAAAACGTACAGTATCCGTGGCAGATTACAGAGTGGACATCTGAATTAGGAGCCCTAGAACCTGCACCATCATTTACTCAATTAGGCGGATTAGCTAACGACGGCACTATTGCCACACTGACGTTCCCAGAACAATTTGAACCGCCATTCAAAGTTGGTGCTATGATTAAAGTTGAGAAAATGAGTGTGCCGGCATACAATGGAGTGTACTCTGTTTTAAGTTGTACCACAACAAATGTAACGTATAAAAACACTACTCGGTTACCAGCACTGGCAGGGACAATTAGTAATAATAATGGCGGGTTCCCTCCGGGACTAGTGTTAGACTTAGGTGGTGAAGTTGTTGGAAAAGTTAATCAATACGGCACTGCTGACACACCTGGATTAATTACCTTTGATAATAACTCGTTTAGTATCGATCAACAGGCTACTACTATTGACCGGTCTTATAGTTTTATAGTTAAAGCTAGAGATCAGTTTGGATTCAGTGCGGCGTCTAAGGCATTTACACTGTTAGTACAAACACCAAACAACAAACTATACAGTAATATATCGGTTGCTCCCTTGCTTAAAATTAATCAACGAAAACTATGGAAGGATTTTATCACTGACAGCACAGTGTTTACTCCTGAAAATATCTATAGACCAAACGATACTAATTTTGGCGTACAGCGCGATCTTAAAATGTTAATCTATGCAGGCATTGAAACTACAGAAGCAGGCGCATATGTAGGAGCAATTGGACTAAATCACAAAAAGAAAACATTTAGATTTGGCGAAATTAAGAAAGCAGTTGCAGTAATTCCAGGAACAAACACACAAGTATACGAAGTAGTATATGTAGAAATGTTAGATCCACTTGAACCAAATAAGAAAGTTTTACCTCAACGATTAACTGCTATAGGTCGACAAAACATTACATTAACTACAGATAATACTGTAAACTTCTGGGACGCTGGTGAAAACATTCCAAGTTTAAATCAAGATAGAGCATACAAAGAACGTCCAGACCCCATAGTTACTATTGACAGTCAAGGATATCTAGCTAGCGATCCTAACCCATCTACGTATTTTCCTAACAGTGTTACTAATTGGAAACGACGAATACGTACTGTTGGGTCAACAGAAAGAAATTATCTGCCATTATGGATGCGTAGTATTCAGCCAGGCGGAAAGCAGGAATTAGATTTTCAACTAGCTTTACCTATTTGCTATTGCAAAATAGGGGGTGCAGATGACATAATTTTAAACATTAAATACAGCGAATTTGATTTTAAAACTTTAGAATATACTATAGATCGATATCTAATAGATTCTATAGAAGACTATACACGAGATAAATATCTTGTATTCAGAAACGATAGGATAACAATATGAGCACTTTAAACTATGCAGCCATTGACGAAACATACCCAGTTGCAGGGCAAGATAATAACAGTCAAGGATTTAGAGGCAACTTTGCCGCAATTAAGTCTTCGATTGCCCAAGCAGAAACTGACATTACTGCACTAGAGACAAATACTGCTAAAAAGAATGCTAGTAACGATTTTAACGGAAATACTGTTGCCAATGCAGTTTATAACAAGTTCTACGGAGCAACGTATCCGCTAGGTGTTATTAGTGCGCCGCAAAATATTAATTTAAATAACGGTCCTTTACAGTATGTTACCTTAGGTGCTGATACAACACTAACGTTTCAAAATTGGCCCGCAACTGGAAAATTTGCACAGGTGCGTGTACACATGATCGGTGACGGCAATGCTATTAGAACTCCAACACTTGCCACTGAAGCAGGCGGATTAATTGTATATGATCAAGAAATCATTGATGATCCAGATATTCTTAAATTACCTACTAATCAAAAGAATAAAGTAATTGATGTGTGGACGTATAACGGTGGCGCAAAAGTTTTTATTAAGTTAGTTGGAACATTCTAATGCACCCATTTGCCAGTGACCTATCGCAACTAAAGGATGGTGAATTGGAAGCTAAGGTGCATGAGTTAACTAGAAAATACTTTATCACCTACAATCCCGAAGTTCGTTCTCAAATAGTATTGTTTTTAGAAACTTACAAAGAAGAGATACGAGTTCGGCAAGCCAAATTATGGCAATCACAACAGGCGCAAGTCAGTAATGGACTTGACAAATTAATCAAAGTCAACTAAAATGTTGACATGCGATTAGACAAATATTCCAACCCAGTTTTTAGCGAGCAGGATCTTTTTGAAGCCATATACTCTGGCTTTGAGTTTAATCCGGCAGACACATTATTAGTAGACACTCGCTCCGACGATCTAAAAAATTTAGAAACACAACTAGGTTTTAAATTTTTAGAAACGTATAACACCAATTTTGAAATTACAGACTACGATGCGGCATGCCAAAGTAATTGGAATATGCCTAATGAATATAAAACACTAGATATTGAAGCATGGATATGGGAACAATGTCCGCCTTGGGACCCAGAACATACTAGAGTTAAAGAAGAGTTGGAAGCGTACAAAGCAAGAAATATGCTAGATTTACTGCGGTGGCTTAAATATTTTGTAGATACTTGCTCAAAAGAAAAAATAGTGTGGGGTATAGGACGGGGGTCAAGCGTGGCTAGTTATGTACTATTCCTAATTGGGGTTCACAAAGTAAACAGTATAAAATATAATTTAGACTGGCAGGAATTCTTGAGATAAGTACTATTATAATCCTAGGAGATTAATATGGCAATGAAAGAACAACAAAGAGCGGTCTATCGCTCAATGCAGGGTAAAGAAGTTGATATGAGCAAATTGGCTCTGCAAAACGAAATGACAGTTGCAGTCGGTAATGTGCGAGTAAACGCCCGTGGCGACGAACTAGGTCCTGGTGGTAAAATCGTTCGTAAACGTGAAGACATTCTTAAAGAGTATCATCAAGATCACCCACAGTCTGTACCAGACGAAGTATCTGTTAGAAAACAAGTAATTGACAAACAGGTTGCTGTTAAAGATATGGATTTAGAAGGTGACGAATGAACGCTGTAAAAGGTAAAATTATTCCTCTTCGTGATAACGTGCTAATTGCCGATATGAACTTTGATGAACAGAAGACTACTTCAGGTATTATCATTAGAAGCGATAACGGCAAAACTGAAGGCATTAAACCTAGATGGGGTCAAGTTTGGGCTATTGGTCCTGAACAGGAAGATGTTAAAGTAGGTGATTGGATTTGTGTTGAACACGGTCGATGGACACGGGGTATCAAAGTTGAAAATCCAGACGGTACTGAGATTACTGTTCGAATGGTTGATAACGGCTGTATTATGCTACAGTCCGATGAGCGTCCTACTGATGTAGATATTAGAGACGGTATTTAAATATTTTAATTGAGCAATAGGGCAGTTGACCTGCCCTATTCTTTCCTGTATAATATCAATAAAGGAAACACTATGCAAATACGAGTTAAAGAAAATCCAGAAGAATTTGGCAAGTGCGGGTGTGGTCGTAGCCCTACTGGCAAGTGTTGCGGGTGGCACGGCTTATCAGAAGAAATGTATCAACATCAAAAAATGCTGTGGATGGAAGATCAACTGCGACAAGATGCTGAACTAGAAGAATACCTGAAAAATCAAGAAGACACTAAAGGAGATACAGTGTGACCTGTCAAACATGCAAGAAGGAATATTCTGCATTATGTAACTATAATCAAGGCAGATGTCCTCATCATCCACCATATATAAATTCACATTCACTGAGATTTTATAATCTAATACAAACAATTAAAGGCTGGTTTAAATGAAAGAACTTTGGACAGAAAAATACAGACCGGATACACTAGACGGATATGTATTTGCAGACGACCTACAAAAAGGTCAAATTGAAAACTGGATTAAAGAAGGATCAATTCCTCATTTGATGTTTAGCGGAAATGCAGGTGTTGGTAAAACTACATTGGCTAAAATTTTAATTAACAAACTTGAAATACAAGATACCGATGTACTGTATGCTAACGGTTCAAAGGAAGGTCGTAAGATCGAGTGGGTTGATAAACTAATTGGTTTTTGTCAAACAATGCCGTTTGGTGATGTTAAAATTGTGTTGATTGACGAGGCAGACTATCTTAACGCACAGTCTGTACAGCCCGCACTACGCAATCTTATGGAGGAGTACAGTCACAGTGTACGATTTATTCTTACCTGTAACTATCCTAATAAAATTATTCCACCGTTACATAGTCGATGCCAACGTCTGCATATTGAAAAAACAGACTTAACTGAGTTTACTGCTCGTGTTGCTATGATCCTTGTAACTGAAAATATCGAATTTGATCTTGACACGTTAGACACCTATGTAAAAGGAACCTATCCGGACTTGCGCAAGTGTATTAATAACTTGCAAATGAATAGTTTAAACGCTAAACTTGAAAAACCTGAGTCTGTAGATAACAGCAGTGACTATCGAATTGCTATGGTTGACCTATTTAAGAATGGAAAGATTAGCGAAGCTCGTAAACTAATTTGTGGTCAGGCTCGACCAGAAGAAATGGAGGAAATTTATCGGTGGTTGTACGATAATATTGAATTGTTTGGCAACGAGAGCCAACAAGATAAGGCTGTGCTAATCATCAAAGACGGATTAGTTAACCATAGCTTAGTTGCAGATGCTGAAATTAACCTAGCCGCAACATTAATTAGACTGAGTCATTTATAAAAATAGGGGCGCAATGCCCCTATTTCATTTAGTCTCCATAAACCGCTAACACCTCCTTTACGGCATTATGGCGTTCGATCTCTTTGGCAGTAAATTCAACAATATCAATATGTTTTAGTTTGCTGAAGTTTTGCATTAGTTGGCAAAATTCTGATAAACCGTTGTTATCAAGCCGGTCTGCTTGATTCAAGTCTCCAGTTACAACCATTTTAGAGTGTTCCCCTAGTCTGGTTAACAGCATTTTCATTTGATTCTGAGTGGCATTTTGCATTTCATCTGCTATAACGTAAGCGTTCTTAAATGTGCGTCCACGCATATAAGCTAACGGACTGATCTCAATTACACCTTCTTCTAGCATTTTGGCAATGTCTTTTGCTTGGTAGTATTCTCCTAATACGTCAAAAATTGGTCTTGTCCACGGCGCCATCTTTTCATTTAGCGTTCCTGGTAAGAATCCAAGGTCTTCATCTACACTAACGGCGGGTCTTGTAACTATGAGTTTGTCGACAATACCTTCCTGAAATAGTTTGATGCCTACTTGCACCGCTAGCATAGTCTTGCCCGTTCCTGCTGGGCCAACTGCAAAAACAATACTTTTACTATCGTCTTGAAGTTTATCTAGATATACTTGTTGCGTGGAATTACGTGCATACAGGCTGACTCGCTGTTTCTTCTGTGGAAGATATGTATCGAAATCTATCACATTCACGTTTGAAGTAAAACGTTTTTTCACTCGGTTTTTACTCATTGTTTTTCGTCTCCTACTTTAGGGAAAAATAGGACACTGTAGTGACCGCCCGATAACTACAGAGGTCCTACACTATTATTTACAGTTTTATACTAAAATCATTCAGTTATACTATAAAAACACATCGGATAAATATTAGATATAAAAGAGCCATTACTATGCAAGACATACTAGACGTTATAAAAAACGTAAAAGACGTTTACGAAAACAACACTAATCTAGGAGTTTTAAAAGACTTTGAACGTGTGTTAGACGAAGTGGATTTATACGTATATAAAAACTGGGAAGACGGTGAATTAGCCGTAGGGCCAAAGGTTGACCGTCACTGGATCACTTGCGGATTCATGTGGGATAAAGATCACATGCCAGACCCTGACGGGGGTAAAAGACTAGTTGAATTAGGATGTAAAATTACATTTGAAAAAACAAACCTAATAGAACCTAGAAAGATAAAAAGCCCAGATGATTTTAGACCAGGTACTAAAAAAGGTAAATTAGATCATACTCCTGTATGGCTGGTTACAATTCGAATGCCTAAGAAACTAGCCTTTGACATTTATAAAGGCTATATGAATAAGATGAAGGGTGAGGACGAAATATCTGGCATTACTAAACAAGGCACAACTACTCCTATGGATGCCGGTGCAACTAAAGAAGCGGCAGGTGCCGCCCAAGGGGGTGCCGCTCCAACTGCTCCAGGTGCATCAGCACCAGCACCAACCGCTCCAGCGGTATAAGGATAAGACATGGCGCTAAGAGCTAACGACTTAAAAGACCTAGTTAAAGATATTTTTGAAATTGATAATTTTAAAAGTAAATTAGGTGACGACAACGAAATAGTAGTTCTCAGTTTTACTGTAGACTACAAAGACCCGGCTGATGACTTAGAACATTTCTTTGAAATGGGGTATGAGTTTGTATTAGATGCAGATGTAACAGCCGGTGAGATGGACGACGGACGTTACAAAGTGTTTGTTGAACTTGAAAGAGGCAGACATGTTGCCAAACAAATATTTGAACTAGTTGAAGGATTGAAAAAACTTTCAGGGTTAGATCGCATAAAGTTTAGATACTACAAAAGTTTCAAGAGCTACGAAGCAACTGAAGATAACTTAGATCTCATTGTGCCTAAAGACGGCAACTCTTATAAAATTGCTACAGATCAAAATCAATTGAATAACTTTAGTACGTTTTTTGGAAATAGTTTTGCTGACGAGATTTCAATTGCTGAAGATAAAATATCATTTGTTAGAGATAAGAATCATATTGCCGCGTTTAATATTTTAGAATGCGGCATAACTAAAGAAGTTTATAATTCAATTAGCGGCCCTATTATGTTAGAAAGCAAAGACATTGCCGAGGTTTTATTTTTAACTAAGTGTATTGGTAACTATAACATCACCAAGGTTGGTGATAAATTTATTTTTGAAAACAGCGGATATGCTGTAGCTTTGGAGAAAGTATAATGTCAGGATTTGATTTCGATTTTACTAAACAACAACTTGCAGAAATTATCAAAGGAAACTCCTATATTGATAATTGGTATCATGCTCTAAGTGAGATTTTACCAGAGTATGAAATTAATACTAAACCAAGGGTTGCCGCGTTTTTAGCCCAATGCGCTCATGAAAGTGGCGGATTTAAATTCTTAAAAGAGAATCTAAACTACAAAGCCGCTAGTCTACGTAAAGTATTTCCTAAATATTTCCCAGACGATGCAACCGCTGCCGCTTATGCTAATAAGCCGCAAATGATTGCCAACAGAGTCTATGCTAATCGCATGGGCAACGGTGACGAGGCCAGTGGTGACGGTTGGCAATTTTGTGGACGTGGACTTATTCAATTAACTGGTAAGAACAACTATACATTTTTTGCAGCCAGTTTAGGTATTCCACTAGACGAAGCATCAGAATATTTAGAAACGTTTGAAGGTGCTATTCAATCGGGTTGCTTCTTCTGGGAGCAAAACAAACTTAACCAGTGGGCAGATGCAGGTGATATCTTAACATTGACTAAACGCATCAACGGTGGTACTATCGGTCTAGAAGATCGTATTAAGCATTACAATCACGCACTTCACGTTCTAGGACATTAATATGTCACAGATTACATGGATGATCGGTCTAATACCTGATGCAGTACTAAATTGGGCATACTGGGCTATAATTATTGCTGGTGTTACTGGTGTACTTGCTGGATGGTTAGGCAAGTGGATTCCATTCTACGGAAACTACGTAAAGATTCTACAACCTGTAGGTATTGTATTACTAGTGCTAGGCGTATGGTTGCGTGGTGGCTACGATACAGAAATGGCTTGGCGGACAAAGGTTGCTGAAGCTGAAGCACGAGTTGCAGTTGCTGAACAGAAGTCACAAGAAACCAATACAGTTATACAAGAAAAAGTAGTAGAAAAGACCAAAGTTATCAAAGGCAAGACTGAGTACATTACACAATATCTTGACCGTGAAGTTGTAAAGAAAGAAGAGATCATCAAGTACATAGAACAATGCCCTGTGCCTAAAGAGATCATTGACATACACAATCAAGCCGCAGAGATGAACAAGGCAGCGGAGGGTAAGAAATGAAATACATTATTTTAGGTCTTGCTATAGTTCTAACTGCCTGTTCTACACCTGTTCCAGTTAGCCAACGATTCCCCGATGTTCCTAAAGCATTGGTAGAACGATGCGAAAGTCTTAGAAAAGTAGAAGGTGACAAGGTTGCTATCACAGAGATGTTAAAAGTAGTTGTACAAAACTACGGCATGTACTACGAATGTGCGGCAAAAGTTGACGGGTGGAATGACTGGTATCAGGAACAAAAACGCATTTACGAGAGTGTAAAATGAAAATTGCCGTTGTTATTATAGCCGTAATGCTATCGGGTTGTGCTGTTATGTCTAATCCAGAGGTTGAAAAATCTGTATCTAGAGATAAAACAATGGAGCAGATGGCAAAAGCGGCATTAATCAACGATATGTTGCACAGTCCAGATGCTCATGTAAGGGCAAAGGGAGCCTCTATTGCAGAAAAGTTTTTAACGGAACCTAAACGAAACTTATTTGGATTTTAATTGCAACAAAAGATAATTTAAAATATGGCAAATATAGTAATATGTGCAGGTATAACATTTTCAACTGCTCATATGAGACCAGTTGGAGCTTTTCAATTAGCAAATGTTCTTAGACGAGCAGGATACACAGTTCAAGTAATTGATTGTTGGCCGTGGATTGCCGACATGGGGGTGGAGGTAGTTAAAAGAGTATTAGAACACTTTGTAAACGAGGATACCTTGTGGGTTGGATTCAGTTCAACTTGGCTTACTAAAATTAAACAACCAAAGTCAACTATTGGTTCAATATACAGTGATCTCGACAAATTAATTGAAAATACATATATCTTTGACCCAGAAGAATTAAACAATCTTAAAAGTCATTTAAAAACTCGAAGCCCTAATTGTAAATTTGTGCTAGGAGGAGGTAGAGCTACATTAGGAAGAACTGGCAAGGTTCCGCCATTTATTGATTGTTTTATTGAAGGGTATGCTGACACTACTGTGTTAGAATGGACCAAATATTGCCAAGGTAAAAATCCGTTCTTGCCTGTAACTAAGAACGCAGACGGGTCGATTAGCCTTACTCATGATCACAAGGCTAGTAGCTTTGACTACAACAACCATAAATTTAATTGGCATGATAACGATATGGTTGGTCAAGGCGAAGCACTGCCTATGGAAATTGCCCGAGGATGCATTTTTAGTTGTGCATTTTGTGCATACCCATTAAATGGTCGAAAGAAATTAGATTATCTTAAAGACCCAATTATTATACGTCAACAGCTAGAAGAAAACTACGAAAAATTTGGTACTACTCATTATTGGTTTCTAGATGACACCTTTAACGACAGTATAGATAAATTAAAAATTCTTAATCAATCAGTATTTTCAAAATTACCGTTTAAGGTTAATTTCTCTGCATTTATGCGACTTGATTTAATAAATGCACATCCAGAATCTATTGACTTGTTAAGCGAGATGGGGTGCGGTGGAATAAGTTTTGGAATCGAATCGTTGAACTATGAATCAGTAAAGGCCATAGGCAAAGGCATATCTAGGGATAAAATTTTTAATACCTTAACAAAAATTAAAGAAAAAATGCCCAATGCCATTGTTGACTCTCAGTTTATTTTAGGGTTACCGTACGAAACACGGGAGACTGCCGAGGATTGGCTTAAAGAAATTGAACATCCGGATTACCCGTTACATAATATTAAAATTCATACGTTGACTATGAATACCGTGTCAGGATACGAAAATATTTGGTTAAGTCATTTTGAAAAAAATCCAGAAAAGTACGGTTATACGTTTCCTACAGAAAATAAGACCTATTGGGTCAACAACATGAATTTCAGTAGAAAAGAAGCGTTTGAAATAATAAAAATGCATCAGAATTTTATCGATACTAAAAACGGACACGGTGGCGAGGGGTGGTTAGGCTATGCAGGAATTAGAAATATGGGGGTTTCTGAGGAAACTGTTAAAGAACTGTATAGTATGCATAGATTATATAGAATTCCGCGAGTAAATGAGATTAGACGACAGTTTACAAGTACATATATCCAAAATTTGTTAAAATTGGATCCACAATAAATACTAGTATATTAAGTAGGAGCGAAGTAAATGGCATTAATTGATTCAGTATTAAATTTAGTAAACAAACAACCTAAAGATCCGGACGCACCAAAGCCTCCAGTGGGATCAAGATCAGAGCGTGAAGCCAAGCTAAAAGACAAAGCAGGTATGGTTATTTCCGTATTTGCTCTATTACTAGCAGTTAACAGTTGGTACGGTGGTAAGTTAAGTTCAACAGTTCTTAACAATACACTAGGTGCTAACAACACATGGGCACAGTATCAAGCCAAAGCAGGTCGTGGCGTTAGCTACGAGATTGCGGCTAAGACAGCAAGCGATCCAAAAATTAAAGCAGAGTTCATGGCAGAGAAAGAACGCATGGATGATGACAAGAAAGAACTTGCTGTTAAAGCAAAAGCAATGGAAGCAGAGCGTGAAGTGGCTAAAAAATCTAGTCCTTGGATTGCATATGCTAATACAGCATATCAGTTAGCAATCGTTGTGCTATCGGCAAGTATTCTTGCAGTTAGCATGGGCATGTTCTGGGGTAGTTTTGTTGTTGCAGGATTTGGAATATTATTAAGTCTCAACGGCTTATACCTTTGGTTCTAAGGAGAACACTATGTTAGATATTTTATTATGGGTAGCAGTAGGAGCATTTGTAGGATGGAATTTTCCTCAGCCTTTCTGGGCTAAAGCAATGCAGGAAAAAATTCAAACAATGATTGCCAAAAAGTAATCAACAAATAGGAGCGGGAAATGAGCGAAGAAGTTAAAAGCGAAAGCGAAAAGAAAAAAGAAGATTGGATGAATTCAAAATGGCGTCCAATGATGGGTTGGATGTACATGTTGGTCTGTACCATGGACATGGTTATATTTCCAATCTTATGGAGTTTATTACAAACTACAACAGGCACACAAATTACACAATGGAATCCACTAACCCTACAAGGTGCTGGTTTATTCCATATTGCAATGGGTGCGGTATTAGGTATTGCGGCGTTTGGTCGTACACAAGAAAAATTAGGCGGAGCAAATAATGGCGGAGCACAATTACCATCGAGCGGGTTTACAGCACCTAGCGCACATCAATCAGGATTTGGTGCACCGACGGGGGGCTTTGGTTCTACAGCACCAAACAGCTTTGGCGGAGGCGGGTTTGGAAGCGCACCTCCAGCACCGTCAACAAGTTTTACACCAGCACCCAGTTGGGGTACAACACCAGTTGCGTCAGCAAAACCAATGACTAGTAGCACAGGTAAACCGATGCCTATGCAACCAGATCAACCAGAACTATAAAGGAAAACAAAATGAAACATTTAATTTTTGTAGCAGGTCTAGCATTAGCTCTAGCATTCCCTGCACAGGCAGCAGAAGAAAAAAAAGCAGAAACTGTAAAAGTATGCGTTGACATTCAAGGTAAAGATGGCAAACCAGTAATAGATCCAAAAACTAAGAAACCTAAGCAAGATTGCAAAGAAGTTAAGAAACACAAAAAGCACGAAGGCACAGCAGTTCCGGAAGACAAAAAGAAGAAATAAACCATTCAAACATTGACAGGTTCGGTCTAAGATAGTATAATTACTGTATTAGACTGGACCTATTTTTACGACTATGACAGACTTATATAAAACTTTAGGAATTGACCCAACTGCTAGTCAGGACGAAATTAAGCAGGCTTATCGAAGCTTGGCTATGAAACATCATCCTGACCGAAATGGAGGCAACGATTCTAAATTTAAAGATATTCAAGGTGCGTATGCTACCCTAAGCGATCAACAAAAACGAGCTGAATACGATCAAATGCGCAATGGCGGAGGTAGTCAATTTAGATTTACTTCTAGTGAGGGGTTTGATCCGTTTGGGGATATGTTTGGAGGGGTTCCTCCGTTTGGGGGACAGCATCCGTTTGGAGATATATTTGGAAGGCAACGAGTTAGAAAAAATCGCGATTTAAATATACAATGTCAAATATCTCTATTAGATAGCTACGTTGGTAAACAATTGGAAGCCAGCTACCAATTGCCTAGTGGTCGATTACAAAGTGTTATTATTAATGTACCTCCCGGTATTGAACACGGTGCAACTATTAGATATCAAGGATTAGGTGATGATAGCCATCCTCAGTTGCAAAGAGGAGATTTAAATGTTACAATACTAGTAATGCAAGATCCCAAGTTTAGGCGTGAAGGGAACGATTTATATACCCATTTAGATATAAGTCCAATTGAAGCAATGATTGGTTGTAGAAAATCAGTTGTATCTATAAACGGACAACATATAGCTATAGACGTTAGACCTGGGGTTGAAACTGGTGTTGAATATGCTGTGTTAGGTCACGGTTTTGCAAACGTTAACAACGCTATGCGTGGGCGATTGGTTGCTGAAATTAGAATTAAAACACCAGAGATAACAGATCCGGCACTGATTGAAAAATTAAAATTAATCGATCACGAAATTAATCATAGATAAAGGAAATATATGGTAGAACCAAGCGACAGTCTCCAAGCAGTTTTTGAAAAAGCTATCGAAAGTGCAAGACAACAAAGACATGAATATTTAACAATAGAACACTTGTTGTTTGCTATGCTATGCGAAGAGTCATTTGCTAACTGCCTACAAGGCTACGGAAGTGATCCTGATTATATTAAAAAGAATCTTGAGCACTACCTAAAGAATAAATGTGCAGAAATCACAGTAGAAGATGTTGTAGTTAAGCCAAAGAAAACTCAATCAGTTGAACGGGTACTTAATCGTGCATTTACTCAGGTGCTGTTTAACGGCAGGCAGCGGATTGAGCCTGCAGATGTATTCCTATCAATTATTGGTGAGAAACGCTCTTGGGCATACTTTTATATCCAACAAGCAGGCATCGATAAAGATAAATTTGCAGATTATCTAAACAACGTATCTGAATCACCAGAGGAAGAAGAGCTGCCAGACCAAGTTGGAACTAAAGCTCTTAAAGCGTTTACTACCAATCTTAATGATGCAGTTAAGAAGGGAGCAGTTGATCCGGTAATTGGACGCATTGACGAGCTAGAAAATATTGCTCTAGCATTAGGTCGTCGTAGTAAAAACAACGTTATCCTAGTTGGTGATCCAGGTGTTGGTAAAACTGCCATTGCAGAAGGCCTTGCTTACAATATTGTCAAAGGTGCAGTTCCGGACTTTCTAAAAGATTATACTGTCTTTAACTTAGATATTAGTGCAATGCTTGCAGGTAGTAAGTATCGTGGAGATTTTGAAGAGCGTTTTAAAGCAGTGCTTAAAGGTCTTAGTAAGAAAGGTAAGACTGTGTTGTTTATCGATGAAGCACATATGATTAGTGGTGCAGGTTCAGCAAGCAACTCAGCAAACGACCTTGCCAATATGATGAAGCCTGCACTAAGCAAAGGCAATATCAAAGTAGTTGCATCAACTACATGGGAAGAGTATCGCAAGCACTTTGAGAAAGATCGTGCGCTAATGCGAAGATTCCAACGTATTACTGTTGATGAGCCAACTACAGAAGTTACCTTACAGATTCTTAAAGGTATTAAAAAATACTATGAGACACATCACAATGTTAAGATTAAAGACGAAGCGTTGCAAATTGCAATTAAGTTAAGTGTACGATATCAGGCAGATAAGAAATTACCTGATAAAGCAATTGACCTTATTGACTGTGCATGTTCTAGATTTAATTTAAAGCTAGCCGATGAACGAGTAGTTGGTGCTAAAGAAATTGAATACGAGTTGTCAAAGATGATTCAAATTCCAGAAGAAGTAGTAGCGGAACAGGAAAGTGACGGGCTTGTTACGTTACAAACTCGTCTACAGGATGAAGTGTTTGGTCAAGATCTTGCAGTGCAAGAAGTAGTTGATAAGATCGTAGTAGCCAGAGCCGGATTAAAACCTGACAACAAACCAGTTGGGTCGTTTGTGTTTATGGGACCAACTGGTTGTGGTAAGACTGAAACTGCCAAGTCACTTGCAAAACACTTAGGAGTTAAGTTACTACGATTTGATATGTCAGAATATCAAGAGAAGCATAGTATCTCTAAGCTGATCGGTAGTCCTCCGGGATATGTCGGATTTGAAGAAAATGCCGGACAACTAATTACACAGATTCAAGAAAACCCAAATGCTGTGTTATTATTTGACGAAGTTGAAAAATCACATCCAGATGTAACAACTGTACTCTTACAAATGATGGATAACGGTTTTATTACTGGATCAAACGGAAAGCAAGCAGACTGTAGGAATTTACTATTAATCCTTACTACAAATGCTGGCGCTCAAAGTGCTGAAAAGAATAACATCGGTTTTGGTAAGCAAGAAAAAGAATATGCCGATACTGATCTTAAAAAGTTCTTTACGCCAGAGTTCCGTAATCGTTTAGACGGTATTATTACTTTTAACAAACTTGAAAAATCTACTATGACTAAGATCGTTACTAAGTTTATCGATGAACTTAAGGAACAGGTCAAAGAAAAGGGCGTTCGTATCAAGATTGATAAAGATGCAGTTGAGTGGTTGATTGACAAAGGATTTGATAGCAAGATGGGAGCTCGTCCATTACAGCGTGTGATTGACAAAGAGATTAAACGCGACCTTGCTAAAATGATGTTGTTTGGAGATTTAAAACTTGGCGGATGGTTAACTATTACTATAGCAGACGACAAGTTATTCCTATCATCTAGAGGTAAGACTCCAAAAATTCCGTTGATATCAACGACTGTTTTAGAAAATGCTGACTAAAGAAACTAGACGTCTATTTCAAGGACAATACCAGTACAAGGCAGTACTGGTATGTCCGGCGGCGGGCTGGTTTAGAGGTAGAAATGTCAGTGAAGCGTTAGATAAGATAAAAGAAAACGGTATTGGTGCTCATAAAAATCCGTTTAATAAAGTTAAAACCCCAGAAGATTTTGACTATTGCATGAAACTGGCCAAGACTATTTTAAAAATGTCAAATTTTAATATTAGAGTTGAAAGCCCGTTTATAAGTTTCTATACAAACAATCGTCAAGATATTGATCTATTAACTAAATTAGATACCGAAAGAGTGAAATATATTAGTATTCCTTCTGGTACTGTTGAAATGAATACTATTATAATGCCTAAAATTGACTTTGATTTTAGAGTTACCTTAGGAAAAAGTAATAAACCACAAGATAGCTTTGTAGAGTGGGCCGATGCTAACAGTAAGATTAAACTAACTAAAGGCTGTAAGAGTCAGTTGCTTAGATCAGTAAGCTGGGGCGGGAGCTATTTTTACGTTAAAGGCGAAAAACAGCTACTAATGGCTAAAATGATGCTGGGTGGCAGCATTAACAAAGTAGAAACTATTGTTAAAAAATAGTTTGGTCGTAGATTTTATCCTAAGATAAATACACTAAGACATTGTCTTTGTGCAATTACGGGCTTATAACATGCGAATTAACGAACTAGTAGAAAATATTGATTTAGATCTACACTTTAATAATAAAAAACAGGAAGATACAGGCTTTGACATAGCTGAAGATCTGTTGTTTTATATGCAAAACAACGACGATGTGTATCGTCGGCATGTTTATCCCCAGGTAATCAAGCATAAAGCCGCTATGAAAACTGGCAAGGCTAACCGTAGCCTATTCAGCAATGCTACTCTCGAAGCTTACAAAGCATATTCAGCAGAGTTTCCAATTAAAAAACTACCATCTAAATTACCTAAAGATGTTCAAGAAAAAGTTTGCTTAGAACTTTATAAGAAGTGTACTGAAGAATTTAGTACCGGTAAAAAATAATGCTACTTAGAGAACTATTTGCTTTTACAGAAGCTAAAAAACAAACTGCTATCGATGACGATAGCATGGATCGATACGGACGTCCGTTTAATCATCCAGAGCATTTTGTTTTTTTTAAGGGACAGCGTGGCACACTAGAGCAATTAAATAATTTTAAAGAAATTATTGAAGAAAAACCAGGTAAGACATCACTAAGGCGTAAGTGGGATGGTAATCCTCAAGTTTATTGGGGTAGAGAAGTTAAAAACGGCCCGTTAATCTTAGTAGGTCATAACCAATGGTCTCGAGGTGTTAAAGCAGAAAGTCCTAAAGAGATTGTTGACTTTATTGTTAATCAAAGTGGCACAGCCAAGACTGCTGATGAAGTTGCTAAACGTAATCAGTTTGCACAGAACTTTGCCAACCTTTATCCTTTATTTGATGCGGCAACACCTAAAGACTTTGTAGGATTTGTTTATGCCGATGCACTATACGGTGTTGACCCATTACTAAACAAGAGTCTTGATGACGGTGGTGCAGACTACCCCAAGGGGATTTATACTTTCTGTCCTAATCCAAGATCCAATACTTGCTATCATGTAGATGCAGGCAGTGAATTAGGTAACAGGATTGCACAAGCCAAGGTAATGGTAGTAGGGCACGGTTATTTCTCAACGTTTGGTATGAATGATGCCTCTCAAGAACCACTTGATGATTTTGATATGTTTAATCAAAGTCCAGGATTAATCGTTCAAGGTCCTATCTATACAGAAACTGCACCTGAAGTAGATCAATCTGTATTAGAAGAAGTTAACCAAGCTATAGAATATGCAGAACAATACGGTGCAACTATTGATAATTTCTTAGGGTCATTACCTGATCCAGATAAGAATGGAATTTTTTACCCATTCTTTAATCAAATGAGCAGAGAACATGCTAAGGGGCAACGAAACTTTTCTGATCTTGCTGGACACGATTTTACAGAATGGATGAAAAAGAAAGGTGTTAGTGCCGCTAAACAAAAACATATTGTTGATATGGTACAAGAGCACCCCGGCGGATTAGACGCTATCTTTTTTCTAATTAAAGAAATAAGAGATATTAAAGATGCAATAGATGCATCAGTTAAATCGCAACCTCGTCGAGAGATATGGGACACTAACGGTGAAGGACATGTACGTTATCCACAGAAGCATCATAAATTTGGTGCAGTTAAGTATGTTCCAACTACTTGGGTTCCTGCAGGAAATTAATCATGAAATTAAGAGAATTTTTTACAATAGAAGCAAGTTTAGCATTAGGAAAATTTGGTGCTAGGACTGTCGACGATGTTGTAAAAAGCAGTGACGATATTGCAAAGACAGGAACTACTACACAGTCAGTTGGACAGAAAGTAGGGACAAAAATTGCGGCTGGTACAAAGGTTCAGGCAAAATCAAAAGAAAAAGAAACTGATCAAGAAGTTGCTATAATATTTGGACGGTTTAATCCACCACACGTTGGCCACAAAGAAGCATGGATCAAAGCATCTGAAAGTCCTGTTTGGTATTTAGGAACTAATCAAGCAACTGTCGGTCCAAGCGACCCGTTGCCATATGAAGTTAAAGTTGAATGCATTAAGACAATTTGGTCGGGCACTGAAGGACATATAGTGCCAGAGCAGACGTGGTGGACATTAGCCACTTACGTTTATAAAAAACACGGCCCAGTGACATTGGTCGTTGTTACAGACGAACAAGATGCAAAAGTGTTTGTACCAGGATTGCAGAAATCAAATGGCGTACAAGGGCCGCACGGTTTTTATAACTTTAAAAAAATTGAGTGGAGAAAAGCTGATAGAATTTCCTCAGCTACTGATCTTAGGGCCGCAGTACTAGAAGGCAATAGGAAAAAATTCACTCAGGCTGCAGGCGTAAGTAGTGAAACTCCGGTAATGGGTAAACCATTCTTTGATGTTGTAGCCAAATATCTATTGCCTTACAAAGATCAAATATTAGCTTCAATGGCTAGAAAAGCCGCTAAAGCTGTTAAGAAGAACGAAGATGCAGCCGGTGTAGGCATTATTACCAAACAAAATACCACAGTAGATGTTGATGCATCTACACCATACAAGAATTTAAAAGCATTTGGTCTAGTAAAAGAAACACTTGACGAAATAGAACAAGCCATGATGGCTGAAGCAAAACAAGCTAAAATATCAAAGCGACAAAGTCAGTCGAGTCGAGGTATAAGCATCTACGGTGACGAAGAAAAAGCCAACAGTGATTATGTAGCATTCAAGTTAGGTCAAGCTATGGCTAGCACTGACGGCAAAACTGTTCCTGACATTGATGCTAAGAGTTGGTATGGAAAAAAGAAAACTGTGCATCCATATACAGAAGTTGAAAATGAAATGTTTAAAAAGGCCGCTAAGGCAGTGGGTGCTTCTTACACTGATCTAAATAACGGCGATATGGAAAGTAAAGAGTTAGATAGTACTAATACAGTAAGTCCGATCCCAACACGTAAGACTAACCAATACGGTGTGTAATGAACGAATTAGATCAAATTAAAAAGTTAGCAGGGATAAACGAGTTTAAAGGATATTTAAACTATAGCCCTGTTGATCCGTTTGGTGGGAGTAATATCAGCCTTACTGGAAACGAAAAAGGCGAACTAATGAAACAACATAATATCAAACCCGGAACTCCAGAGTGGTTCCAGCTTTGGTTTAGTTTGCCAAAGCTAACTGGAGAGAAACCAGTGGGTGAAGGAATAAGGACAAAATAATGAAGGTCATACAAATTTTATCAGAAGTGTATGGTCGTAATCCAGACACAATGAGTCCCGGTGATTACGATCGTTACCAGCAAAATCAAATGGATTCTGAAAGACGTAATTTTAAACGTGGTGAAATGGAACATGAATTAGGTCACGAAGATGATCCCGACTTTGAAAGAAAACTACGTCAGCAACAAAAGAACAAAGACCGCGGCCCTTGGTACTTACGTGTTAACGGAAAGATACTAAAAAGCCAAGGCGAACCTAAGACGTTTGAATGGAAAAAAGGTGCTAATAACTATGCCCTGGCAATAATCAAAAATAAACCTGAATTACAAGGTAAGATTATGCTTACCAAACGCCCGCAAGACGACGAAACAGTGGTAGAGATTGCCTCTAGCGGTGCAACAACTGCCGGTGATATGTCGGTCGGAGCAGTACATAAGAATCAAAGCCCTAAGATGCAAACGCCCACAGATAACGCCGTAGACGGCGATAATCTACTGACCGGCGGCAGCATCAAACGCTAAATATAAGACTACGGAGTTTTTTACCATGCAAGATATGAACGAACCACAATCAGCAATGCCAACAGATCATGAAGGCGCAATGGCCAAGGCTGATCTATACAAACTAGCAAATTATAGCTATAAGCTGTTTAAAATGTTAGATGGAGACCAACAATTAGAAGGTTGGGTCCAAGCTAAGATTACTAAAGCGGCCGATTACATTGCGTCTGTGTATCACTACATGGAATACGAGATGAAATTTAGCGAATACGGAGAACAGTTAGAAACTGCCGACGTATACTCTGAAAGTCAACGAGTTGAACTGCGTAACAAGCTGATGGAAGCTAAAGACAAGATTAAACAGTTAAAGCAGAAGCAAGCTGAAAAAATGTCTAAGAAAGATGTTAAAGAAGAAAAAGAAGAAAAGTCGTCAACTGGTGGTAAGATTGATCGTAGTAAAAAAGGTGTTACCAAGCATACACAAAATCCAAATCGTTTTAGCGATGAGCCGCATACAGAACCAAAGTCACAAGCCAAGTCACAATCAGCTGCCGATAAAGCAAGTGACAAGGCTGCTGACAAAGCAGAAGAAAAAGAAGGCAAGAACTGGGAAAAGCGTTTTGGTAAAGATTCCGTAACTCGTGTTAAAGACGGCCAAAAAGTTAAAGAAGCACTTGATCCTGTAGGTAAAGAAGACGACGACGTAGACAATGACGGTCAAAAGAATACCAAGTCTGACAAGTATATCAAAACAAAACGTGCCGCTGTAAGTAAAGCAGTAGCTAAAAATGTTAAAGAAGCTGCCGATGAAAAATGTAACCATACTGCCAAAGGCAAAAAATGCCCAGTGCATGGTTTGAAAGAATGTGGCGGCATGTCTGAAGCTTCCAAGCCAGACTTCTTAGACGTAAACAAAAACAAAAACAAAAAAGAACCAATGAAGCAGGCTATTGCTGACACAAAGAAAGGCACTGCACCGAAGAAAGGTGTAAATCCTTTTGCTAAAAAAGATTCTCCAGTTAAAAAAGCTGTTGCTAAAGCAAAAGCCAAAATGGAAGGTTCTATTCAAGGCGGTGTATGGGTAAGCAGTCCCGACAAAGGTGTTCCTCCCCCACAAGACGTAGACGGCGGAAGCGTTGCCCCTGCAAAGAAAGCTAAAAGCCCTTTCCCAAGCCGTAATGATCCAAAGAAGGCAGCAGGTGCGGCTGCTACTAAACCTGGCACGGCTAATCCAGCAATGCCAAGTCGTAACAAAGAAACAGTAAAAGAATCTGCAGATTTGTTTCGTATGAAGCAATTAATGACTCGCTTAAACGGATAATTATATGGACATGAAGAAACTTCTACAGACCTTAGACAGCTCTTCTAAAAAGGCTGCAGAAGGGTCCAGCGACATGAAAAAACTTCTTCAGGTGGTTACCGAAGGTAAGAATCCTAAGACTAATAGATTGTCACAGGCAGAAAATATAGTGTATATGAATACACCTAAACCAAAGCCAGTTGATCTAAACGAAACTCCTAGTCTGTTTAAAACTTATCTAAAGCTAGTTGAAGAAGAAGACATTAATCAAGAAGACAACTTAAGACTAAAATTGTCTGAACACTTGTCCGAAGTAAAAAGTACTCCTGCACCAAAGCCACCTAACTTTGTAGCCAAACACGCTATGAAAACAACCAGCGGTGCTGGCGCACACACAAATAAAAAGCGAGCTGAAAAGCAAGGCGATGTCAAACACAAGAAACAGGCAGTTCCTGTAGATGAAAACTTATTGACAATGGAAAGTCAAAGTGTGTTAGAAGGCAGCGCACACGGATATAATGTTACTAAATTTTATAGAAAATTTAGAGACCAGAGTAAAATTACTAGGTGGTTAAAGAAAGAAGCGGGCCTGCCAAAAGAAACAAAGCTGTACTTTGATGATGCTGATCTAGTGTTAGGCAGTGATACTATTGTGCCATATGCTCTAGTTGATGAAACTTTAAAATTTAACGATTTACTAACTGCACTAGTTAAAGTAACAGGTGGCACAGCAAAACAAAAAGTAGACGGTGTGTATAGATCGCAAGGTGTAGATGAAAACTTATCCCCGCCAGATAAGATTAAAAAAGAAAGCGTTAAGCCTAAAACAACACCAGTGAACGAAGGCGACGAGTAACATGGAAGATTTAAAGCAGTCAATGAAAGTAGCTATGGCTAGCACCTTTGTGTTTTACATGAAAGCACACTACTTTCATTTCAATGTTGAAGGTATATTCTTTAAACAGTTCCATGATTTATTTGGTGCTATATACGAAGAAGTATACGGCAGCATTGATCAGTTTGGTGAAGAAATTCGCGCACTAGGATCTTATACACCAATGAGCATTGGCAGATTTCAGGAACTTAGTGTTATTGACGAACCACCCGGTGTAGTCAGTGCTGAAGAAATGGTTAACGAACTTATGCAAGACAACGCCAAATTGATTGAACTACTTAATCAAGTATTTGGTCTTGCAGATTCAACTAATGAACAAGGATTAGCTGATTTTATAGCTGGTCGTTTAGACTCACATAAAAAACATGCTTGGATGCTTAGAGCAACTAGCAAAGGATAAATCATGGACATAAAAAATATTATTGCAAGACTACGACAAATCAACGAAGCGTTGAGTTTGCAAGATGTGCAGGCAGCTGAAAAGCAGGCAATGGATGCGGCAGCGGCAAAGAAAAAATCAGGTGGATGGGGTGGATTTACTACTCTTGATCCAGTAACTGCCGGTAACGATGCATTAGCGGCGTTGGCTGCAAAAAGTGGTTTGCCTGGACTGATGAACAGCAAAGGTGAATTTGTTGTTGCGCAAGGTGATGCAGAGTTTCATTCTAAGCCAAATAGTCCAAGAACAGCACCTCCTAACAGAGATGACACACTAGCATTACAAAAGCTAGGGTTGATTCCGGGCAATGCACAAGGTCCAAGTGGATTAGCAAACATGCTGACTAGAGGTGATGCTGAAAGAGAATTTCAAGCTAGTAAAACCGACTCTGCTAGAACTGGCGCAACTAACACTAGCAATGAATTTATAAAGAGACGCCTGGGTCAGCTTAAGAATCTAGTGGCTAGAATTAGATCAAAAGGTGCGGCAGCAGGTGGAGCAACACCCGGTGCTCCTGCGCAATCAGGTAAGTCTGTAATGAAGCCGCCAACTCAGGCCCAAACTCAAGGGTGGGATGTTCCGGGAGTTAACATAGTTAAAGAATCAATACATAGTTCACTATCAAATATATTAAAAGAAGAATTTGGATACGATCTAAGTGAAAAGGTAACCTTAGGCACTGGACCTGTTGTCCAACAAGACATAGGTAACGGTATAACTATCAATGCTGGTCAATACCAAAAAGAAGTAGCATTAATTAGAAAGATCATGGCTGAACTTGCAGATATTGATGATCCAGAAGTTATTGCCGCGTTACAAGATGCACAAGCCGCATTAGACGAATTAGCAAAAGGTTCCTCTGCAGGTGGTTCGGGCAGTGCAGGTGACAAAGAAAAAGATCGTGCTAGAATGAAAGAGCTTGTGGCTCTTACTAAGAAGCCTCCAGTTAGTGATACTGACATGGAAGAATCAACTCAACCAAAATCATTAAGTGAAAGCATGGGTGCTATTAGAAATAAACTTCTGTTATTAGAAGCACCGTTGCCTGTTCCAGCAGGCGCAGGTCGTAACGCTATTGCTACACGCCCCAATTTACCTGCAAAACGTCCCGGTGCTGCCGACGATGTTATTGATGTTGATGCTAGAGTAATTCCTAACAAATCGGGAATGAGTATGGGGCAAAAAGTTGCCATCGGTACCGGTGCTGTAGGTGCAGGGACTGCAGGTGTTACTGCTCTCAACGGAGAAAAACCAGCTCGTGATCCAAACGGAGCATATCGTGGAGATAGAACTGACGTAAAACCTACTACTCCGGCCCGTGATCCAAACGGAGCATATCGTGGAGATAGAACTGACGTAAAACCTACTGCGGCTACAGGACCAACAACTGCGGCGCCAGCAGATGCGCCAGCACAGTCAGGTAAAGCCGCGGGTGCTGGTAGTGATTACACTATCGTTAAGGGTGACAATCTTACAAAGATCAGTAAAAAGTTTGGCGTAAGCATCCAAGACATTATGAAAGCCAATCCTTACATTAAAGATCCAAACTTGATTTATGCAGGTAAGACTTTGAAAATTCCAGGTGGGGCAGCTGATCAAGGCGGCACTACTTCTGGAAGTGTTGGCGGTGGCAAAACTAATCTTACAAAATGGTATGCTAGCGAAATGGCAGAACTAGAGACACTTATCGGCAAGTATGCTAACGACCCAGAGATGGCTGACGATGTTAAAACGGCAAAAGCTCAGTTAGACGCACTTAAAGCTACTGGACAATAATTTTATCCACTCCTAAAATGGCAGACTAAGTCTGCCATTTTTTTTGATTTAGCTATTGACTATGCAGTATAACTAGTGTATACTACATCTATCAAGGAGATTACTATGTCAGGTCGTTCCTACGGAGCAGAAGAAAAAGCCAAACTTGAAAGACTTATTGCAGAAGGCAGTACAGTACTTCGAGAAATTGAAGATCTATCAGAAGGTCTAAAAGAAACTGTTAAAGCAGTAGCAGAAGAATTACAACTAAAACCAAGTATTATTAATCGTGCAATTAAAATTGCGCATAAAGGTAATTGGTCTGATCACAATGCAGACTGGGCAGAAATTGAAGCAATCTTAGATATTACTAAGCGGATCTAATGACTCATTTTTTGTCAAACGTTTTTAAATGGGCTAAAACAGATTTTAATGAGTGGCCAACTCGATTTGTTTTAGAAATTACTGCATGGTTTATGAGTCTCGGGTGTTCGCTAGTACTCGCGGCAGGTGCTACTGATCCGTTGTTTATTTGGCTCTATCCAATCTTTATACTTCAATGTGCAATATTTGGATGGGCGGCATGGACTCGCAAAAGTACAGGCATGGTAGCTAACTATCTATTGTTAGTCACTATTGATTGTATCGGCTATGTTAGACTAATAAATAATATATGAGTAAGGTTTGATCAGCCACAAATGATCACATTGGTATTTGCAAGCCTAAAATTGCATAGGAGAAAAATTTGAGTTATGTAGACGCATGGTTCAACCGTGATGAAGATGTCATCAAGATTGTTGAACGAAATAAGAAAGGTGAGCGGGAGTACAAAGACTATCCTGTTAAACACACTTTCTACTATAAAGACCCTAAGGGCAAACATCAATCAATTTACGGAGATCCACTTAGCAGGATTGTCTGTAAGAACACTAAAGAACTACGCAAAGAACAAGCTATCAATTCAGGTAAGCAATTATTTGAAGCTGATATCAATCCTATCTTTGTATGTTTAAGTGAACACTATCTAAATCAAGATGCTCCAAAACTAAACGTGGCGTTTTGGGATATTGAGGTGGACTTTGATCCAGAACGTGGCTATGCATCACCAGATGATGCGTTTATGCCAATTACTGCCATCGCTGTCCACCTACAATGGTTAGATACCCTTGTATGTTTAGCTGTGCCTCCTAAGACTATGACAATGGAGCAGGCCAAAGAAGCCGTTGCTGAATTTCCTAATACATATCTATTTGCAAAAGAATCAGAGATGTTAGACATGTTCTTGGATTTAATTCAAGATGCTGACATTCTAAGCGGTTGGAACAGTGAAGGCTTTGATATGCCCTATACTGTAAATCGTATTACTAAAGCATTAAGCAAAGAAGATACACGTAGACTGTGTTTGTTTAACCAATTTCCAAAAAGACGAGAATACGAAAAGTTTGGACGAGATTCTGTAACCTTTGACCTGTTAGGGCGGGTACACTTAGATAGTCTTGAATTGTATCGCAAGTACACATATGAAGAGAGACATAGTTATCGATTGGATGCTATTGCAGAATATGAACTTGATGAGCGTAAGACTCCGTATGAGGGGTCGTTAGATCAACTTTATAATCATGACTTTAAAAAGTTTATTGAATATAACAGACAAGATACGGCACTGCTAGACAAACTAGATAAAAAGTTAAAGTTTATTGACCTTGCCAACACACTGGCACACGAATGTACTGTGTTACTACAGACTACAATGGGTGCTGTGGCTGTAACCGAACAGGCTATCATTAACGAAGCACACCGCAGAGGTTTCCAAGTTCCTAACAGAACTAAAATGGACGAACGAGAAGACAGTCAAGCGGCTGGTGCGTATGTTGCCTATCCTAAAGAAGGCATTCACGATTGGATTGGATCACTAGACATTAACAGTCTGTACCCAAGTGCCATTCGTGCGCTTAACATGGGACCGGAAACTATTATTGGCCAGTTACGCCCAACTATGACAGATGAATACATTCAGGCGCACCTTGCCAAAGGCAAATCGTTTGCGGCTGCGTGGGAAGGTATGTTTGGCTCATTAGAGTACACTGCGGTCATGAATGAAGAAATTGGAACAGAGATTGCCATTGATTGGCAAGATGGTTCTAGTGACAATCTAAGTGCAGCCGAAGTATATAAATTAATTTTCGACAGTCATCAACCTTGGGTATTAAGTGCCAATGGAACTATCTTTACCTACGAGAAAGAAGGTATTATTCCTGGTTTGTTAAAACGTTGGTATGCTGAACGTAAAGAGATGCAGGCCAAACTAAAAGAATGTATTGCGGCAGGAAACAAAGTAGAAGAAGAATACTGGGACAAGCGACAACTAGTTAAGAAGATTAACTTGAATAGTTTGTACGGTGCTATTTTGAATCCAGGATGCAGATTCTTTGATAACAGAATTGGCCAATCAACAACATTAACCGGACGTGCTATTGCCAAACATATGGCTAGTAAGGTAAACGAAATTGTAACAGGCGAATTTAATCATATAGGCAAAGCTATTATCTACGGTGATACTGATTCGTGTTACTTTAGTGCATATAAGACATTAGAAAATGAAATTAATGCAGGGCAATTGCCATGGACCAAAGAAAGTGTAGTTCAACTATACGACCAAATCGGTGAAGAAGTTAACTCAACATTCCCACAGTTTATGTTAGATGCGTTCCATTGCCCGAAAGCACGTGGTGAAGTTATTAAGGCAGGGCGAGAAATTGTTGCCAGCAAAGGCCTGTTTATTACTAAGAAACGTTATGCAGTCCTTTACTATGATAAAGAAGGAAAACGTACAGATGTAGATGGCAAGCCAGGCAAGATCAAAGCTATGGGCCTTGACCTAAAGCGTAGTGATACTCCAGAATTTATTCAAAACTTTTTAAGTGATGTTCTTGAGAAGGTCTTAACTGGCGCTACTGAAGAAGATGTACTTAATCACATTAGTGAATTTAGATTAAAATTCAAAAGCAGACCTGGTTGGGAAAAAGGCAGTCCAAAACGTGCTAACAAGATTACTGAGTATCAAGAAAAAGAACGCAAAGCTGGAAAAGCAAACATGCCAGGACACGTTCGTGCCAGTATTAATTGGAATACGTTAAAAAGAATGATGGGAGACAAATACTCAATGGGTATTACTGATGGGGCTAAGGTTATTGTATGTAAACTTAAACAAAATCCTATTGGCTTTACATCTGTTGCGTATCCAGTTGACGAGCTGAGGTTGCCGCAATGGTTTAAAGATTTGCCATTTGATCATGCAGAAATGGAACAGACTATTATAGATAATAAGTTGTCCAACTTGATCGGAGTTCTTCATTGGGATGTTACTAGCACTGAAGAAAAAAATACCTTTAACAGTTTATTCGAGTTTTAATATGAAAATAATTATTGCAGGTTACGGATTTGTTGGCAAGGCGGTCACTAATGCTATTAAAACAAAACATGAAATAGTAATAGTGGATCCAGTGTGCAGTGAAAATACAATTAAAGATCATCACGATGCAGATGGTATTATTGTTTGCGTATCTACACCTAATACAGATGGCGGGTTTTGTGACCCATCAAATATTATTAATGTACTGGATCAAGTACCTGTGTTTATGCCAATTCTAATAAAAAGCACAGTAAGTCCGGGCGTAGTAGATGTTATAACAGAAATGTTTACTGACCATAGTATAGTGTATAGTCCAGAATTTTTACGTGCTCGTAGTGCCAATATTGATTTTTTAAATCAAAAATACGTTATCCTCGGTGGGGAAGATCCTGAATGTTTTTGGCAGGAACTATTTTTAGGCACACTGCCAAATTGTAAAATAGCGTTCAATTGTACCGCTAAAGAATCAATGTTAATAAAATATTCTGTGAATAGTTTTTTAGCACTGAAGACCAGCTTCTTTAATCAGATATATGATATCTGCCAAAAGGAAGATTTAAATTTTGATGCTGTTAGACACCTGATTAGTCAGGATCAACGGATAGGTAGTGATCACACTATGGTGCCTGGACCAGATGGAATGCGAGGATGGGGAGGGCATTGTTTCCCTAAAGATACAGATGCATTTACGTATTGGGCAGACCAAATTGGGGAATCGGCTACACTTGTTAAAACGGCAATAGAATATAACAAAAAAGTAAGAAAAACCTCTTGACTTTTACCACAAACCTAAATATAATAGATAAACATGGAGAATCATATGAAAGATATTTTACAAGACCTAGTTGCACACACGCATAGTCTAGGATTTTTACCGCTAGTTAAAATTAGCGGAAGTGACTCGGATACAGTAATCGAGTCAATGGCAGAGGATCGGTCTGTTGTAGTTAACGCTAAAACCCACACCGCAGTTCCTGCATTTGAAGGTACATTTGGTATGCCTAACTTGGATAAACTCAGTATTCATTTAAGATGTCCTGAATACAAAGAGGGTGCAGAAATTGATGTTGTCAGACAGAATAGAAACGGTGACGATATTCCTACAGGTATCCACTTTAAAAACAAAGAAGGGGACTTTGTTAATGACTATAGATTTATGAACTCAGAAATCATTAACGAAAAACTTAAGACTGTAAAGTTTAAAGGTGCCAAGTGGGATATTGAATTTCAACCTAACGTGTCTAGTATTCAAAGATTGAAGTTCCAGGCACAAGCACACAGTGAAGAGCCAGTATTCCAAGTAACTACTAAAGGTGATGACCTAGTGTTTAGCTTTGGTGATGCCAGCACACACGCAGGTAGCTTTACCTTCCAAGCAGGGGTTACAGGCAAGCTAAAACAAACATGGTCATGGCCAGTCCAACAGGTTATGAGTATTCTTAATCTAGACGGTGACAAGACTATGCGTATTGCAGATGTTGGTGCATTGCAAATTACAGTCGACAGCGGCATGGCTGAATACAACTATACACTACCAGCTCAAAGCAAATAATGAATAAAAACTTAACAGCTACTCAACACGACTATGCTGTGTTTTTGCCAGCAACTTCAGGATTCTATGCTACATTTATCGGCAAGCAACGGCACGGAAATTATGTAGATCCTGCACGTATTCCTAGCGTGTGGGGTGCTGGTATGGAAAGTCTAAACTATTTAGAACCTGAAAAGGGAGAATTCTACTATAAGTGGTGTCTCTATTCAGCAGGTCACGCTAACTTAGATCTTACTAAGAAAGACGATAGTGAAGATATGTTCCGTAATAGAGACCGTAGTACAAGTTGGGTACTAGGCGACTCAGGCGGATTCCAGATTGGTAAAGGTGTTTGGGAAGGTGAGTGGCGAGATCCAACTGGGCCAGAAGTAAAGGCTATGATGGCTGAAGCTGTTGCCAAAGGTATTGAACTAGTACCAGTCATTGACCCCACTGGTAATCATGCTATGGATAAGAAAGGCAACCTTAAATACACTAAGGTTGATCATGTAAAGCAGTATCAAGCAAGACTAGATGCGGCTCATAAAAAGCGTACACAGGTATTAACCTGGATGGATACACTTATGGATTACGGCATGGTGCTTGATATTCCTGCGTGGGTTGAACGTAGTCCTGTTGGGCGTAAAGCTACGGGGATCGAATCATATGATCAAGCTGTAGAAGCAACCAAATACAACAACGAGTATTGGATCAAACATCGCACTGGTGCTTGTAAGTTCTTAAATGTTCTGCAAGGTGAAACACACAAACAAGCCGATGATTGGTATAGTAAGATGAAAGACTTTTGCGATCCTAAAGTCTACGGCGACAAGGCGTTCAACGGCTGGGCTATGGGTGGGCAGAATATGTGTGACATCCATTTGGTATTAAAAAGATTAGTAGCATTGAAGTTTGACGGACTCCTTGAAAAGGGTCATCAAGACTGGATGCACTTCCTGGGCACCTCTAAGTTAGAGTGGGCAACTTTATTAACTGATATTCAACGAGCAGTGAGAAAATACCATAATGAAAACTTTACCATATCTTTTGACTGCGCCTCACCGTTTCTGGCAACAGCAAACGGACAAATCTACATCCAAACTGAACTCGAAGATAGAACAAAATGGGTCTATCGCATGGTGCCATCTGCTGATGACAAAAAGTACGCAACAGACACAAGACTGTTCAAAGACGCAGTCATCCAAGACAGAGTTTTTGCAAACTTTGAATCAAGTCCCCTTATCGATCAGTGCCAAATAAAAGATGTTTGTATATACAATCCGGGCGACCTAAATAAGATTGGTAAGGAAGGCAGGACGTCATGGGATTCGTTTAGCTATGCTATTCAAATGGGTCATAACGTATATGCTCACTTGAACGCTGTTCAACGTGCTAATCAAGCATACGATAACGGCAAGGTTCCGGCTATGCTAGTACAAGAAAAGTTCGATCGTGTCTATTTTAGAGATGTAGTTGATGCCATTTTCTCTACACCTAATCGTGCAGATGCAGAATTGATCATTGAGTCGTTTGATAAATTTTGGCAGTCTATTATTGGCACACGTGGTGCTACTGGTAAGAAAACAGTTAACGCGGCAACACAATTTGCCAATCTGTTTGACTTTGAAGAAGAAACCACTGTACAATTAGAGCACTCCGAAGAATTTAGTGAAGAAGAAGAACAATTATTAGACCAGCTAGAATTACAGGTAAAAGAATGACACTCCCCGACGAAAGATATCGTGCAGTAAAAATGGCTCGCCAGTTTTTGCAAGAACTAATGGATCCGCAAAAGACTCCTAAGGTTCCTGCAATTATACGCAGTCAAGCTAGAGGTGTATTACGCCACTATCCCAGTGATTGGGATATGATGCAGGTCTGTGAAGCTAGTCCACATATATTTCAAACACAAATGGAAGATGTTACTAGATTATTTAGGCGGTACGAGCAAGCAAAGGACAAAAAAGATGAAGCGTAATTACAATGATGGAGTTACTACGGGAGTAAACTTTTTTGTTGGCACTGAAATTGAACATACTCCTGCGTTTGGAAAATTAAGTTTGTTTGTTGTAGGAGTACACCCTTGCAATGCTATAGAAGAATTCTTTAAAGATAAAGAATGTAAGCATATTTTCTTTGGTGCTAATCATAGTTTTAATCCACGGACCTATGAAGAACACAAAGCATGGGAAGAAATGATCTTTTATTTCCTTAAAAAAGGTGTTCTATGCTCCTTAGATATTCCGTTTAATCAAATTGAAGAATTTCACGAAAGCGGTTATTGTGAGTATGATAACTTTATTCCGCAAATACGTGTGCCAATTCCATATATTAAATTATGGAACTATAATACAATGCTTAAAATTGATGACAAGGATTTTAAAGCAACAAACCCAGGTGTGTGGTCCCACAGTCTGCACTCACTTATGGATCGTAAAAACTTCACAGACTGGTCACAATATAACAATGACGAGATTGTACAATGATAGTTGGTAAAATAGAAAATTTAAATCCTATGATTATTAAACAAGATATCCGCCCTAACAAAATGATTTGGGTTACCTTTCAGAAAGAAGGTATGCACAAATATCCAGCCGCACTTACAGATCCAGCACTTGCTACAGGTGATGAGTACGATGTAAGTTTTCTAGGATATCCGCATCGTCACATCTTCCACTTTAAAGTTTGGATTTCCGTAGAACATTCAGACCGGGCGATTGAATTTATTCAATTTAAACGCTGGTTAGAAAATCTGTATAGTCAAGGAACACTCCAGTTAGACTATAAATCCTGTGAGATGATGGCAGAAGATTTGTATGAACAGATTGCCGCAAAACACCCAGGACGAGAAGTTTGGATCGAAGTGTCAGAAGACGGCGAAAATGGTGCTCTAATTAAGTTCTAATATGTCTAAGCCTTTGCCCCGAACTACTATTCGCCAGATGCCACCTCCTCATTCTAAGAACAAGTTTAAATATTGTTTTGAGATGTCGCACTATGGTGGAGAGCAACGGGCAGAGTTAGAAGCGTGGTGCTTGGCAGATCCAGAAAATCGCCGTTGGGGCAATATGGGCTATGTTGAGTGTAATCTTGATAGTGATGCTATTGAGTTTATTACCACTTGGGGTATCAACTGGCGGCATAAGACTCAAAACATTGAGCGAGAAGTTAAATCAGAACTGGGTTATAGTAGAGTAGGATTGGGGAATGTGTAATGTGGAATCTGTTTAAGCGATTACCGCCAGAACCAATAACTAACAGATACAAGACATTGGACTGGTCTCAAGTGACTACACTGGAAGAAGTTATCTACATACTCAGTAAAATGCGTCTTACTAAAAATATTATGATTGACGAAGATTGTTGGAATGATCCTAAAATCAAAAACTTGCTTGGTAAAGATATTACTGAAACAACCTATATTGGATTTGAAAAAACTACAAAGGTTTACAAAGAATGAAAAAGATACCTATGTTGGAAAAGTTTGCCGCACAGAGTCTTGTGCCATATGATGGAGAACTCGTCTTCAGTAAAGAAAAGTTCGCCGAGTTGATTGTAAAGGAATGTTTAGGATGTTGCGAACAAGTTATCAGTGATCCTGTTCCCGAATCAGTTGATACTTGGTTGAATGGTGGCACACAATGTATGGCGGAGATTAAACAACATTTCGGAGTTGAAGAATGAACGAATATTTTAAACAACAAATAGACGGTGGTGCTACTGATCAGTTTTTCTATGTTATTGAAAATAACGGCAAAGTAAGCATTGAACGCTATCGCGGCACATTAGACACACTCTCAGTTAATAATTTAGAGTTTGTAAGAATGTCAAAATCTACACCAGTTTTTCGACCTGTTGAAGTTGAAGAAGTTTTTCCAAAGTAATGGAACATTTATTATACTTTGTGCGATTGGAATGCCGTGAAATCATTTGAAGATTTGAATAATGCCCGATTAATTCGGGCGGCACATTATTTAGGAAACCTTGATGTTTGCTATATTTGTGATCCAACTCGTATTCAGTTCCCCGCGGTAGCCCTAAAGGATTAATTTTATCATTATGATATATCCAACTATCTCTTGTAATTCTATCAACAATGTTTTCGTATGCTTCCCAGAGAGGACGCTGTTCGATAGGAATGGTAGATTTAGCCTTGGAAATATTGTGTCCTTTTTGTCTACGCCAATTAGCATCAGTATGAAGTTCCTTGAGACTGGCATTTCCTCGTTCGCTCATAGTTTTCATATGTTTGATTCTATCCGCTTTACTCATTCGTGCCTGTCGAGAGGCTTCGGCCTTCTTAGCGTGGCCCGGACATTGGGTAATTTTTTCAACGCAACGCATCTGTTTGGAGTTCACACTTATGTAGAAGGCTTGACTTCCGCACAAAAAACAAGTATAATTAACATTAGTGGTAGTCAGTATAGGCATAACTTATCTCTCTAGCCGTGAGGTTTGGATTGAGGTCTCCGAAGACGGAGAAAATGGTTCATTTATCAAATATTAATTAAGGACAGTATATGAAACCGGAAGTTGTTAAAATTTTTAACGATCTCGAAAACCTGCTAAATTTTTGCAGATTCGAACTCCTTCCATACAACCCGGCAGATCTCTATAATAGAGAAAGCCACGTATGGCGTTCATTTGAAAATAGCCGCAGACCTAAGCGTCCATGGAATGGCGAAAAGAAGCCCTGGACCGGTGAACGTAAACCGTACCTAGGAAATAAGCCTAGATTTAATAACTCAAGACACGATGCTTAATGAACGTATTTTTAGTTGATTTAGAAGCAGTTGAAACCAGGTATACGGCGCAGTGGAAGCGCCATGTACCTACTTTACTTAAAAAGGCAGGACACAATGTTCAAGTTCTATGTGGGCCTACAGACATTCCTACAGCAACTACTCCGGGTGCGTTCCTTAATTTTGGCGGTACCAACATTTATAAATCAGCACAAGTGGAGCAGATGGGTCGTCTATTTTGCGACGGAGCCGTTCATCCCGGTGATCACTTTATTTTTACTGATGCTTGGCACCCGGGTATCATTAACCTAAAGTATATGAGTGAATTGCTGGGCATTCCAGTAGTCACTCACGGCTTATGGCATGCTGGTAGTTATGATCCGCAAGACTTTTTAGGACGTCTTGTAGGTAATAAGCCTTGGGTTAGACATGCTGAGAAGAGTTTCTTTCACGCATTTGATCATAACTACTTTGCTACAGATTTCCATATCAAGTTGTTCTATACAAATTTACTAAATGATTATCCTACAGAAAATCCTTGGTATAGTGAACACTTAGAAGAAATCCTAAATGGTGAAGATCCTAGATTTGTACGTACTGGCTGGCCTATGGAGTATATGCAGGATACATTGTTAATGTATAAAAACATGCCCAAGCGTGATCTTATTCTTTTCCCGCATCGTATCGCTCCAGAAAAACAAGTTGACATATTCCGTGATCTAAAAGAACACTTACCACAATATGAATTTGTTGTTTGTCAGGATCAGCAACTTACAAAGAACGAGTATCATAATTTGTTAGGCGAGGCTAAACTAGTGTTCAGTGCTAACTTACAAGAAACACTTGGCATCAGTTGGTACGAAGGTGCCGTAGTAGATGCTATTGGACTGAAAGTTTTGAAGCATACGAAATGTTTAGACCTGCTATATGTTATAAAATAACTCAATACATGGAAAACTATGCTTCTTTCTTGCCGCAAATAAGAAAACAAAAGGATGCACTACATGAACAATTCTTCAGCGCAACCAAGCTACTCAATAACATTAGATGATTCCGGTGAGTTCTCATCTCAGAATGTATCTACTATGGTTGCATCAGATACAATTACTCTAAGCAATACCGGAGGTACTTATTTTTATAACACCGGTGCTGGTATAGGTGGTGTAGGTGCAACTGGTAGTTTTACTATAACAAACGGTGGCGCAGTGTCTGGTACTATTAATACAGTAACACTCGATAGTTCACCGTATTACTGGAGTGACGAAGAATGGGTCAATTCATTTCCGCAATGGACAAGAATTCAAGAAATGTGCGAGCAGTATCCTGGATTGAAAATTGCATTTGAAAAGTTTAAAACTACTTATAAACTTGTGAAAGACGATTATGATAATCCAACAGATAAAAAATAAATTCTTTTCTTTTTTAGAAAAGCATGATCGAAAAAGGATCATTATGGATCGAGTTGATAATCAACCCTATCTAGAAAGATATTATCTTTTTCTAAAAGATAGAAAAACGTTCCCGTTTAATGTATTTTTACATAAATTTTTAAAAGGTGATCCGGATGATATACACGATCATCCATGGCCGTATGCCACATTGATTTTAAAAGGTGGTTATTATGAATGGACTCCTAACTTTGATTCAACTGGAGTCAAGATCAGTGAGACACGGCATTGGCGCAGGCCTGGTCATTTTCGTATTTGCAGTCCTAATAGCTATCATCGCATTGAGCTTAAAGCCGGTGTAACTGCATGGACCTTGTTTATGCCTGGTCCACAAAAACGAGAATGGGGATTTCTTGTTGATAATAAATGGATTCACAATGACAGCTACTTACAAGAACGTAAACTCCGCGGTTAGTCCAGGATACGGAGCAATACCTTTAGTAAACTATACTACTAACACTACGAACGGACAGTTTTTAACATCTACTGGTAGTAACGGTACTTCTTATTCTAATATTTGGGCTAATGGCACTGTCAATACCAATCCTGCATTAACTGTTAAACAAACCAATCCGCCAGAATTAGAAGTTACAGGTCGAATGGTTATTAACGGTAGAGATTTAGAAGAACGGTTAACCACAATCGAAAAAGTCTTGCAAATTCCCGAAAGAGATGTTAAACTAGAGGCTAAGCACCCAAAGCTAAAGAAATTGTATGACGAATACATTGCGGCATTGGGAAAATACAGAACATTTGAAACAATTAAAGGCGACGATGACTGAAGACAAAAAACTCAAAGTCGAATTTGCGCCAGGATGTTTTGATCATTTTGATGGCACTCAAGAAGAGCTTGATCAAATGATTAAAGACATTATGGACATGTTTGAGAACAAAAGTAAAGAAGAGCTCGAAGCTATGTCGACTCAAATTACTGCTGAAGATCTTGACACTCTCGATGAAGATGTGCAACAACAAATTGTTCGATCTTTGTCAGAAGATAATAGCACTACCAAAAGGAACATTCAATGAACAAGCGTTTAATAAAATTTAAAGAATTTAAATTGCTTGTTTTAAACATGTGTTCTACTATTCAACGTACTGGTTGGAAACCTGACTACATTGTAGGTATTAGTCGTGGTGGGTTATTGCCTGCTGTAATGATTAGTCAATATTTTAACATCCCTATGAAGCCGCTACAGGTTAGTCTTCGAGATAACATTGAAACTGTTAGCGATCTAGGAATGGCTGAAGATGCATATAATAATAAAAACATTCTCATTGTTGACGATATTAATGACCAAGGAACTACTTTAAACTGGATTATGAAAGACTGGCCAAGCGGTTGCTTTCCCGACGATCCTAAATGGGAAGGTGTCTGGGGTAATAATGTTAGGTTTGCTGTAGTCGTTGATAATCTTAGTAGTAAGTGCAATGTCGGAATGAATTACTGGGGCATGGAAGTTAATAAAGCTGAGAAAGATGTTTGGATTGAATTTCCATACGAGGAATGGTGGGTTAAATGACTAAAGATGAAATCTTACAAAGAATATCGCAAGTAAATGCAGACCTAGAAAAAGTAAAAGACATGCCTACTAACGCAGATCGTCATAGCGAATCGTTAAGAATGTATAGAGAATACTTACTAGAACAACTTGCTGAGATTAAAGATGACCAACCTTGAAAGGGCCTTAGATGAAAATCGAGCACCGTGGACTGAAATTGAATTCCGATCAAAAGACTTTTGGGTGTTTAGAGACGCATATCCAGTTACCCCCGGGCATTTGCTATTTGTGCCTACCGAAGAGCAAAGTGTTAATCTCTGGGAGTGCTTCAAAGCCGCATATAAATTCGGGTTTGAAGGCGTTGAACTTGGACGGTGGGAAGCGTTCAACATCGGACAAAATGTTGGCGAGGCTGCTGGTCAAACAGTAATGTACCCACATGTACATATGATTCCGCGACGCAAAGGAGATATGGATGACCCAAGAGGCGGTGTTAGACACGTTATCCCAGAAAAGGGTAATTACCGTAAAGAAGTTTAGTTATTGTGTTCGAGTAGATTGGCACAATCAAGGAACATCGTGGTGGAATGAAACATGTGCCATGGTATTGGAAGTGTTTGGTTTACCCGGTGATAGGTTTGTCTATCACCCATTTGAAGACTTTATGGAGTTTCATTTTAAAAATGAAAAAGACGAGCAGTTATGCCGCATACTATTAAGTGAACGACTATGACAGTGGTATTTAATAACGGCTTTGAAACTTTTGAAGAATACGATTTTAGTTCGGTTATAACTTCTGACGATCACAATAGTGCAAAGTCACAAATTAGAGAATTTATTGATCAAGGTAGATATTTTAAAAATTCACCAAAGTATCAAACAGAAGTTAATTTGTTTGGAATCCAAGATCCTACTTGGTTAAAATTTAGAATGAGTTTTATCTTTAGTTGTTTTATGTATCTTGGAAAAGAAGTTCCAATTAAACAACTAATGGCTTGGAGTTTTATGACTTCAAACACTATTCAAGAAGATCGGGAAAGGCTCTGGCATACTCATCAATACGGTGAGGAGCGCACACTAAGTGGTGTGTACTATTTGCACATTCCTGATGATGTTGCAGACAAAACAGAATGTGGTACAGAATTTGCCTATAATGGCGTAGAAAATCTTGAAAGATTTAAATCTGTACCAAAAGATTTTACTTGGATTGTTTACCCTGGTAAAGTGTATCATAGGCCCATGATACCACAATCAACTCAAGATCGATTTGTAATTGCAGCCGATCTTATTTTTTAAGGAGAAATACATGAACGTATTAAATGAAGTTGTTAAAGAAAGCGAAGGATTCCGTCTTCGTGTTAAAAGTTGGAAATGTGTTAGACCAGAAGATTATAATTCTGTAGAGTTTATACAGGAGAGTTTGAACAATGGCGAGGTTGTAGACAGCCAAACTTATAATTTCTTCATGACCAACGATGATGTCAAATCACTTTGCCAAATCTTAAACAAAATTCCCGATAATGTTTGAGCAGAGAAAACTTGACCTTGACCTAAATAAACCTATATACTACTAGTATATGTCATCCACGACACTAACTCGGAGAATAAATGTCAGAACTACATTATAAAGAAGAAGACGGACGACCTCTTAGCCAGGTTATCCGCAACAGGCTCAAACAAAATAACAAACGTTTCTGGGCTGGCGACAATATCAGCGAATACATTAGCGATGTTGAAAAAGATTCTTTAATCAACGAAGCAACAACAGCATTTGAACAAGTATTAGACACCCTGTTGATTGATCGAGAAACTGATCCTAACAGCAAAGGTACAGCAAGACGTCTTGCTAAAATGTACTTTAATGAAATAATGGCAGGAAGATATGAACCAGCACCAGACGCAACCGCGTTTCCAAATGACTCGACAGACCGTTATCAAGGTATGTTGGTTGTTCGTAGTGAGCTTCGCAGTATGTGTAGCCATCATCACCAACCCGTTGCTGGCGTTGCTTATATTGGTATTATTGCGGCTGAGAAACTCATCGGACTTAGCAAGTATACAAGGATCGCTCAGTGGTGTGCCCGTAGAGGTACTCTCCAGGAGGAACTTTGTAATGACATTGCTAGGGAAATCCAAAAAGCAACCAACTCAGAAAACGTAGCAGTATACATTCAAGCCACACACGGCTGTTGTGAAAACCGTGGTATTATGGCACACTCTAGTCTAACACAGACTACAGTACTTAAAGGCGCATTTAAAGATGATCAGGGTACAAAGAAACCACGTTAAGGAAAAATTATGAGCCAAGTATATGTAATTAAACCACTTGAAAAGAAAAGCATTGTCTATCATGTAGAAATGTTTAGAGAAAATGCAGACGGTAGCATTAGTTCTTTTACCATTGACGAAACTTATCGTTGGGGTCAAGGTTTTGTGGAGGGCGACTTAGACTGCAACCTTCCTTGGGAGGGCGATGATGTTGCTTATGCTAGAGCTGATGCAGGCTGGGGTTGTGAGTTTGATGACAGCATTAACATTGAAATTGAGTTTAGTGATGATATCGGTGAAGAAGAACAAGAAGCTATCCGAGAAGCTTACTACGATGGTGGCGCTGGTTGGTTGTTTGACGGGGAACATGATTGGCTAGAAGAAGACACTGCGGTTCACATCATTGCTCCGTATCAAATTGATCTGTGCGAAGATGACGGCACAGTTATTGAAGAAAACGTTAAACTTAAACCGCGGCCGGATCCTAGAACATCGTGGCCGTGGAGTACGGATAACCCTAAACCTGAGGAAGAATAATGGATACTGCTAAAGATATTATGGATCAATTTATTAGTCGCGCAAAAAATTTGCAGGAGTTTACTGTATGTGTAAACACACCAGCTGACTTTAGATTTAACGGAGTTGTTCCGTTTAACATGCAAATAGTCGACGGAGAAATTGAAGCTAAAGTTTGGGCTGTTGATTTTGAAGAGGCTGTTGATCGTTTAGATAAATGGTTGGAGACTTGTAAATGAACTGGTTTAAAAGAATGGTGGTTAAATGGGTACGTGAGGATTGGGAAAATGCTAGAGACCAGCCAGAGGATTGTTATCCAAGTCCTAAGTTGAGTCGTGGCAATACTATCAGCACTATCAGTGGTCGTGCTCACGTTGATAGCGAAGCTACACTACAGTTCAAAGTATACAACGCTGTAGGTGGCAAGGTTGTAGAGTTTACTCGCTATGACCGTAAAACTGACAGACACGATCATCAAATATATGTTATTGGCAAAGACGAAGACTTTGGTGAAAAGATTGCTAAAATTTCAACACTAGAGGTCTTACGATGAGCGCACAAGAACCTGCCAATGGTATACTCCTAATCAACGATTGGGGTTCTAGTAAAATGTACAAAGCTGTATGCCAATGCGGTGATAACGACTGTACACATACTATAGATGTAGAGGCGGAGGACGTAGGTGTTACAGTAACAGTCTATACCCAAACAAGAACAAATTTTTGGTCTACTAGACGTTGGACACATATTTGGAAGTTGCTAACCAAAGGTTATGTTGAAACTGAATCTTGTATTATTATGACCAAACAGGTTGCACTAAACTATGCATCTGTGTTACAATTAGCAATCAAAGATGTAGAAGAATTTAGGAAACAGAATGTCAAAGATTAAAATTGCAGAATTATTTTATAGTATACAAGGTGAAGGACGGTATATGGGTGTACCGTCTGTTTTCTTACGTACATTTGGTTGTAACTTTAAATGTAGTGGGTTTGGCATGCCGCGTGGTGAAATTAGTCACGAAGCAACAGACATTGCGGCTACACATACAATGATTACTCCATTTACAAAATACGAAGACTTGCCATTAGTTAGCACTGGTTGTGACAGCTATGCCAGCTGGCATCCAGATTTTAAAGATCTTAGTCCTATGCTTACTAGTGAAGCCATTGTAGATCGCATCATGGAAATCATTCCGCATAATGATTGGCAGGATGAACATTTGGTTATTACAGGCGGTGAGCCTTTGCTAGGCTGGCAACGTGCTTATCCAGACTTGTTGAATAATTCTAAGATGCGCGGATTAAAAGAGATCACATTTGAAACAAACGGTACCCAGAAACTTACACCAGAGTTTAAAGAATATTTAAGAAAATGGAATAGCGTAGTAGGAAAAGAACTTACCTTTAGTGTAAGTGCTAAACTGCCGGCAAGTGGCGAGAATTGGTTTGATGCAATTAAGCCAGAAATTGTTTGCGAGTACGAAGAAGTTGGCACGGCATATTTGAAGTTTGTAGTAGCAACTGAAGAAGATATTATTGATGCAGAACATGCTGTGGAGGAATATCGCGAAGCAGGGTTTAAAGGTCATGTTTATCTAATGCCTGTAGGCGGCGTTGAAAGTGTGTACACGCTGAACGCAAAGAATGTAGCATTGGCTGCAATGAAACGTGGATGGCGCTACAGTGACCGTTTGCAAGTGCCGTTGTTTAAAAATGAGTGGGGTACATAATGAAACAATTTATTAAACGTATTTTTGGAATTGAAAAACTAGAAATAGAAAAAGCCGAGCTTCAAGCGGCTAGAGACAAAGCCGCGGCCGAAGCTGTATTGGCTCAGCAAAAAGAAGAGCAAGCTAAAGCTACTCCAAAAGATCGAGCTACTAAAAAAGGTGAACCATGGGTAGGAGTGCTTAACACACATGTTAACCATGATAACGTTAGAAACGGTTTCTTTGAGCTTGACTGGAATGACCTTTTTATAGTACAATTGAAACAAGCTGGATACGGTTTTGATGGTGATCCAGACGAAGAGATTGTGGATCGTTGGTTCAGAGAGCTTGCTAGTAATATGTTTATGGAGCAAGGATTAGATCCAAGAAATCGCACAGCAGGTTTTATTAATGTTGTTCCGCTAACAAAAGGCAAATCAGAGGTTTCATGACACACATTATAGTTGATACTGCTAACACGTTTTTTCGTGCTAGACACGTGGTGCAAGGTGGTGCTGATATTAAACTTGGCATGGCTTTTCACATTACTTTCAATAGCATTAAAAAAGCGTGGAACGACTTCGGCGGTACTCACGTAGTGTTCTGCCTCGAAGGTCGCTCGTGGCGTAAAGACTTTTATCAGCCGTATAAACGCAACAGACAGGAAACTCGTAGTGCAATGACTGTAAAAGAACAAGAAGAAGACAAATTGTTCTGGGAAGCGTTTGACGAGTTTAAGACTTTTATTACAGAAAAAACTAATTGTACAGTAATGCAACATCAGCAATTAGAAGCAGACGACTTAATTGCAGGCTGGATACAAAGTCATCCAACTGACAAACACGTTATTATTTCAACAGACGGGGATTTTGCACAATTAGTAAGCCCTACAGTTAGTCAGTATAACGGCGTAGGTGATTTACATATTACACACGAGGGCATATTTGATGCTAAAGGTAAACCTGTTAAAGATAAAAAGACAGGGGAGCCAAAGCCTGCACAAGATCCAGAATGGATGCTATTCGAAAAGTGTATGCGTGGAGATACTAGTGATAATGTATTCTCAGCTTATCCCGGTGTGCGTACAAAAGGTTCTAAAAATAAAGTGGGGCTAATGGAAGCATTTGAAGATCGTAAGAGCAAAGGATATTCTTGGAACAATCTCATGCTTCAACGTTGGGTTGACCATAACGGCGTCGAACATCGTGTACTAGATGATTATATTCGTAATGTTAAATTATGCGACTTGACTGCACAGCCCGACGAAATTAAAACAATTATTAAAGAAACAATTGCCACACATGCTGTACCTAAGGACATTACACAAGTCGGTATACGTATGTTAAAATTCTGCAATGCGTGGGATATGAAAAAAATTGCAGACAACATACAGTCGTATGCTGAGCCATTCCAAGCAAAGTATCCAACAAGATCAAATGAGATACGTGAGCTATTACAGGAGAATTAAATGACAGAATATTATGCTAAGCCTATTATAGATGGAAAATTTTGGATCGTTGAACAAGACGGTGTCAAAGTAGGTCTACTACATAAAAAAGAAAACAACAAGTTTATGCTCAGTTCAACTGGCGGTGAACTTATGTTTAATAAGAAAGATGATCTTACCAAACAATTTGGCAAGGACTTTTTCTTAAAAAATTCCAAAGTGAAGATTACTTCAACTGAAGAGAACAAGGAGTGTCATGGGTATCCGGCTAGTTGTAATCCGTATAACGCCATGTACGATGTAAGAAGAAAACTGCCACTGTTTACTAAAAGTGAAAAATCAAAAAGTCTTTATTGTGCTGGATACTATGTAATTAAATTTGACAAAGGTTGGGTTAAAAGTTTTTGTCCAAAAGCAATCACTGTAGAGCGATATCCATATAAAGGTCCATTTACTAGTGAACTTGAAATGAAGGTTATGTTAGCTAATGCAAAATCAGATTAATACTACTCCAATAACACAGTTTATTCAGCAAATACGAACTGCGGAATTAAGCCAACAAAAAGAAGTTAAACTGCCTATGCAACAGGCACGTTTAATCTCGCTAGCACTAGCAGAAGTATTAGAGCACATGAATAGAGACTGGGAAACATTGTATCATGCACTAAAACAAGGATCTAATCCAGATATAGTTTCTGTTGAAATGGACGGTGGAGATTTTCAGAAAGATTAACTTGGTACTTTATACCGTTAAAAATGATAAATATATGCGTAGATAACAACGCATATGAGCAGACCAAAACCTAAAGTTCTATTAGAGTACGTTAACAAAAAAACTTATAAAGCTGAACAAGTTTTAGAAGCTGATGCCATTTGGGCAGTCTTCTATAAAGGACAGCCGTTTAATCTTAAATCATTCAACAGCCTTACCAGCTACCCTGGACCTAAGTACAAAAAAGTATCCTTTAGCAATCCCGGACATGCTGTAAACCTTGCTAAAAAACTTAATCTAACTTTTGGTACTCAAGATTTCCAAGTGGTTAAATTAACGCAAGGTGAAATTCAAAAATGATTGAGAGAGATACATTAACTAAAATTTTTCTCAAACAATGGGGCAAGGGTACAGATGACACCAATGTTAAATTGTTTTCACGAAAATGGTGGCAATCTACAAGAGTTGGCAAACAGTCAGCATTCAGACTTAGCGACGAAGGATTTAAATTCCTATTAGAAGAATTGGATTTAAAAAGCTACGAGATACCGTTTACCGAATCTATTGAACTAAGCCCTCAGACTATTGTATTTTTAGAACGATACATTGATTGCCCGTACTATTTGACTGCCGAAAGCATAACAGTATTCTCAGAAAAGAAAAGTTTTGAGCTTTATCTATTTTCGGACGATATTCGAAAATTTGGACTAGTAAAAGCAATGAAAGAACGCCAAAAAGATTTGGACGATTCTGTCCAAAATTAATAAAATTCCAGTTGACTTAGTTAAGCTACTGTCGTATAATAACACATAGACAGATAGTTCTTAACAATTTTTAACCCTGGAGTATATATGAGCGAGATCATTTCACGTACCGTTGGTCCTAAAGCCGCTAAAAAATCCCTGCGTAAAGCATTTAACAGTAAACGTCCAATCTTCCTTTGGGGTCCTCCAGGAATTGGTAAGTCAGATATTATTAAACAGTTGGGTGCAGAACTTGACGCATATGTGATCGACGTTCGTTTGTCACTTTGGGAACCTACCGACATTAAAGGTATTCCATATTTTGACTCAAACTCTAATACAATGGTTTGGGCACCTCCAGGTGAATTGCCAAGCAAAGAATTTGCTAAGAATCATAAACAAATTATCCTGTTTATGGACGAAATGAACTCTGCGGCTCCTAGCGTACAGGCCGCGGCTTATCAGCTAGTGCTCAACCGTAAAGTAGGCACTTATGAATTGCCAGACAACGTTGTAATGGTTGCCGCTGGTAACCGTGAAACTGACAAGGGTGTTACCTATCGTATGCCTGCGCCGTTGGCTAACCGTTTCGTTCACTTGGAAATGACTGTTGAGTGGGATGACTATTTTGAGTGGGCTACTGAAAACAAGATCCATAAAGACGTAGTTGGCTTCTTGACCTTCTCTAAGAAGGACCTGTACGACTTTGACCCAAAGTCTAGCTCACGTGCATTTGCTACACCTCGCTCATGGGCTTTCGTTAGCGAACTGCTCACAGACGACGACTGCGATGACAGTACACTTACTGATCTTACTTGTGGAGCAATTGGCGAAGGTCTTGCTATTAAATTTATGGCACACCGTAAGCATGCCAGCAAAATGCCTAATCCAACAGATATCCTGTCTGGCAAAGTTAAGAAAATGGATACTAAAGAAATCAGTGCCATGTACTCATTGACTGTTAGTCTGTGCTACGAGCTTAAAGAAGCAAACGACAAACGTTCTAAAGATTGGGATTTACAAGTTAATAACTTTTTCCAGTTCATGATGGATAATTTTGAAACAGAATTAGTTATTATGGGTACTAAATTGGCATTGAGCCAATATAAACTTCCGCTGGATCCAGATGAGATCAAGTGTTTTGATGATTTCCATGCAAAGTATGGAAAGTACATTTCGGCAGCAACTGAAAAGAGCGTTCGCTAAAATGATTGACACCGCCTTAGGGCGGTGTTATAATATAAGTATATTGTAAATAGGAGCATTTAATGTCTAATCTTGATCCAATCATTGACAACATTATTGTCGCCCGTGTTGGACTGTTGCTACGTCATCCATTCTTTGGTAACATGGCAACTCGTTTAAAAATTGTAGACGGCAGTGATTGGTGTGCAACTGCGGCTACAGATGGTCGCCATATCTATTTTAATAGAGAATTTTTCCAAAAATTAAGCATTAAACAAATTGAATTTGTTATTGCTCACGAAATCCTACATAATGTATTCGATCACTTGAGCCGTAACGAAGGCCGCGATCATAGAATCTTTAACATTGCCGCTGACTATTGCGTTAACGGACAATTGATCCGTGACCATATTGGAGAGATACCTCCAAAAGAAATTAAAATCTTTCACGATCCTAAATACTATACTTGGGGTGCAGAACAGGTCTATGACGACATTTATGACAAACATACTGATGAAGAATTGAGTGCGTTAGGTCAACTGTTGGATGAACACATAGACTGGGGTAACCAAGATGGTGATAGCCAGGATGGCAAGGGCAATCGTCCTCAATACAGCAAAGAAGAACTAAAGAAAATTAGAGACGAGATGCGTGAAGCTATTGTGCAGGCGGCACAGGCAGCGGGTGCGGGAAATACTCCCGCAAACATTCAGCGCATGATTAAAGAACTTACTGAACCTAAAATGGATTGGAGACAAATTCTGCGTCAACAAATCCAAAGCACTATTAAGAACGACTTTAGTTTTATGCGGCCTAACCGTAAGGGCTGGCATATGAATGCTATTCTTCCTGGTCAGAACTATCAAGAAACTATTGATATCTGTATCTCCATTGATATGAGCGGAAGTATTGGCGACGATCAAGCTCGAGATTTCCTTACTGAGATTAAAGGAATTATGGAAGAATATAAAGACTTTAAAATCAAACTATGGTGTTTTGACACTGCTGTGTATAACGAAGCAGACTTTGACGGATACACTATTGACGAGTTTGAAGACTATAAAGTAGCAGGCGGTGGTGGAACTGAGTTTATGGCTAACTGGGAATACATGAAAGAAAACGATATTAACCCTAAAAAGTTTATCATGTTTACAGATGGTTATCCATACGGTTCGTGGGGTGATGAAAACTATTGCGATACAGTATTCATCATTCATGGCAACGACACTATTATTCCACCATGGGGTGAGTTTGCCTACTACGAATTTAAGAATGAATCTAGAGTTTGATGCATTTAGTAGTGGTCAAGTTAATAGCAAACTATGGGCCGCTGAAAAACTAGAATGGTGTGTAAAGGAACACATTACCGACCCCTTGGACATATATGTCTTAGGCGGTTGGTATTCCCTATTACACTTTATCCTCAAAGTTAGAAATAATATTAAAATAAATTCGTGTCGATCTTTTGATCTTGATCCCAGTGCCTGTTCAGTTGCTAATGCAATTAACAACACTTGGGAATTACAAGACTGGGCATTTAGAGCATATCCACAAGATATTAATACAATAGATTACCCAGTGTCCGTTAACTGCGTAATTAATACAGTAACTGAACACGTAAAAGGTACCGCATGGTATGATCGGATACCTAATGGTACTCTGTGTCTATTTCAATCTAACAATCTTCAACACTCAGATCACATAAACATAGTATCAAGTATAGAAGAATTAGAACAAAAATTTCCGCTAGCTGAAACATTTTTTACAGGTAGTAAATGCATGGATTCCTATACTAGATACATGACAATAGGTAAAAAATAATGGCCTTAAAAAATGGCAAGCCAAATCCTTTAAATTTTTTTAATCTAAGGAGAGTAGATTATTCTGCTCCGCATTTTGTTTACACTAAAATAGACAGATATACACCTACATTAGTTAAAGATATCGATCAATGGATTAAACTGAATCTTAACGGTAGATATTACGTAGGTCAGGATTTAACTTTAGATCATACAAATACCATAGTATATGTAACTAAGGTAGGGTTTGAAACGGAAAAAGAACTTAGTTTCTTCAAAATTGCGTGTCCTATTTTAGAATCAAGATAAATTACTATACGTTCTTGTTTAGGAGACTTTATGACTGAAGAAAACAAAGATATTAAAACAGCGGCACCAAGCGGGCCGGCCGCACCCGCACAAGAAGGCCCAGATCTTAACATTAACGATCTTAATGCCTTAAAAGTTATCATCGACATCGCTAGTAGCAGGGGTGCATTTAAACCATCTGAAATGGTGGCGGTGGGCCAAACATATGCAAAGCTGGCCGCATTTTTAGATGTTGTGTCAAAAACTGCAGAAGGAGCAAAACAAAATGGCTGAACTTAAACACATAGGTCGGGTTGTAAAAACCGGCAAAAAAGTATTAGTAGCTTTTAGAACATTACCTGGTGCATCTGATAGATGCTTGGTTGTCCCAACTGAAAGCCTACCAGATAGTTATCACGATGCATTAATTAATCTTGTTGAGAGTAACGCTGGACAAAGTGCTAACGAATTTGCAGAAGTATTAGCACGTACCAATTTTCCAGACGGTACTATTATGCTGGCTGCTTTGCATTCTCAAGGTAGGATGATATCTGTTGGTACTAGCGAAATAGAAATGTGCCCAACTAACAGTCACACTGTAATACTGTCTGAATTAAATTCATTAATTGCAGAGCAAAAAGGCGTTACAGTTGACAGCCTTGCTGTACAACGTCCATTAACTGATCCAAATATTCAGGTACGTGATGTTGCAACTATTCGAGATGTAGATCCGCCAAAATCTCAACCGTTGACTCCACCAACCGATACCGAGCCACTAACTGACGATGCTGTAGCTAAAAAATACCGAAGCGATGCAGATCGTCTTAGTAAAGAGGCAGCACAACTTAGAAGAATGGCTGAAGATTTAGTGCCCACTAAAAAGAAAGTATCGGCAGTGGAGTGAGCAACCAAGGGAAGTCTCTCCCAAAAGATGTTATAGCACACTGGCCTGAAGTATTTGGTGAGGTAAGATTAAATGTTCTACCCTTACGATATTTGGACTCTGTGCTGTTAAATTTTAAAGACGGTAAAGTTTGGGAGATTAAAGTTACTAAAAAGACTAGAGATGCTGGTTGGGATCAGTTCGAAAAGTCTATTTCTGAGTTGGTTAAAACATACGAAGAAAAAATTGATAACGTTGATTTTAAGTTAGATACTGACAGAGTTAAAAAAGATATTACTAAAGATACACAAAAATTTCTTAAGAAAAAGTTAGATTAAATGAAAGTTAACCTCCTATCCTACAGTCAACCCACACAAGAGTTTAAGAATTTGGGCATCGCTGATGCTCAAGAACTTATTGCATATTGTGCAAGAGTAAGTAATCCTAGCAATCAATTTAATACAGAAACTAGTGAAAAACTTATCAAATATCTAATTAAACATCAACATTGGTCACCATTAGAAATGGTCAGCGCCTGTATTGAAATTACTACTACTAGAGATATTGCAAGGCAAATTCTGCGACATCGAAGCTTTGCATTTCAAGAGTTTAGTCAACGCTACGCTGATCCTACTAAAGATTTAAATTTTGTAATTCGAGAGGCTAGGCTACAAGATACAAAAAATAGGCAAAACAGTATTTCCACAAATGACACAGAACTGCAAGCATGGTGGGATGCTAAACAAAAATGGATTATTGAACAGGCTAGTTCAGCATACTCTGAGGCAATTGAAAGAGGTATTGCCAAGGAACAGGCTCGTGCTGTTTTACCAGAAGGTCTTACAGAAAGTCGTTTATATATGAATGGAACTTTACGTAGTTGGGTACACTACATAGAACTTCGATCAGCTAACGGTACTCAACTAGAACATCAAGAAATTGCCAAAGCATGTGCTCAAGTAATTTCAACAGTGTTCCCTATGGCTAACGATCTTGTATCAAACTGATTGCCTAGCCAATCATAATTGTTAATTGAAACCAGTGCAGATATGTTACTTCTGCACGTTTTCCCAAACAACTCTCCTTGCTGTGCGCCATCAAGTATATAGTTAGCAAATACATGATTAGTTGGCTCTAACCACTTTGCTAATCGATCCTGTGTTTCGCTAGTATCTTGTCTATCAATACTTTGACTAGCTAATTTTGCACACTCTCGAAACGCACCTTTCCATGCTTCAAATGGACTAACCGCAAAGTTTGTTACATTGCTAATTTCGTCCATAACTTTAACATTGTGACTTAAACTAGTAGTAACATCAACTCCTGCTGTTTTATCTATTAATAGATGTTTTGGTAATAACTTTATTCCGCCGTAACCGTATTCTAATCCATTGACTGGATTACGACTCTTCCAAATATGAACTGTATCAAAATGATCAGCTGATACTTCGTAGGTAAATTTAAAAGTGTCTTCAATTATTGCATCGGCGTCAACTACCCATAAAAAACTTGTTGCAGAACCGAGTGCGGCACGTTTATGTGCATTGGCTATTCCCTTAATCCCGTTTACTCTATTTGCAGATGGCACTTTGTTTTTTAATTTTTGCCAGTTATTCTCTGCATAAGTTTCATTGTAACTGAGAAAAAATACATCATAACATACTGATGATTTTTTATATCGAGTGCTTACTAAAAATTTAGCAGATTCAAATGCTGCCTTAGTTACTGGTTTTCTTCCAGGGCACAAATAGATCTTATTAGAATTTACATCTTCTAAATAAGAAATCCTATCTAAAAATACAGGATCTATTTTTAAAAATTCAAAACTAAGAAGTTGGACAGTTGGTATAATCCAAAACATTTTAGTTCTAACAGTGTTTGTGTAATTTACTGCTGTAGAAAAAGCATCTAAATCATAAACTATTTTAGCTAACGGAAATTGATCTTTTGCACGGTTTAATGCATCTTCTGGCCAAGACTTATTATGTAGGAAAATTATATCGTACATTATTCTCTGTCTAGCAGATTAGTTGTAATACGAGTTTGATCTGCATGAACATGTTTAAAAAATCGGCTGGCACTTTCATCTAACACGCTTAATGGTATGTCCAATTGCGGACTTAATTTGTCCCCAAAATGTTTTACATAATCAATAATGTTTTCATCAGTAACTGTACCGTCTACTGTCTCAGCATATAGTTTTCCAAGATAATCAAAATCTCGAACATTGGTATAATCCCAATCAGTACAATTGGTCATGTAGCATCCCTGTCTAGCGCCAAGTATTGCCCACATACCGTTTTTAACATCAGACCCAACATTCATCCAGATCAACAAGCGATGTAGATTTTTCCAATGTACTTCTTTTTTAAAATTTATATGATTAACACGAACGCCACGATCCAATGACATCTTAACACCTTCACGGAATCCTGCTCGCCATGCTTGAAACGGAGTAGCATTATTGTGTACATCGCTGTAACAACTATTCATTTGGATATATTCTGCATCCCAGCAAAAGTCTACTTGTGCATTTGGATCATCAGTGGGAGCATTTTCGTGCGTCTTCATAGACAACACGTATTCTTTTGGCCATAACTTTAGGCCGCCGTTACCGTACATTAATCCATTTATAATGTTATGACCACACCAACTAACTACACAACGACTATAGTCTTTGTATGCAGTAAAGTCAACTTCTTGATTAAAGAAATCTTCACGTACAATATTGTCGCCGTCTACTGTAACGAATCGATCTGTTTCACTTAATGCGGCGCAGGCTTTATGAGCACTATCGCTGCCTTTAACACCGTGTACACGCTTTGCCCAGGGTACTTTGTTTAATAAATCTGCATAATTTTTTTCAGCATTTGGTTCATCATAGCTGAGATAGATAATGTCAAAATCTATAATTTTAAACTTTTGACTCATTTAATGTCCTTAGGCTATAAGTATCAAAGAATTTTTTAGTTACAATAGAAACTTCTGTACTATCAGATTCGATATTAAATTCATGTGGGATAAACACGCGATCTTCTCGAACTAGTCTTTCTAGTGTTATAGGAATTGTTCTAAACACAAAATTTTTATTTTGATATTTACAAATATAAAACTCTAATGTTACATCAAGAATTTTTTGTTTTAGGCCAACTTTAACATCATCACGTATTTTAAATGCCCAGTGTTTTACATCTATGTGATTTTCAATTGAACACGAGCTATCTAATACATTAGACAAATCTACAAGAATTAATGAATTAAAATTGATATCAGTACTAACTTTAGAACTAACTAAAGTTATTTGATCTTTTTCAAAGACAATTTTAAAATCATTAAAATTTTGTTTGCCTTCTAAAAATAGTTTTACATCGTCATATGGCATCTTGATAAACGAATCAAGATCTTTTCTTTCTTCATTTGTTATTGAAAGTATTGCACCATTAAATTTATCAAAATAAATCAAATAGCTGTTGTCAATAACACCTAGATTATGTGCTTGTATGATTGCTTCATCTGACAATACGTCATCTTCATGCAACAATTCTTCTTCCATTTTTTGAGGATTCCTTTAATGAAGATAACACTTGTGGAGTTAAAAAACTATCGTCAATATAATGAAACACGCCTGTTTGTAAAATATTAGACACGTATAACTGTCCGCTATCAGTATAGTACCAATCTAAAACTTTAGTCCAACTTGTTGGTATTGGACTAATATTCTGCAGATTAGATTTCATGTGTGTTATTGATAAGTTGATTTGATCATTGACAATTTGATCGTCTACGCCTAACACCTTGGCCGCAATGGCTGCACTGACATCCATGCTTAGCCAACTCTGTTTGTGCTTAGGAGCAATATCAAAATATGTACGTTCCCAGTTGGCAACAACAAATGCCATAGCGTTATAAAAGTCTAACGCTGTTTTATTTTTCTTAAAGTAATGGAGACCAAAATATACGTTAGGTAATTCGTTCTCATTAAACATTTTACGATTTACATAGTCTTTAAGTACTCGACCTCTAAAATCTTTTATTTTTGAATTGAAGAAAACATCGTAGTTAGACAACTGATCCCACATTGGTGTGAAATTGTCTAAGACTAACATATCACTATCTAAGACTATAGTTTCATCATACGGTGTAATGTGATATAGTTTCCAACGATTTTCAACCTTCCATACACTGTCGGCTGCTTGGTCGTCACCGGGAATGGCTAGTACTTTATCAAACACTGCTTGATACTCTTCAGGCACAGGATCGTTTGTGACGATACTTATAAGGCAAGAATCTTGACTAGTATGTAGACTCAAAGCAAGAGCATAGGCTTGCTTTACATAATCTATGCCTTCGCTATTTTGAGCTAATACTAGGAATCCTTTCATGCCGCGCTTAATGCTGTATTAGTATCGTCGGATTTCTTGCCCCAGGTAACTCTATTCCAAACACGTTCGTGTCCATAGAATAATGCAATGTTTACAACGGTAGCAATACCTAAGAACGCGGCAGCACTACCCCAGCTTCCTGTCATAATAAATGGAATTAAGAAATTGCTAGATGTAATTAGTACACGCCATGTAACAATCTTGCTGATAGTTCGTGGTTGGCCTTCATGGAATAATAGGCCGTCCGAAGGTTTACGATTCCACTGTGCAAAATTCCAACCACGTTCGTGTGCCCAGTATAACACTGAATTAATTACTGCTGCCAGTCCGGCAATTTGCAAACCGGTAACCCAACTACCCGATACAATAAATCCATTTACGACATGACTGACTGTTAGTAGAACACGCCATGAAATTACCTTGGCTATTGTTCTTGGATGATTTTCAATAAATTTCATAAAATTCCTTAAATTATTCGCTCTAAACTATATTTGTTCATAAGATGTACATCAAGATTTGATGTTTTAACAACAATGTATTCCCCTGGAAAACTTTCTTTTTCAATTAGAATTTGACATTCATGTCCGTTAATACTATTAATTATGTCTTTATCTATAGCGTAATAAAGTTTTCCGGGCAAACTTGATGCAAAAAAACTGTCTGGGGTGCCACCGTTCATAATACTGATTGCTATACTAAACGCATAATCGTTTCTATAGGTCATTGTTTCTACACAATAGAGCAATCTGTAGTAATTCCAATTTTCTCTAATGTGATTAATCAACGTAAAAAATGATTCTGTTATAGGAGTCTTTTTAAAATAAAATACTGTTGCCCAATAAAAAGGAACTGAATACTGATTAATATATTCATACTTCATACGCCATCTTGATATATCGTAGCTGTCTTTATAGATGGCAAAATCGCTAGAGTTGTCCCAGATAGCTTTTAAGTTGTCAGAGCAGATGATAAAGTCACTGTCAATTACTAACGTTTCATCATAAGGTGACAACTCATATGCACTTGTTCTACTAAAATTATTCCACTTTAGTAATTTTTTCTTTAGTGTGCCGTCGTGAAAACTTCTATTCTGAGTTTGACTATTTCTATAGTCAACTACTTTCCAAATATCAATTACTTGGTCAAATGTGTTGTCTGTGTCTATCTCAGCAAGATAATCAGGGCTGTCTGTAACAATTGAAACTGGAACATTTAAATACTGTTTTACCCGCTTGGCTGCAAACAGTGCCTGTTTAACATAGTCAACTTCACTGTTGTTCTGAGCAAAGATTAAACATCCCTTAGTCATACTTGACTAAATCCTCAACTTTTCTTTGTTTTTTAAGTGCTGAATATTTTGAAAAATATTGATTTGATGATTGAAAGTATTGGTCAAGAATATTATCATAAAATTCTTGAACATCTTTTATCTGTACAGGCATATTGTTGTCGTCAATAAGAACAACATCTTCAGTATATCCAGAATCTAATACTAACTTAACAAAAGTAATTAACTCTCGTTGAATAGTAAAGCTAGCACCACTTTGATAGAAAATTAGTCCTTGATTAAATTCTTCTAAGGCTAATTTTCTTTGTCCTGTTAACGACGCCATAAAGTTGGCGGTTTGGAATGCTTTTTCTAAACTTTCTGTCATAGATAATCTCACTTGAATTGCTCAAGTAATTATCTTAATTTAGTAAAAAGGTTTAGAATCCTGACTGCGAAGCAGACGGTACTGGTACTGATACGTTTGCGCCAGATGGACGGAACATTTGAATGGAACTAGTTAACGTACCATCTACATCCTCGTCTTGTACTGGACCCGGTGGAAAACCAGGACTTGGATTGTTTAAATCACCTGCATCTTCATCTTGAAATACTATTGAAAAGACAATATTATTTCCAGTTAATCTAGCATAGATAAAATAATCGTTTTCTGCATAGGCTCCAGCTGGTGCTTGTTTACGGAAGATTAATTGGTCGCTGCCTGTTAAACTATAGAACCCAATTGGAAAAGTCTGAGCAGTTGCGCTAGGATCTCCACAGACTGTAGTAGTGTAGTTCATAGTAATAGTACCCATTTGACTTAACATCAATGTCCATGTATTATTCTTTGAACCCGAATTTCCGCCAGTTCTGCTGGCACTGATTTGAAAATTTCCGCCAGCGTTAAAGTAGTGTCTTGCGGCATCAAAACTAGAAAATGTAATAGTACAAGTATGCGTTAATGTACCGTTCCATGCACTAGTTCGCTGATACGGTGATACTACATTTTCTAATGTACCTTGATTACTAGCTACTGCTAATCTATTGGCAGTAACTGTATCTGCCATATTATCGTATTGTGCCCGCAAGGCTTCACTAATAATACTGCTGGTTGAAGCCAATGTTAAATTACTAGTTTCGTCAACACCAGTTTGGTGTTGTCTTGTTTTAAGTAAATCTGTTCTTAACTGATTCCATTGCACTGCACGAATTAGATCGCCAACTGCTACTTGTGTGCTGGTGAGAGACTGACCATAGCCGTAATTGCCTGTGCCTGTTCCTAAGACTAATGCAATCTTTCCTTGAATTGCATTATAATCAGCTGCCCTAACTCTTGAACCTACGCCTGGCATAATTAATTCCTTATAGTATCACTGCTTCGATCAATTTGACTCCAGTGTCGTCGCTTGATTCTAATGCAATACCAAATACATCGTTTGCGTGTGGGACTCCAGCAACTGCTGTTCCGTCGTTGGCTGCAACTAAACGTTGACCTTTTGTTATTGCCCCAGTAACTTTTACCGGAACTCGACCTTTCAACGCAATATATGTGCCACCTTCTAATTCACTGTTCATCATAAATGCAGGTTGAGAACTAACTACACCAATAGCTCTATCTCCATACTTCGATGCTGTAACTTCTGCTTCTCCGCCAACTGCTACAACTGTACCAACTTCGTATACTTGATCTGTTAAATATTTTTCTGCCAAGTCAGCCCAACGTGCTGTTGACGCTTCACCTTGGAATAAAGTAGCATATAGATTGCCGCTACCATCTCTGGCTGCAATTGAGTTTGATGTTGCTGCCGCTGACGCAGTTCTAAACGAACCTGCAACATCTAGCGTAGCTGCCTGAGTAGCTAGTCCGCTAAAGGTATTAGCGTACATTGTTCTAAATTTAAACGCCGTTGATCCTACATCGTTTCCGTTATCAACACCTGGAATTAAGTCATTGCCTAAAATTCTTAAAGGAGTTCTTGTAATACCGGCTACAGTAGTTCTAAATATAATCTTGTCGCCTACTTGATTTTGAATAATAGGATCTGTAGAACTTTCAATGAATACTTTAAGAGTATTGTTGTTACCGACTGTATACCCTAAATCACTAAATCTTACTAGTGTACTAAAATTAGCTTCGCCTGAGCGAACATAGTCTGATGCTAAAAATCCACCTAGTCTATCTGCGTCTGTAGCAGTTCCCCAAAATCTGTCATCTGTGGCAGTAACGCCAGTTGGGCTATATGCTAATGTAGTACCTTTCTTAATTGAAGTAAATCCTGTAATTGGATTAATACTTGACAAGGTAAACGCATCTTTTGAGATAATAAACACCGTCTTGTCATTAACAATCGCTTCAATAATCGCATGTCCAACGCTTTGATCGTCAAGAACACTGCGAGATAACATCTGTGTAGTTCCTGATCCTGAAACACCTTGTGGTCCAATTAGGATAAATTCAACACCGTTCCACGCATATAGCTGGTCGTTTGTTGTATCATACCAAAAGTCGCCTGTTGTTAACCCAGTAGGAGCAGTAGCTGAAATTTCAGCACCGCCTGTAGTACGGAATTTAGTTCCATCGTAAAACTTTAATTTTCTTGTGCCACTATCAAACCAAATTTGGCCCCTAACTGGCTTAGAAGGTTGGGTTGTATTAGCAAAATTCTCCAGTAAAAACACTAAATTCTCGTTCTGGACTTCACCATAACCAGCATAGTTTTTACCAATTAATTTGATATCTAAAGTATTGTCGATGGTACCGTCCGCAACTACTGTAACTTGCGACCCGTCGTATTTGTTTATGGTATAAGCCATCTCGTTTATTCCTCGTTCCTAGTATTTATCGTTATATTGGAGTAGCGGCTTCGTCGCTATCCCATGTCCAGACACTGTTTACAACTTCAAAAACTTTAATAGACCTTGTATAAGTTATAGTTGCAGGGCCCGTATTAAACGGATTTGTGTCAATATCTTCTAACACAGACACTTCTGATCCTGGAACTACCCCGTAAATTACTGCTTCTCCGCCTGGGCTAGTTGGTGCTGTAACTAGCGTACCTGTATCGCGTTGTCCTAGTGCAGTAGCAGTTGTTTTTACAATACCAGGAGCATTTACAGTTTCAGATAACGGAATAGCCAATGCTGGAAAGCTAATTTCTTGGCGGGTACAATACACTCTGCAAACTGTTCCTGTAGGATTATTTGCAATTGGAAATACGTCTGTTAAAATAGTGGCTATTTGAGTTCGCAAAGTTCCAGCAATTTGACTTAGCCCTGTAATATCTAACGAGAATGCCTTAGGTAGTGCTAGTATGGCATTTTGTAAAAATGCTAAATTTACAGCATCTAGCGGATTTACAGGATCTAAAATATTTGTTACTATAGAATTATTAACATCAACAACTCCTGTACCGTTAGGACTAATAATAATATCACCATTAGTATCAGTAGAACTAATAGTGTTGTTGTTTAACAAGAGATTATCAACACTTAGATCTTCTAAGTTACCAATACGTCTTAGACCCAGCGCCGTTGCCACTGTATTACCTAAAGTATCTGCTGATAAAACCTCAATATTATTAATTTTAAACTTCTTGCTAACCCCTAAACTTATATGTTCGTTAAATGTCCAGTTACTGTTAGTAACATCTAAGCTGTCTCTCACCCAAAGAATAGTATGATCTGTAGTTCCTTTAAGTATTAGACCACCTTCGTCACAATTAACATCAGTTGGAAGGTCTGTTTTTGCCAGCTCAATAGTCTTATCTTCAACTACAATATTATTAGTTTCTAAAGATGTCGTTTGACCTTGTACAGTAAGATTACCTCTAATTATAGTGTCGCCATTTACATCTAATGTACTTTCAGGAGAAGGTGTAAAAATACCAACTCTCTCAGTTGTGGCCTTGATATGTACTGCTGATTTAATACCGTCTACGTTTTTAACTTTTAATACTACTTCTTGACCACTTTGTAGTGGAGTAATATTAAATTGTGCATCAGTAGTTCTAATTTCTGTTGATGGTCCAGGACCTAACGTCAGCGGAACTGCATTGTTAATATAGACTTGACCTTGGAATATTGTTTCTGGGTCAGTTACTGATACAAAGTTTTCAGGTGTTTTTACTGAACCATCGGCGGCAATTAGTCCTCTAGCTTTGGTAATAGTACCTCTAAACTCTAGGCCGGTTAATGAACTAGAATTAAATCCTCTATAAATTGGCCCAGGAACTGCGCCTGCAATTGGACTAGCGGGAGTAAATTGATCTTTACTCCAAATTCCCATTAATGTTTGATTAACATACATCAGTGCTATTGTATGACTAATCTGATTAGTATCTAAAATAGATTCAATTGTCAGTCCGGTTAACCCTTGTTGGTCAGTAAATTGAGGGCCAGCTAAAGTTAACTGTGTGCCGTCATAAAAAAACAATTGCTTTCTAAAACTGTCAATCCATATATCACCTTGTACTAGATTACTAGGGACTTTATTTGACACAACTGTTCCACCCGATACTCTAAATCCATTGCCATCATAGGCTTTAAGTCTGCCTTCGGTAGTGTCATACCACAACTGGCCGGTTATAGGATTACTAGGAGGACTTGTGTTGGCAAAGTTTTCTAATAAGTGAATAAAATTTTCATTAAAAAATTCACCGTAACTACTAGAATTCTTTCCAACTAGAGTAACATCAGTTGACGTTTGGTCAAGAGTGCCGTCTACTACTTCAGTTAGTACGGTCCCGTCTGTTTTATTAATAATATAGCTCATTATAGTATACCAGTATAGATAATGTAGTTGACTGTTTGATAAGGATTCATAGTATTAAACGGAGTTGCAAGATCTTTAACAGGTAAATCGTCTGTTAAGATGCCTCCACTTGATCCTAGTGCCTGTGCTGATCCGTTGGCACCTGTTGCGCCCTGTGCTGGAATGCCGTTATCAATAGGTGCTCCGGGTACATTACGAATTGCATAATACTGATTACCAACGCCACCGCTGGATCTAGTACCTCTAAAATCGTGTTCGTGCTCTGGAATGTTGTTGATTGCTAATGAACGTTGTTCATTACCAGATGCCGCACCCACTATGTCTGCTGTGGTATCAGTTACCCTGTCAGCAATGCCGCCTCCAGCATCTATAAGAATTGTAGCGTTGTCTTTACTAGGAATAGTTCTACCGTTGTCCATATTGTCACGACCTAAGGGGAAACGTCCTCTTAAGTCCGGTAGTGCAAAGGTTGAAGCACCCTGTAATAGGCTTACATCTTTAAATGAATATCCAATTACTGAAAACAGTAACGGAAATTCTGAAATTCTAACTTCACCGCCATCACACAACAAATATCCAGCTGGAGCTGTCTGGCCACCAAATGGTAGTATAGAACCCGTTGGCACTGTGGCAGCAGAAGCAAACAACGTCTGCTTGCTAATTTTACGTAGACCTAAGTTAGGTCTTAATATCAATAACTGATCTGTTTGAAATGCTGCCCCAACTTCTTCTCTTGCACCAATCATATCTTGGCCAATTACTGTTTGGAATGTTGCTGTTCCGTCGCCCGTTTGTCCGTTGAAGTTAATCTGGTTACTGGTTACATCACCTACCAACTGGAATAGTGTTGAACTTGCTAGCCTTGCCGCAGTTCCTGAAATGTTACCTGTTAGTGAACCACTAAATGTTCCGCTAAAATTTCCTACAAATGTTTCTGCATAGATATTTCTAAAAGATTTTGAAGGACTGCCAATATCATATTTCATATGAGCCGCAGTTGAACTAGGTGCAATAACTGGATTATCTGATCTAGGATTACCGTTAGTATCTAGATAAGTTATAATCATAGGAGCTTCGTTTGTAATTTGCCCTTTGAGATTGCTTGTACCGGCTACCACTAGTCCGCCAGCAGTATTAATGCTAGATATACCAGTACCAGTAACTACTATACCTTCATCACTTCTAATTTTGCCAGATACATCAAGGCTTTCATTAGGATTAGTTTTGTTAATACCGACGTTGGTAATGTTTTCAGTACTGTTAATACGCATGACCGTTTTAGGGTCACCGCTAGCTAGTGTTAATTTAAAGTCAATAACTGAATTACTAGTCTTAGAATATAATACTGCGCTGTTAACGTCAGTACCAATGTTAAAACTTAGGTCGCCGCCTAGACTAATACCGCTGTTTGAACGAACATTTAGTCCGTTGTTAGTAGTACTAACTTGGTCAGATCTTAAAAAACTAGTTGACGGTACGACTGCATTGTTAACAACTAATGCATCAGCTTTACTGGCGACACCCCACATTTTCATTGGAGAAGTAGTGCTTGAAACATCTACTGAACTGATATTAAGACCTTTGCCAATAACTTCAAACCCAGTTATAGCACTCTTTGGCGCAAAACTTACGTTACTGATAATGGCAATTAGGTCGCCATCTGAATATAAACTGATCACACCGTGAACATTATTTGAGGTATCAACTATTGTTTCAACGTTAGGTCCTGTCTTTAGACCTCCGCTAAACTGTGGGCCAATTAAAACCCAGTTAGAACCTGAGAACATGTATAACTGCTGATTGTCAGTGTCGACCCAAAGATCGCCTTTGATACTGTTTGACACTGACGGAGCTACCGGAGCTTTCTTAACACTACCAGCGGCAGTCCATGTTGTTCCATCAAATACTTTTAGCTGATTAACCCCAGCCGTGTTGTCAAACCATAGTTGACCTTGTACTGGATTGCTAGGAGCAGTTGACCTTGCAAAATTTTCTAACAGATGTAAAAAGTTTTCTGCAACAAATTGTGCATAGCCTGCATAGTTTTTACCAACAAAGGTTAAACTAGTTTCTGTATTAAGGGTTTGGTCTTCAACAACAATAGTTGTTTTTTGCGGATTATTTAATTCTGAAAAACGAACTTGATAGCTCATATTATACTCCCGCTAGACCAGTTAAACTCTGTACTCGAACAGTGTAGTCGATTTGAATTAAACGATTCAACGATTTTTGCACAGGGTGAAAAATAACATGAGTTAGCAGTAGGCTGTTTCCAGAGGTACTATAACTTTTTAATCCCAATTCATCAAATACAAATTCACTTTGATTATCATTGGTATTGTCAAATGCACTTTGCCCGCTAGGCTCACCGTAATCCAGTAGACAAGTAATAAACACGTCAGTATAGTTTGTGCCTGTTACGTGACGTGTTTCTATGTAATTACGTGTAGGATCGCTATTGTTGCTTGAACGATCATCAACTACTTTGGCGTAGGTTTGATTATACAAGCTGGCGTTTGATCCAGAGCTGTTTGGTGTTAAGTAAGTAATAATACCGGTTGGGTCAACTGCTGTTCCGCCGTTACCAAATGCCATTTCGTAGATAAAACCTTGGCCGCTATTAGCAATACTTTGTGCTAGAGCAATACTGATGTTTTCATAGTGGATAGCATTTCGCTTGTCTATGAAAACATCTTTAGTTATAGGGTCATATATTTTAATATGCCCTTCAATGTGTAGTCCTGTTAAATCTTTACTTTGCATGGTAAAATCTCGTTATTCATTATTTATCAATAGCTATAATATGCTAGTTTAATCATTACCAAGTGTCTCCACTCGGTTGAGGAATACTGCCTTTTACTATAGTAGGATATGTACCTGAATACGTTAAGACAATCGTAGAAGAATAACTAGATGGTGTAAAATTTTGAGTACAATAATATATGTAGGAACTATTAAATGCTAAATCACCTTGCTTATTGCCTGCGGCACCTATGCTAGCAGTAGGTACTGCAACAACACGACCACCTGCCCAGGCTGTGGTCTGTACTGTAGCATCTGGGAATGTTATACCACCTGTGCCGCTATTTCCACTCAACGTCAACATAGACGAGGTAGGGTTAATGGTTACCTTAGATGTGTTGTACCAATCAGTGCCAGCATAAAATACTAGATTAGCATTACCACTTACTGTATCACCGTTGGCTGGAACTAATTCTCCAGGATAGGCAGTGGTTTGTACTGTGTTATCAGGGAATGTTACAGCACCGTTGTGATTAAAGCGCCAAGTCTTAACCAGATCATCGTAACTGGATATTGTAAATGCGTCGCCTTCTGTACCGCCAATTTTAATTGCCGCTACAGGAATATCATCAAACGCATATTCGCCTTCGAGAATGCTTACGCCGCCGTCACCGCTAACCTCTACCCATGCTTCGCCACCAGGTAGTGTTAGTCTACCATCTGTGCCAAAACGCCACACATGCTGATTGCCGGCGTCATTGTCGTTGGTTCCAATCTCAACACCATATGCAGGCGATCCAAGGTATGCTGGCCCACGCTGTAGCATATAGTTGTAGTCATCACCAAAGTATAGATCGGCGGTGTCTCCAGCAGTCTTCATTATGTGGAAGTGAGTTGTGCCGCCAATTTCTGGCAATGCTCCGAACTCCAGTGAGCCACGGCTTGTTGCCATAGTGACAACACCATTCGTGTTAACACTTACTGAATATGCACCGTTGTTTATACTACTGGCGTTTTCGATGGCGCTTGGGTTATATTGTGTGACAGATAAGAAGTTAGTGGCATCTTCTTGAACAACAAAATCAGCCACTCCTGGCGTCACTGTGTTTGAAGTCTTGCCAACGTTAACCACTGTAATATCACTAGCTGTAGCATTTAACAAGCCTGTAAATAAAGCACCTGTAATAGCCCAATCGCTTACGGTAAACATAGTACCGTTGGTGTCAATTTGTACCACCGTAGCCGTTGACGACTCATTGAGGTCAAGATTGGCAAACCCGCCAGCCAATGCTACATATTCGTTTCTCACAGCAAGATTACTACCACCTGAGTTATTAAAAAATATTCCACCGTTAAATGTCCAACTGGCAGTATTATCGATTAAACGTTGCCATATCACTGTACCAGTAGTACTATACTTGGCTACAACCCAGACAAAATCTGAAAGACCGAACCTACCTGTAACACCACTCAAGTACAAGTTGTTGTCGGGACCTACTACTACGCTGGTAGCAAAGTCAAGACAGTCACCTTGTACTCGTCTACTCCATTGTTTAACTCCACTACTGTCCAGTTTGAGCAACCCCATTGCCACGTCTTCGCCTGGCGTATCGTAATTGCCGCACACGTAAATGTTGCCGGCTGCATCAATGTCAGCATCTGCTCCTGTGCAATTTAAACCTATGTCAAATTGCACAGCTTTGCGCCAAGTAATAGTACCGTCGGCAGCATACTTGATCACAATCATACGATTGACTGTGTCGTTTGGAGCTAAAGTGGCAACATTGATAATCATATCATCATCACCGTCCATCCCTCCAAGATCTGAACCCATTACAGTTACTAGTGTGTCTCCTATTGTTCTGTTACCCACAGTGTCTACAACGTTGCTGAATGTTGGATTGCCTGGACTAGCAAAAGTGATATCACACGAAAAGCTGCCATTAGAAACACTGTATGCGTCTGTCCAATTAGGGTTAGTTGGCGGTATTGTAACAACTGTTGCAACTGCATCTTGTACTCCGATCCTATCAACATAACCAATAGTAACAATTTCCCCTGTAGGACCCACAGCCATACCATAGGCTTGATCGTCGCCCTGGCCGTCTAGAGTCTTTGACCATATTACTGTGCCGTCTGCTTGATCAATTTTACTAGTAACGATCATACTATCTATACTGTTGTCAGCATAGCCTACCATAATAGGATTACCGTCAACGTCTACATCTACTACAGGACTACCGCTATAGTATCCAAAATCGTAGGTTTTGCCCCATACTATGCTGCCATCAACTGCGTCTATCTTAGTCAGTGTGGCAGATCTATAGGTCAGCGAGTTTGGACGCTGTTGACCGGCAATGTATACAGCGTCGGCGCCGTCATAGGCCAAGCCCCACCCGTCTGTGTTTAGAGTGTTAGCAAAACGAACCCTCCATATTACAGCACCGGCGGGGGTTAACTTGGCCACAGAGGTATAAGTTATGTCGTCGTCGGAAGAGTTGGTATCAGGTCCAGGTACATAATGGCTGAACAAGGCAAAAATATTTCCACTTGCATCATATTCCACGCTGGTTGCTATCTGTACAATACCTTCCTCTAGAGGAGCCATTGCAAATGTTTCAACCCAAAGGTTAGGATCTGTACTAACTGAACTAATAACTCCATCGGCAATAGTAATAGTTGTACCATCAACTTTTACACCACCTAATACACTTGTTGTTGCTGTGGGCAGTGTATATGCAGATGGAATAGTTGGCTTATTCTTAATAAAATCCAATGCTACATTACTAGCTTGATTCCAATCACTTTGTATTTGTGCAGAAGGAATAGTCGGAGTGCCACTCAAGTCTGCATATGCGCCGCTGAACAGAGCTGGCTGGTTTAATAAATCATTATAACTGCCTGTAGTAGCCACTGTGGCCAAATTACTAGTGCCAGTTACGCTAACAACTCCTTGACTAATAGATAAGCCAGCGCCAATTTTTATACCGCCTAGTATGCTGTCAGTTGCTGTTGGTAAAGAATACTGATTGCTTCCGCTGATAACACCGTTGTTGATTGTAATACTAGTGCCGTCAACTTTTACTCCACCAAGTAAACTAGTAGATGCAGTTGGAAGAGTGTATGCTGACACAGTGTTACTAAGTACACCTTGATTTATTGCTAACCCCGAACCAACTTTAACACCTCCCAACACAGTAGACGATGCTGTGGGTAAAATATATTCTGTTTGCTGTGCGCTCAATGTTCCGTCTTGACTAATTGTTAAATTTTCACCAACCTTAATCATTCCTAGATCGTTACCAGACGCAATACGACCTGTAATTAGCACTGCTCCAGTATTGTTACCAACTGCTAGACCTATGCCAGCAGTAATTCTAGAAACAACGCTTAAATTTTCACCGTCACCTAGTAGATTATAAATTTCACTAAAGTTGTCGTTAACCTTGGTTGCTCCAACTCTTAACGAATCGCCTGTACCATCGTTATTACGAGCACCAACATTGATAATTTGTTTTGCCATTTTAATTAATTCCCTTTATCAAATTTTGTTTCGGTACCGTCAAACGTTGTAGTTGACGAATCGTAAGTTGCTGTACCTATTACGTTTTTAGAACCAGAATACCATATTCCAGGTTCTGCTCTCAAGAACTCAATAATATTTCTATTTGCTTGAGAAAGTATTGCGCTGTCTCTTTGATCAAACACAGTAGTACCTGTGTCAAAATCAGTTTCTACCCCATCAAACACAGCAGGTGTAGGATTGTATGTAATACCAGTCCACAATCTGCCGGTCTTCTTAACCACTGTGACCTTAACTCCTTGATCAAGAGCATGAGTTAGTCTCACTGCTGTTGTGTCACCGTCAACTGCAAAGTCAGGGTCAAATTGTACATCTCCCTCGGGACTTTCGCTGTGAATGCCAACATTATGTACTTTGAATGGATGTTTTTTAAGTCTGATGTTGCCTACAAAGAATTGCCAGTAAGCTGAGTCTAGCGAGAATCTAGTGCTAGATGTATGCGCAGTCACGCATCTATAATTGTAACTGCCAACTTGAACTATAGTATCTACTTGATAAACTGTAGACGGTATCCATATTTGACTGTTGTCATAGCCGCCAACAAACACTTCTATATCATTTGACTGTCCGTAGCCTGTAGGAATAGTTGAAGTAAACCCATTGGCAAAAGACCATTCAGTGTTAGACTTTGTTGGTAAGAATTCTAAGTTGAAGGTATTGCTACCTGACGAAGTAAACTGTAGGACTTGTGTTTCGTCACGATACGGAATAGTTTCACTTGGTCCAATATCTTGAACTTTAGTACCTCTTGGATATACTTGTGCAGTTCCTGTACCTAGTGTACCTCTTCTTAATCTTCGTAAAACGTTACCATCTTTTTCAAAATATTCAATGCGTTCGCCGTTGATTTCTACTGCTCCTGGTAAATTTTTACTCATGTTAGGCACATCAAATGTTGATGCATCTTCTACATAAATTTCAAAATCATAAAAATTCAACGGTTGGGTTAACCTTGTCTGTTTGCGTAACGCTAGACGTTTAAAGTGTGTTCTATTCAACATGTCTTTAAACTGCATATAACTCATAGTCTGTTGGTAAACATTAGTTGAATACGTGATTAAATCAATTTTATCATTGACTGCAACAGTATTTAATAATGTGATACTCTGTTTATCTGAGTTGAGTTTATAATCAACGCTAGGAGTTAACAGTTGTCCGTTTTTAGTAACCCACACCCCAGCATCGTCAATCACTGGTCGGTCAAGTTTAATATAACCACTAAGGATATTATTAAAATTATAATACTCAACTGTGTCAGGCTCGTAACTTAGATCAGATTTAGCTGAAATACTTGTACGGTGTATATCTAGCACTTGATGTTTGTAAGCATTAACTACTTCAATTTCTGTGCCAGTAGGCTGGGGCTGCATTAACACTAAAGACGTACCTGTCATCAAATATTGTTGATTGTTTATGATACTGATTACTAATAATTTTCCTTTGTTATTGTTGTATACTGTTCTATTGATCTTAACTGTGATGCCTGCTGGATCGATAATGTAGTCTACATTTACTTGCAGTTGAACACCATCTACATAGACAAGTATTTCATCCATGTCTGGCTCATACGGTCTAGCTTTAGTTTGATCAATTGTGTAATTAAGTTTATTTTTACCAATAGTAAAGTAAACATTGTTAGCAGGTGCTAGAATTGTCTGCCCTGCCCTAACTATTACATTAGGTGCATACGGTTCTGTTGTTCCTACAGGATTTTCTAAGTTAAAAACTGTAGCTGTTCCGTTCGAAACAAATCGTTCAGATTTAACTAAACTAAACGTTTCATTTTTATTGTCAACAATCACATAATTTATAATTGCATTGGCAACTGGTGTGGCACCAAATCTAATACCAACTGTGTTGACACTGTCATATGTGTCGTCTGTTTGAAATAATTCAAAAGGCTCTACTAGTCCGTCAACATAAGCTATTGCGGACACTGTGTCTAACCAAGGAGCTTTGGTAATAAATTCAAATGTATCATCATCTCCTACAAAGTAATCAATGTCTAGCACACCAGATCCATTAAATCCGTAGTTGAATATAGAAACTATTGCACCTACCTGCGGTATTGCTGATAACTCTATTGTTCGATTCCTGTAATCTACTTGATAGTCGTCATCTAAAGTAAGGATAGTATCGTCAACTTTTACCAATACTGCTTCTGAACTGTTGATATATTGATTAAACGAGTACGTTTGAGTAGTACCGTTGGCAATATGATTATCAACTCGAATATTTGCGGCACCAGATGTTGGTCTATAAAATACTTTAATTGCAACAGCATCTAAGATTTGACCTGGAACAACTTCTTCTAGATCAGAACTAGTTGTTGGTGTTACTAAGCCGTCACCATCTAGAATAATATCGTCTGGAGCAAGACCTGTTGCACTTGTTAGTGCAGATCCTACAAATGCACCACCTGATAAACTAGTATCATAATCAACTTCTTGTGGCTTAATTGATCCGTCACTAGTACTCTTACGGAACGCTAACTTGTTATAACCAAAAGTTAATGCAGTGCCTGCAGGAATTTCGCTAGATAAAGGAGTAGACAATGTCACAATGTTTGTTACTGGATCAATATCAACTACCGCAGTGTTTGATAATATTGCAGATGTTGTAATGCGTTCTAGTAAAGAACTTACTATGTCGCCTTCGTTAACCCCGGTAGCATTACTTACTGTTATTTTTGTTGAATTCTTTAATTGATTTCCAGCAGTAAACACAGATACATTACCAACAACTAGTTCTGATAATGACGATATATCTGCTAAAATAGCATTAGAAATTTCTATTACAGGCGTAAAGGTTAACATTGTTGGTCCAACAACTTGACTAACTGATATTACTGCCGTTGAAACTGTGCCTGCAAGACCACTTCTTGAAGTTACACTATTTCCAAAATTAATACCATTACTGATCTGCTGAGGTAGATTTGGTACATTTCCAGAAGATAGACTATAGGTTACTTTGATGGTCGAGTCACCGTCCTCAAAAAGATCAATTTCTAACTCTTGAATTATACGAGTAGGATTTAGACTGTTCCAAGCAGAAATTATGCCTGCTCTGTTTGACACAATCCTGTTAACTACTTGTTTAGCAGTATTGCCAGATACTACACTTGGCACTACTGATCCCAAGAACGATACAGGGCCGGTAGCGGTACCAGTTACTAAAATCTTTTGAATTTCTGCAATACCTTGTACGCCAGGAGTAACGGATACAATATAAGTATCTGCCGCAACTCCTATACCAGTTACTTTCATACCTGTTGCGTAAGTTGTTAGGCCAGGTGCAGTTAACACAGTGTCGTTAATTGACCCAGTAGTTGATGACGGAACAACATTACCTGTTACAAAGATAACCGTTGATCCGTTAACAATTACATTAGGTGACAACACTAAACTACCAGGTTGAATAGTTAATACATCAGTCAACTGAATTGCTGTTGCGCCTTGCACCGCAATTAAATCTGTATCAACTGTAACTGCAATTGACGGTAACGATATTGTGCTGATAATACCATCTCCTACAAATGTTTGCATTGTAGCATTAATATTAGTCTGTTGTTCTGTACCGTAGTTTAAGTCGTCAATCCTAATACCGTTATGGTATATGTTAATAACTGTGTCGTATTCTGGAATGTATGGCAAAGTAAATTCGTTTGAATTTAAGCCTGCTTTAATAATGTAGTCATCAAAGGTAGGATCGATCTCGTCCCATCTATCAGAGAAATACGGAACACTATCCCAACCAGTTGATATGCCAAAATCTAAACCAGTGATAATTACACCGCCATAATCAACACCAGTCATTAATTGTGCTAGGTCTTTACCAAGTTGGCCGGTTTTTGGATCGTAGTAGTATTGAATTCTATCTGCGGCGCTTAGTAGCGACCAATCTTTAATATAATCAATAGTGATAACTGCTGCCTTGGCCGGTGGAGTTTCAAATGTCAATGTTCCATAATAACTAGTGTATCCCCTAACTGTGGATTTGTTGACGGCTAATTTATAGTTGGCTCTCAACACTTCTACTCCGTCAACTTTTACTAAACTTTTTCCAATTCTAATATCTGGAGCCCATTTTAGTGCAAACTGTAATTGATTGCCTGTGCCAGTAAATGCTGCCGACTCTTCTAATTCTGTAATAAAATATGTTCTACTAGTTCTATCAAATTTCATTTTGATAAGATTACTACGAACAACACTATTGCCAATAATTGCAATTGCCCTTGCTGGAGTCCCGTCAATATCAAGGCCGCCGTCAATCACTATAGTTGGAGTTGTTAGATAGCCTTTGCCGGATGTTAGTAATACTATTCTAGATAACTTACCGTTAGAAATAAATGCTCTAGCTGTGGCGGCGGTTGAGGTACTTTGTGTATCTGGATCAATAATTCTAACCACGGGTTCAGTAATGTATCCACTACCTTGGTCAACAATTTTAATAGATAAAATTTCAAATCCAACATTATCTAGCCAGTACTTCCAAGGATAAGTTAAAATAGCCGGTTCTAACGATTGAATGTCACCGTTAACGTTGGCTACTGCAACTGGAAGTGTTTTTCCTTCTCTATAAACAGGAAGTATATCAAAGTCAGTTACTGAAGTTTCAGTTTGATCTATTGCAGTGTATTCACTAACATACTCTCTAATTTGAGTTCTGTATGGTTTTACTTCTGCAATGTATGCTTCAAAATCTGCAAGGTTATCGTTATTAAATGTAACTTTTTGTTTTAAAGGTCCAACATTATGTTGAGCTCTAACAAAGCTAGTTTTAAATGCCCAATCTAAATACGTCTGTTCAGACAATGCATAACGTAAGCATACAAAGAATAAATCTAAGTAAGTTTGTTTTAAAGTGTCAATAAAGATTTTATTCTTTAAAGTCTCAAGAATAATTCTTAATTCAATAACTGCGGTGTTGTCAAAAGTGTCACCATCAAATAACGCACCATCAAATCCCAAAGTAGTGTCTGAAAATTTATAAAGTTCACTACTTAATTGAATTGTTCCGTTTTGACTACCTACTACTTTATAACTCTGTGTCCAGTCAATACTAATACTATCAGCGTATTTTTGTAACAAGTCCCAGCCGCCTGAGCCAGTAGTTCTAACTTTAACATATTGACCAATCTTAACTGTTAGATTATTAATATCACTAATTGTTTCAACTGAAAAATCTGCTAATGTAAATTGGTTAACATCGGCAGCATACCAGTCAGCATAGTTCCAATAGCGGCGAGTATCATATGCTTGACTTTGAGTTCTAGACCATGTTCTAGAGTTTGGAGTGTATGCATATATGCTCCACCTGTTGAGTGCTTGACTATCACTACGAATTAAAACAGAATAGTTTCTTAATTCCAAAACAGTTGCGCTGTCATAACCTTTACCTTCTTCAATAATTTTTACGCCAACAACTTGACCTCGACTATTAATTAATGCTTGTAATTCTGCACTATGTCCGTTACCCTTAACTGTTATATAGGGCGCAGTTACATATCCGTTACCAGCTTCAATAATTTCTACCCCAACTATAGAACCGTCTTGAATTATAGGTAATAAAGAAGGTGCTTTAAACGTACTAACACTGGCAAATCTTAATTCTGCATCAGTATCAAACACTTCGTCGTATAACGCTGTGATAATGCTTGGTTGTGGGTCATAACTGCTTAATGCTAAAATGTCACGAGTCTCAACAATTTGATTAGTTAACATGACACTATTTGCACGTTCAACAAATTGTTTTAGAGCTTCAAAGCGATTAACAAACAAACTTTGACGTGGGCGGAATTCTGCGCCGTATCGTAATTTAGGTGGAAGATTTAAATCAGGTACTACGCGATTATTTTGATCTTTGCCACACAAACTGTCAAACCACTTTTCTTCAATGCTAGCAGGAAGTGCTGTATTTTCGTCTGAGCTTATTAGGCGCCACTCGCTATGGATATTTTGATCAGTCTTGTCAATGGTCCAATATTGTACAGACAACACAACATCAGTGTCTTGTAGCAATGGCTTAACATTAACCAAGCTAAATGAATTTAATCCTGTTAGCGCAAGGTATTTGTATCCTTGGCCTTTTGGATTAGAAATCAATCCGGAAACGTCAGAAGCACTCATCCGTCTGTCTTGTACGTTAGGTATTGTTTTTTTATTCTTTACCCAAAAGTAATATGTTTCTTTAAAAGTTTTAGAAACGTTATCATATCGTTTCTTAACACTATAAACTGAATTGCCATATAGACTTGTGCCACTGATATTTGATGACAATCCAGCTTCGGTATCAGCTCTTTTATCCCACTCTGCAGGTTTTAAACTAGTCTCTACCCATTCGTATATGTCAATACTTGCAGTATCAAACAATGTATTCCATGTGGTGTTACGATACACTACATCGCCGCCGTAGCTGTCAATAAATTTAGCACGAGTTAAATCCCACCATAGCATGCCAACTTTAGTAGTTGTCCATGCCTGTCCGTCATCAACTTTTACAGCACTTGTACCAACAGTGTATGTTGCAGGGTCATAATAAGTTTTAAACTTGATTTCTTGTTCTGCAATTCCTGGAACTTTGCCTTGGATTGGATCAATAATGTCTAGGTAAGTTATTAGCTTGTTTGTTCTCTTATTGTATAAAAACGCTTTCTTAATCTTAGAGATGTCTGGTTTATCTTCTTCGGTTTGAATTTGAGTCCATGCTAATGTGTGTGCTGGTTTTTCATAACTAAAAATTAAACCTGAATTTAAAGTTCTATCTGTAGCATAAGGTGCACCTTAATATCTTCAACTAAGTTCATTACCCCGTTGTCAAATATTGTAGAGTCGGTATCAAACACAGTAGACTTGTAGCTGTCGCCGTTGGCGCTGAACACTACCAGTGTTTCGTAGTTGTTCATAAATGCTAGTTTTGCACCAAAGAACTCTGCCGTCTCAGGATTATTACTAACTAGTTCTTGATATACATTAAAATTAGTACCTACTTGATCATAAATTAATACTCTACCTTGGTCTATGTTAGTACCGTCATATAATGTAGAGCCAATGGCCAAATATTTGCCGTTTCCGGATACTGCTACGCTATCTCCAAATCGTTGATTTGACGTGGCAGCATTGCCAGTAGCTGATAACGTTTGAGTTAAAATATATGAATTGTTAGTTAAGGTATAGACAAATACTTTGCCTGTTGCTATACGTTGATTTATTGAAAATACTTGTTCCCATCGTGATCCATTCCACACACCTGCTACTGTATTATTAAAATTATAAATGCACTTGTAATAGACTATTAGTTTTGTAAAATCATTACTAATACTTACAGAATATCCATATTGATTACCAGTTTGAACTGCTTCAACTTTTTCTGTAGTCAATGGCAAGTATGTAGGTGTTAACTGTTGCGGGAAAACACCTGTAATGTTAGTTGGATTGTTTTCTATCCATTGTTCAACGTTTGCTACCGGCGTGTCTAATGAAGTAACTGTAGAAAGTGCTAGATATAACTTGTTTTTATATTGCACTAAATCGTCTTTTAGATATACAGCAGTATTGTTCCATTGACCTTTATACTTTCTGTTGTAGCTATATTCCCAACGAGAAATTTTAAATGTTAATGTACCAAACGGGGTTGCATTAGGAGCTTCACTAATTTGTATTGTAGTACTGTCAATAACTCTAGCAACAGTTTGATAACCTTGGAATCCTGTTCCTGTTATAAACATTCCAACTTCAATAGTAGCTGTGCTAGATACTTTTAACGTAATACCTGTACTACCTAATGGCAAATAAGTTGCGGTAGCAGTAATGGTATTATAATTTAGTTGATATACTTTATCAACCGCAGAAACAAACATTGTATCATTACCAAATGTAATACTAGTTCCAAACAGTTCATCGCTAGCAGGGTACGGGCTAATAATTGTACCTACGTAATTTGCAGTATTTGAAATATCTATCTTGTAAAGAGAAATTGCACCGTGTCTAGTAAGAGCGTTTGATGCGCCTGTAATCGTTGTTTCTATAATATTTGTTGGTTTCCAATACTGAGTGTTGGTAATAGCAGTGCCCACTGGCACACTTTGTTTGGCAGAATAATGGAACAAGTTTGAATACACTACTTGATCTTGACTATAAGTTTGACCACTATTGTGCAGGCCTGCAAAGTAGGTTGATGCAAAACTTGCTCGAGGGCTACCAACAACCAACCACTCGCCATCTTTAGATACTGAAACAGTTTCACCAAAAGAATATCCTGCTGAAATATTTGCAGGTCTATTTGATAGCGCAAATATAAACGGTTCTGCAATACTTTGGCGTTGCAACCATTTGTTTGACCCTGGAACTTTGTCATACGTGATTACAATTTCGTCGCGTGTTGATACAGCCGCATACTGACCTTTGATATCAGTGCTAATGCTTCTACCATAGGCTAGTTCATCTGTAGGACTCGAGTTAACAAACTCTTTAGGTTCAAAGACTTTAGAATAATTCCATACTGCCCACTTGCCGTCGCCTCGATTGTCAGTCCACAATTTTTCGTTGAGACCGATATTGTCTGGAAGAATACTATTTGCATCATCGATTGAATCTATACGCTGACTCTTCAAAAACAATACTTGAGCAGTTGTTTGATCTATAAAAGGTGTGGCAGGAGGAACTTTTAACGCTGTTTTAATTTTAATTTGATTTAATGTTACTGAATCAATTTTATAAAATCCGCTAAACTTATCTACTTGCACAACACTTATATACGTACCGGGCTCTAATCGCACTTGCTCATCAAATGTTAAAGTTAACGTATTTGAAGTGTAAGTTGCATCTGTAAGTTTTAACGGACTAGCAGTGTATCTATAAATGTTCCACTCTCTGCCCTCAAATGCACACCAAACATAATCACCTTCATTTAGTGGATCTGGATTTTTTGTAAGAATTTCATTAATGTTATCTAATACCAATGCGGCATCTTCTCTACGAACATATCCAGGAGTTCTTAAAAATGGACTAAACTTATTGTTAACTAACCAAGGTTGACTATTATAGCCAAACGGTTTTAAGTAGACGTCATTGGGAGTTTGTCGTATAATAAAATCTAACTTGTCTACTGGTAATTGAGTTAACTCAAACCCTTGTGGATTATTCTTAAATAAACTCTGATCTAGCGTAAATTCAATGTCTTCAAACGCAGAACTGGCACCATATTGCCCAACACGTACTGCCCATTCCTCAAAGAATTTTAAACTTTCTTGACCGTCAGCACTGAGCACATCAAACAACTTGTTCAAGCTATTTTGCGTGCCTTTTTCAATTATCATGCCTTGATAGAATTTAAATTCACTAACATCATCTTTAATAATATTACTTAGATATTGACGCTTCTGATATCCAATTAAATGTTGAGCCATTGTCTGTTGGCCTACATCAAAGTTTCCGCTGTCCAGACTATAAAAATCTGTAAACTGTGCAGCCTTGTAAGACCAGTTAGGCAACAGGTTAGGTGTTGGCTTTTCAGAAAGTCGAGTCCATTCGCTGTCATTAAACGTAGATTCGCCAACTATTGCAGTTTTTGCACTGTAATAAAATTCTTTATATTTGATAATGTCGCCTAAACTGTAATCTGTCCATGCGTTCCATTCTTGTATTTTTGCTTGATCAAATATAAAACCAGGTACATCAAAACTGCCGTCCCATGTAGTACTAACATAACTAGAAGTTTTAATTCGTTCTTGTCTGTAACCACTTTCTGGATTATAAATTGTATCGTTGAATAGCGTATTATTATCTAAAATAACTACTTGTTCTTTTTGTATTAAAAAGAATGTAGCACCAAATATGCCTTCAGAATTTGCAGGTGAGTACGTGACTAAATTGCCTGATCTATATGAGTTAAGAAAATTAGGTTCTAATTTTGTTCCATCAACTTTAAAAATATCGTATCCGTTAAATTGATTTAATATATCGTCTACCACTGCAAAGTCTGACTTGATAACAATTTTGTTGGCTGCTGGACTTAGAGCAATAACACTGCTACCAACTGTGCTTAGTCCTTCTAACTTGTCATAGTATTGTTCTTCAAATATACTACTAGTTGGGACATTTCTTACAGCTCTGTAATAGTCACCATTGTATCTTACAATACTACCGTAGTTAACAGGCTGATCTGCAGACCAGTCGTTCCACTTGTCTTGGCCTGAACTCCAATTTTGTGTAGTCCAAAATAAGAATTCTTTGGCACTGGTTTCCCAGTTAGTTATCTGCCCAAGGGTGTTGTTAAAGTCGTCAAATACAAATCCTTGATCCTTTAAACGCTCGCCGTAACCTTGTAGGAAATCCACTACTTCCTGAATAGTTCTAAATTTAGTACCGTATGGAAGGACCAGTAATTCTCTTCGATCCCATAATTTTCTCAGTACTGCGTCTCGGCCGCCAATGACTGGCAACTTAGGAAGTCTTTGGAAATTAGCTTGTTCAAACGTGTCAGACGCAACATGGGTTACTGTGCATCGATAGAATGAGTTACCATAGCTTACAACCTTACCGGTAGTATACCGCTGGTTAGATGTCCAAATAATATAACTTTCACTCATGCCTCCTACGTTAATAGTGTTGCCGCTTTGTATCCAAGGATAATATTCAAAGTAAGGTGTAGTTTTACTATATCCTTTGACCTCGTATCCGTCGTGTAATTTTGTAATTATTACACCGCTATATGTTAAACGTTTTATAGGACTACTAGAATTTAAAACAATTTTAAAATTTTCAGGAGGAACAAATACGCCGCCTACTGCTGTGGGATTTTTGCTATCCAACAATAAATTAAATTTGTCTTTACTAGTAAATCCACTAACTCTATAACTTAATTTAAAGCTAATGTTGTTTAAATCATAAAGGTATTGATCATAAGACTTAGAATTATCTGCAATGACATAGTCAACAATATAGTTGATTAATCCTGCTGTTTGAACTCTAGTGTCACTAGAATAAATGTTAGGTAATATTAAGTCAGTCGGTGTAACTCGCAATCCAGTGTCTTTATAAACTAGTTGTCCTGTTAGGTTACGGATAATTCTTGATCTATCTAGTAATACTCCAAACGTGTTTGCTGGCTTTAAAAGAATTGACGTTAGCAGTAGACTAAATGGATAATAGCTACTTCTTCTCCAGGCTGCTTCTATAGGGCTAACATCTCCAAATACAAAGTCTCCAGATGTACTTTGAGTGATAAGGCCTGCGGCCATATTAGAAAACAACGGGCTTATTAAATTACCAAATTCGTCAACAGGAATACAATCTATCAAAAATGGTCTAATAAATTTAGGATTACGTTCTATTGGCTTACCTGGTTCTTTTATTATACCTTCTGATAAATCTTGCCACATAACTTTGTTATTGCTAGTATAAGGTGCTGGCCCATACACATCTTGCCACCAAGATGGCTCAATTGTATAACCAAGACACTCCCATGGACAGATATTTGGTCTGTCTGTATCTAGCATCCATCGATATATACCTCTCCAATACCCTGGAACTTCTCTCCCGTCGGGAGCAGTTTGTCCTCTGTAGTTAAATGTAAGGCTATTATTTTTGTCAAAACTTAACGGTTTAGTAAAGTCTCTGTCAATCAGCGTTGTCCATTTGAAAAAGTTAGGAGCTAACACTTCATTAAATTCTTTTAAAGAATAATCATTTTCTCTGCCGTAGCCTGGTAATATATCGTAAACGTCAAATATAGCCGGGTTGTACTTCACTTTGATATTGTTAAATATTCGCTTTTCTAATTCTAAAATTAACTCATCTCTAAAGTCACCAAACGCCAATACCTGGCTACCGTCATGGCCCTGGATCATTGTTCTAGGAGTTATTAAACTAGTGTCTAAATAAATTTTAGGTTCAAATGCAGGCCATATACCTAATTTAGTAGGAGTCTGCGGGACGAACGATCCGTCAGTATTATCATATTCATAAATTGTGATTAAATCACCGTCTTGCATTGTAGTAATAATTCTAACAAATCCCTGACTGTCAAACTCATACTGTATTCCGTAAACTAGTTGTACACCGTTTAAGTAAACTCCAACTGCTCTGTTTGATAGCATGTCTAGATCAAATACTTGAGTTAGAGGATATGTTAATATTCTATAGTCAATTACAGTGTATTCATTTTTAACTGCACTGCCATACGGGACCATATCACTGAAATAATAGGCTGCTTTTTTAGGTTTATCTTTGTTAAGCTCTTGTAAAACTAAATCTACGTGTTGCTTAGTATCAGTATCAATACCTAATCCCAATGCTACAGAAAGGAAATTACGTTTAAACTGACCATACTCGTCTCTAGATTTTTCAATTGCTCGTATAACATTACTATTAGGATTAGTAATATGATACAATGCCAAACTCATTGGGCCACTGTGTTGCACAAACTTTGTACCAAAGACAGTAGTATTACCTAAGTCTCTAAGATTATTAGATCCAGGATATTGTCCTTCAAATGTTTGTAAGTTGTCAATTATTGAGTTGACATGGTCAATTACTTCACCTAATGTAAAATCGCCAATGGCCGAGTTTAACGGATTGTTCTGTAAGTTAAATGGAATTTCATAAAATCCGTTTGCGTTAATGGGCTGGCTTGCAAACGCCTTGATTGTTAAAATATCGTTGGTTGAAATATTTGATACTAACTGAATTTTTTTATAGACTGCACCGTCTACCATTGACCATTTTGATTTATCTAAACGAATACCGTTGACATAAATTCGTACTTCAAGATCAGTAAGGTTATGTTTGTCGTCAAAAATATCTAGATCAAAATTATTGATTTGATTTGAATTTTTGTAAATTCGTAAGGCAGGCTGATATGTAAAATTAATAACACTTTTTTGCCAGCCGTTTTCATATGCAACTGTGTTGTTGCCTTTTGATTTAACAAAGAAACCTGTACTTACGTTCTTTTCTAAGATTTTTTCTACGTCTTTGTACTGGAATACATTACCAACAACATCAAAATTAAAAACAATATCGCCAACGTTGTTGATATTTCTATATGAAAGTGGAAAGTTCAAATACGTATCATTAGACCCTGACCCTGGTTTGTAACTAAAAATTTTAGTTCCAGCAAACGTAGATCCGTCATACACCGTTTTATCTGCAAAAGAATTTCCATTTTCATCAACTATATCAAATAGTGGTGGCTGATTTAAACTGGTTTTATTTTGTGCTACTAACCAATCAGACCCGTTAAACCAACGCATTGTACCTTTGTTGCTTTCGCCTGATCGAATAACTACTACTTGATTGTCAAGTGGTGTGTTTATTTCAACTAAGTGAAGCTGACGAACACGAGTCTGTTTAATACTATCTTGTACTTCAATAAACTTAACTTGGAAGGTTTTATTTTTAACTAAAATATCATTATCAGCGGTGAATAAAATCTTATGTCCGTTTACTAATGGAACACCGTCAATATTATATCCTAACGCACCTTCAATTGTAGAAAACACATCTGTAGTGTATGTGTCAATTAAGTCAACATCTGGGGCAGCATCAAGACCAAAGTTGTATAATTTTAAATCTGCATTAAATTCAATGATAGGTCTAACTGCTCGAATGTTTTGATTTAAGTCGGCTATTTTGCCATTATACGCGGCACTCTTATTGATTACATCTTGATGGAACCATTTGTTGTAACGACTCCACGGGTTTTTATCTCTACTTGCTCTGTTAATTGCAATATAATCAACTTGCCCTGAATAAACTGTTGCAGTATTAAACGGCAATTCGTCAAACTTTGTGTCATCAAAAAGTACATTTATTTCTTCGCTGTATGGAGTAATTAACGCTAATGAAGATTCAGCAACTAATTTAATTGCAGTGCCAACCCCTTCAACATAATATTGGTCTTTAGCATACTCAGCAGGAAGAACGTTTCCACCAAACGATATTTTCATACCGTTACTAAGTTTAGTTCCATTTGCTAATGTATAATCTCTTTTACCAATTAACTGTTCTTCAACATTAATCTCAGTGTTGTCTTTAATATCTAAAATTTGAAACACACCGCCCATGTCGATATTTGTTTCGCTAACATAAAATAATACGTCAGGAGCATCTTCAGGTACTACAAAAGTTACTACACCTTTTTCCACTGCAAAATTATCAATGTGGTTTAATTCAGCATATCTGTCATCGCTGCCGCCAACTCGTCTAGTTTTAATACTAAAAGGTTCTCCAGGTGAGTTAACTTCAAATTTATAAGTTTGACCTCTAAATAATTTTATAGTTGGATTACGTGTTAGTCCGTTTGGAGTAAACAAGAAACTCTTGTCATCTAATTCAATATCAATTTCGACAGTAAACGTACTGTTAATCTTTTTCTGCTGGCCAAAAATTGTTATTGGATCAGGCCCATAGGGCAACCAATAGTACTGTTGAAAATTTACAAACTTATCCCAATCAATATGTGGATCCCAAGAATAAAACTCTTGCTCGTTTAGTCTACTATGATTCTTAACGTTGGCACCAAATACATTTAATTGGTTAATGTAATCTTGATAATCTTTAAAGAAAGTAGTATTGCCCAGCGCATCGTCAATTGTTATACTAGGTTCTAGCTGATAATTTTGTCTGTCAACTGTTGGGGCTGCTACGAAAATATCTTCGCCTACGGCAGCTTTTGCGTTTTTTCTACCAACATAACCATTAATCTTTTTAACCGTGCCGGGTTTGACCAATTGTTCAATTGTTGCTTGTAGGAACTTTTTATTGGCGTCTGTTCTGTAAAAACGCGGAAGGAAATTTGAGATGCCGCCGTCAGTTGGATTAGTTTTATCTGCCATTCTTTTCTCTTAATTACTTGTAATAGTTTGTTGTGATACAACATTACTGCTAACACTAGTTGCACTAGTTGCTTTAATTGTACTTGCTGTAATACCTGAAATTACTTCTATATCGTCAACAGTAGCACCGTTAATAAACAATTCATCAGAGTTTGCTTTTATTTCAAACAAGCTACCAAAATTTAAACCGTTTGCTTTAGGAACAATTACAAAGTTTGTAATGTTGGGCGCAAGTTGATTCATTACGTATGTGGCCAACTCTGAGAAGTAAAATGTATCTCCAAAATCCCAATTTTCTAAAACAAAAAATTGATTTATTGCTGTCAATATTTGTGCTTTGATGTCGTTATCAGAAATAACTTGTTTGCTATTCTTTACTGCTTTAAATGTTGCCTGAACTTCTGCAGATGCTGCCGCGCCAAACAATAATTTATACCTTACAGGATGATAGATAATTTCATCACTAATAGACTTAATCGCATTTAAAGACGGAGAAAGTGTATTGTACAACGCATCGCTACTAGGAGGTAAAGGAGCAGATTTTCTACTACCGTTTAGAAATTGCCTAAATTGAGTGTCATAGGTCTTTGATAAAATAAAGACATCTATAATATTACTTGATCCAGGATCAATTCTTGATTCATAATCTGCATTATGAATATATTGAAATTTTAATTTGTCTCTGCCTAAAAATACTTTATAGTCTAGGCTATTAATCAATGTTGCCGTAGCCAGATTAAGTTTTTTAACTAAGTTAGTATCTATAAAATAAAAGTACTGACCATTAACATAATTAAGAAATGTTACAATATCCTTTTCGCTGTTTAATATTTTTACTATCTCTGTAGAATTATCAATGTATCGATAATCTTGTTGACCTTGGGCAACATCGTATTTTTCAAGAATAATATATTTTGTCAGTGGGTTGCCAATAGTTGGGCCGACTATATTAGCAAACGTGTCTGGATCGTCAACTACTCCGTTGTCGTCGGGATCTGAAAACGTTACTAAAATCTTTTTATTATCGATATATCCGTCAACTCCCCTAAACTCCGAAACAATGTCCCATGATTGATCACTAGTGTATGCCTGTGTTGCACTAGGTAATCTATTAATGCTTAATACTTTAATGTTATCTTTAACAATGGCATTTGACTTGCTGTCATAAATCTTGTTTGTACTATCAAAGTAGAATCTAATCTGTTCGTCACTTTCAAAAATATAACGTAGTTCTCGACTAGTTACAGTATAAAATTCGTTGTCTGTTGTGAATAGTAATAACCAGCTTGAATCTAATTGTTGATTAGAAACATCGCCTTGCTTACCTAAACTAAAAGAATTCTTACTGTCAAGATTGCTTTCAAATATAATCTGCCATGATTTAGTAGTAGTGTCGTATCTTAAGCCAAACGGCTTGTTAGCAAATATTAAATCTATAATTGATGTTACAACACTATTATCAATAACAGTGCGCCATTTAGGAATAATTTGGTTAATCAGCGGCGATACATTATCATCACCTGGGATGATTTCATTAATTACAATAGGTCCAAGCCCTGTGCTTAATACGCCTGTGCCGTTAGCAGTGCCGTCCCCGCTGACTGAAACAATTTCTGCCCATATGTATGTTGTTGACCCGTATGCTGTGGCGTTTCCTTGTATTAGAGCATTATTATTTGTAGTATCAAAATAAAATCCTGCGGGCGCAATAAACTTAATTAAACTACCTGCTTCGACATATTTTAAATCTGTAGCAGTAAACTGTCCCACTTTATAGGTAGTCTTTAATAATGCATCACCTATATACCCTGTGCTCATTCCAGTATCAGAAGTAACATTAAACCAACTAATGTTTAAACTAGATGCTGCCAGTTTGATAAATCGATTATAATAATAATTTCTCAAACTAGATTTTTTAATAATATCAAAAATATCGTTGTAGATAATACCTTCTATGTCTGTTTTATTAGCATAACTAAATCTAATTTTATCGACATATTCTTCTTGATATAATACTCCGTCATCTGCAAATAAATTAGTTGAACTATACTTGCCAGTTGGATCTACTAGATCAAAATATCTGCTGATACCACTGCTACTTCTATTAACTGATTTAATTTTTGCAACTTCTTGACTCGACGCCAGTGGACTAATATTATAGTCCTCGCCTGTAATCATACGATTTTGAGTATAGTAGTTTTGCGGGGCTTTAATTTTAATACTAGTATTTGATTCTGCAGGTGCGGCATTACTGACACCAGAACCAAGGCTCATAGTAATACTAAGAGTTTCTAATTGTCCAATGTTAGAAACATAAGGAACAGTTATAGTAATACCTCTCATATCTTTAGGATTAATAGTATATGAGATTCCGTTACTAGTTCTGTAATATGCGCGGAATGTACCTAATGGTACATTACCAAACGTACCATCACTAAACACTAAGCTCACGCGGTCGCCTGCTCGAGTAACTACTCCGTAGATATTTCTAATATTTTTCTTTAAACTATTATAGATAATATTGTTGCCTTCAAAGCTAGGTACTTTATCCCATGCTTCTGTTTCAACTCCATCCTTATCTAAACGGTATAACCAAACATCATCGTTATTAATGTTAGTTGCATCAATATCTACTGATTCGTTATTGCTTGGTTGAGTTATTCCAAATGCGCCGGTGTTTAAAGTTCCTTGACGGAAATGTAAGAAGAAACCAGACCCTGAACTAGGTGCACCTTTGCCGTCATCTCTATATAAAAATGCTAGTCTATTGCCAACTTTAGGAGCTTCTTCGTAAATGTAGTCTTGGCCGTTAAACACAGTACTGACTATTTCAAAATTCATTGCGCGGCCGTCTATTGTTTTAGTAAAGCTATAAACAGGAACATCTGAATTAACTGCTTGGAATCTATACTGTTCTGTAGGAATGCCGTATATTGTTGCCTTGTCATCTGGATTGCCAAATTGTCTAGTTGCAGGAATAGCCGCATTAATTACACGAATAAATTGATCGTACCAACCAGGATTAGCAGGATCATTCCACACTATTGCTTGGTTAGCAATATTACGGCCGTTGCTGTCAATAATATTTTGAGTTGTTTGTACCGTTGTAAACTTTAATAGTCCGTTAGCAGGCACATTTCGTTTGGCGTTGTAGCTTAACATACGTGCTAGACGTAGCACTGATTCACGGCGTTCTGCTAATTCTAAGAAGTTTTCACGAGCATTGAGGTCAACACGGAAAGCTATGCTTTGGCCCAAGAACGCAATAAGATCAATTAGGGCAAGGTATTCGCTGGACTCGATGTAATCGTTAAAATCTTCAGGGTAATTCTGGCGGATATAATTGATCATAGTGCGACGCAGATTCTCAAAATCGTAACTTTGAAAGTCTGCATTGCGGAAGGTTTGATAAATTTTCTTCCAGTCTTCTGCTACAAGAAGTCTATTTTGTCTATCTGTTGCACTCATGATTTATCCTATATCTTGTATTTATTGGTTAAAATTATCAGGGTAGTTATTCAGCCAGCAGGCCATTTTCTTGATCGAATCGTAATCGCATACCCTGCGCCACATTGTAGGGCAAATATGTTAATTGACATTCAATTTGAATGCCACTTTCGTACTGACTAACCACTACATTGTCAGCTACAATACGAGGATCAAAATTTACTATATCTGTTACATTGGCAGTAATTAATTGCTTTAATTCTTCAGTCAACGGCTCAAATAACACATCCCATATGATAGTTCCAAATCTAGGATTCATCAGTCTTTCACCCTGCCTAACATGGAAATGATTAATTAAATCTTGGCGGATTAACTGAAGATCAAATAGGTTAAAATTTTCGCTATCAGGGCTAATTGAACTAAAACCTTTGTATGTTTTAGGAGGCAACGGGCTTTCTTGCCTAGGTGCAGTTAATACTATTTTATTGTATAAATTAGAATTTGAGCTCATTTAAAATTCTTCCTCTTCTTCTGGGGGTTCTTCTTCTTCGCCGGCAATCTTAGCAAATGTATCTGTTATAGTAGTATACTTTTTATACCACTCTGGTTCAGGAATTGCGGCTGCTACTTCCCTATCAGTTTTTTCAAACTTAACTTCTAAAGGATCTAAATTCTCATGATGTGGCCACGGCTCATGTGTTGGTATACGTTTCAAAATACTTGTTATAGGAGTGTCTGCTAATTTGTAAGAAACTACTTCTGCTTCGGCATCTAATTCAATGTCTTTAATGTTGTGAGTAGCTAATAGTGATGCAGTAGTTGCTACAGTAGCTATTCCTGAATTAAAATTAATGTTGCCACCGTCTATTGCAGTGTTAGCGGCTTTGATATGAGTATCGCCGCCAGATGTAAATTTATTTGTACTACCTGTATTAACATCTAAAGTTCCAGTTGTAGTTACTTTACCATTGCCTTGCACTACTAGATTATAGTTGCCAACAACGTCACATTGAAATCTTTCTCCAGATTTTAAATTAACATTTCTTTTAGCTTCAAAATTTATATCTCTATCTGCATAAAAATTAAAGTCTTGTTTAGTTCGAATACTAACACTGTCTTCTGCAAAGATATCAATTTTACCATCACTAGAAAATTCTATCCATGCTGTTCCTTTTGCATTACTAATATAAATTAAGTCTTCTGAGTTGTGCAACAGAATTTGATGACCTGTTCTGGTGCGAATTCTCATCAATTCATTGTGAGGAATAGTAACTTCAGCTTCAGCAATTTGATCTGCGGCTTCTTGTTCAATGCTGAGATAATCAGGAGGCCCTTCAGATGGAGTTTTCTTTCTAATAAACTTGTCGTCTCCGTCGTCCATAACAAAAGTTGTGCCGCCTAATCTACTAGACGGAACTAATGCTTCTTTATTTTTTAGACCAATTTTATTACGGGGAGCGCCTTCTTGTTTGTCTAACGGTCCCGGGGTGCTTATACCAAACACCATGCTAGGAACTTCGCGACGGGCTGAGCTAGTAGTAATACCTCTAATATCGTCTTCTAGTAATCCTTGCTGATTAAACGTAGCCTCAATAGGGTGCGCTGGTTTTAAGATTTTTGTTGAATCTACCATAGGTGCTTCGTTTAACTTCTTGTTAAGTTCGGCTGTTGGTACTCGTTCCTTGTCTGTTAGTTTAGAATCCTCAAGCGCAAAGCCGGTGGCGGCCATACCAGGTACCATAAAATTAACATCAGGACCAATAATAGATCCAAGCCAATAGCCATTCTTAGGATCACCATTGATAAAAATTACAACAACCATTGTACCTACATCAGGTGGCACCATCCACATACCGTAACTTTTTTGAGTAGCGTTAAAGTCAGGTTCTTCTCCTACAAAATCACGAGGAGTATATCCAAAAAACGGACTAATCATTTTAACCTGTTGTACTTGAGTGCCTGTTCTTTCATTACCTGACGGGCGCAGAATCTCTACATCCAGGATACCATTATACGTATTATCAGTATGTCTTACTACCTTGGCCAACTGGGGAAACCCTGTGGTATCTCCAGTTGGTTTGTCTTGCGCTGACCTTGCTTCATTACTTGAATCTGACATATATGTTATCCTGGAAAATCTTTAAGATCAGCATTATTTTTTGCAATTTCTTCATCACTTGGGCCTTCGCCTACATCACTAAGATCCCAATCATCAGTGTTAGGTGCATCATCTGAATACTCCTCTGCTGCCGGAACATTTTCAGTTGCTGTTGTTAAACGACTTGCGTCAACTGGAGTTGGATTCTCTTGCCCGTATCTTCTAAAACCTGCTAGTGTTTGAGTAAACTGTCCTTGTTTAAAAACATTTTTAATAGTTGTAACTTTATAAAGACCGCTAAACTGTTGCACTGTTACTGCACTTCCAAAATCGTACATTCCTGTAGCTTGGTTAATATCTATTGGCGTTTTAAAATTAACTATTACATCAACTTCACTGCTTTGGTAGTCGACACTGCCTTCAGCATTGAGATTTTTGTATGGAGTAGATTGCGCTGTATAGTTTCCCATACCACTACTAGTTAACCAATACGGGTCTCCCACAATATCTATATCTAAATTAACTAAATCTTTACCGTTAATTAACGAATCATGAAACAATTTAGCAACACGAACTCCTGCAGTTTCTGTTCCGCCGCCGCCTTTGCCGTCTGATGATGTAGATGTTCTGCTATATGATGCTTGGCTTGGAAATCCTGCGCCAGGTGCTGGCGGCGCATCACCTTTAGGTTGTTTTACATACCCGTCTTCTTCTTGTCCAACTGCTTCATCTTCTTTCTTTCTAACATCTATGTTTCGGCGGCCGTCATCAGCTGCCATCATTTGTTGAAATCCGTTAACAAAATCAATATTAAATCTAATTACATCAACATTTTTACCTGTATAAATGTAGTTGTATTCTTTAACTGCTTGTGTTTTTAGCTGTTCAAATGTTGGAGCAACGTTAGGTGGGGCTGCTCTGCTTGCATGAACTTCGTAAGGTACTACTCTATAAACATATAACTTAGGTTTAACACCAGTAGTTGTTAAATTAGAATCGTCGTCAATTAAAAATGTTTGAACATCAATACGCCACCAGTCTCTCATTCCGTCTGATTTTAGTGCTGCCGGATCTAATGTCTTTGAAGAGAACTCACTGTTTAGTATTACTTGATTAATTGCATTGTTGATATCGCTGTTTTGTGGAAACTTCATATCACTCATTTCAGGATCTATAGATTGCTTAGATCGATTCATAATTCCTTTTTTAGAATCCCAAACTTCGTCCATTTCTGCCATTGGGGCAGTGCCGCGTCTTTCGAGATCAAATCCCATCTTTGCTTTGCCTATAGAATTACATTCTCCATCACCCTGCACAAATGTATCATTAATTTTACTCTGTGCAACACCTAATTTTGCAAATACAGAGCCCCCGGCGCTTGGGGCACCGGTAGCTGACGAATCATTTTCTGTGTCACCTGCGCCGGCGGCGCCTGATGCATTACTAGCAATATCGTTTGGAAACAATATTAAATATTGGTCAGCTACTTGCAAAATACCTGATGTTACCATATCAGATTGTCTTTTATTCAACGCGGCTTGTAGGCTGTATTCACCTGTTTGTAAAACTTCTTGTACTGTTTTGCCTTTAATAGTTACATCTGTTTTAACTTGTGCTACTTGATTACTCAATGCTTGTTCATTAAATGCAAATGCAGATACATTATACGTACTACCAGCGCCTGTAACATTCATAGAAATATTACTAATCTTTAATGGTAGATATCTAGTAGCACCCATTACTTTTTCAGGTATACCAGATTGAGTGTTTCCTCTAAATTCAATAATGATAATAAAAGGAGCATCTCTAAAATTTTTGTGACCTGCTTCAAACGCTGCCTGTTGCATACTTGTCATAAACAAACCCATACTATATGGTTCTATAACTTTAAATTGTATGTTGGTTGCATTTGTGTTACCAGTCTTTCTACTGTTGCCTGCAAATCCTTCAAAAGATAACTCTGAAATAAAGAAATCAAACTTGCCATAAGGTGTTTGAACTCTATTGTTAGGTTCAGCATTGGCACTTTTTAAAATTAATCGAGGACTAATGCCAGCTCTGTATGTTGAGTCTGGAAAATTTAATTCGTTTGAGTCTAAAACTCCAAAACTCAACACATAGTTATAAGTTGCATAGTTGTGTAACACGTTAGGCAACGGCAGTGTTACTCCTGAAGTGGATGCTAATGCTTTGGTCAGCGCACCAAGTGCTCCACTGATAGCAGTGCCTATTCCACCTAAACTATCTAATGCACCTTTAACGATTCCAGATAAATTTGAGGCCGGACCTGTGGCCTGTAACACTGTTTTAGTTGCATTGATTGCAGTAGTAGCTCTTGAAATATCAAACATATTATATTCCTAAAATTGCAAATAGACTACTTTTTTTAGGAATGTAAATTTGTACTCCAGTATTAAAATCAAAAATAGGATCTTCAATAGTATCTAAATTTCGTTGAGCAAATACCCACCATAAATTTGGAGTTCCATATAAGTCATACGACAGCAAGTCAGGACGACTAGCGTATTGTGCTTCTATTGTATATAAAAAATCATCAGACTCTGCACTGATTGTTCTAATGCTTAGAACATCAAGGTAGTCTTGTTTAACTTTTGTTAAATGCCACGGACTGGTTGCTGTATAAGTTGCCATATTAAATGTATCCTGGTGTGCCGTTCATATATCCGCCTTGAACAAATTGTTGTAGACTAAAGTTTCTAGCACTATTTCTACTGTATGCAGGTTCTAGTGTAACTGAAAATTCACTCTTTGTTGGGACATAGGAAGTGCCGCCACTGGCTGTACCGCCTATACCAAATCCGCCTAACAGACTTGACACATCTCCTACCACACCTGCAACTTTTCCAACTGAGTTGGCAATAGTACCTAACGATCCACCAAAGGCTCCACCAAATGCGCCACCAAGTGATCCGGCTAAGCCGCCTATACTGTCTGCAAGGTTGGTTATTTGTCCGGCGGCACTTCCTTCAACTCCTACTCCCATATAGTCGCAGTCAGGTTTTAGTTGAAGAGTAAATTTGCTTATTACCACAGGCACATTTTTAAACACATAATTGCCGTATCCGTTTAGTAATACAATTGGAGGAGGATTACCTGCAATAGGATCACGACCGGTAAACATTTTAGATACAGATCGTAAATAATGCACCATCGCTATCCAATACAATGCTTGACTTGCATCTTCAACAAACATTGGCGCAGTAATTACAATTGATCCAGGTTTGCTATGTTCGTAAGTTTGAAAGCTAAAATTTGAATGTATTGGTGTTACAGGAGTATACTTGGCCGAAGATTCAATATTAATTGTAGGAGTATATGGAAATACTAATCCGCCTGCATCCTTTAAAGGTCGTAATGCTGGACTAGTACTAAATGCAGGCCACGATGGCATACTTAATCTTACTCGCCAATCTGAACTATTGTTGTCACTACTGAATAGCGATACTGCGGCCATTACATTGCCAACTAATTCACCAGCGGCTGGCAAATTTGCCGCTCGTATTGCACCTAAAAAATTGCCGTTTGCGGCTTGGCCCAAGGCTGAACTCAAATTACTAGCCACACTGCTGGCGCCACCAAGTGCCCCAAAAGTTTGTTGTGCGGCACCAATTTTAGATGTTAGTCCGGCAGCATTATCAAATATCCCCATAATGTTCTCCATTGGCTAGTATTTATTTGACAAAATTATCTGCGTAGTTTATAATATATCAAAGAGGATCAATTTAATGACACCAACCCCCAAAGTTAACTATCTAAACAACAAGGATATGTTGTTAGAAATACATAGAAGCAAGACATCATATTGTAGTTTTACCAGCCCTGAATACCATCAATATGACCTTATTCTTCCTAATGTTGACAAAGTTAATATCCGTACTATAGCAGAAGCTAAACGTAATCGTGCTAAACGACAGGGCGAACAAGCATATCAAGCAAGAAAAAGCGCAGGTGAAAAAGTTAAACAAGCAGACTGCGAAGTTGATTATAAGAAGATAGTAAAAACCGATGTAGTATTTCGTATTATGACTTACGAACATGTGCCAGTTAACGGAATTAGAAAACGTAACCCAAAGAGCACAGCAGATCGTCATGACAAAGTAAATTTTCCACCATTCCAACACTGGAAGTTTAATGACAAAGACGAGTTAGTCTGTGTAGGTAAAAGTCATTGGAAGGGTGATTTAGAAACAGGTACGTTTGATAAAGACGCAGGATGTATTACTCCTACGCTGGCCCGTATGATGATCAAACTGTGCGAAAGATATGCTACTAGAGGTAACGTTCGTGGATATACCTACAATGATGAAATGCGTGGTCAGGCAATCTTACAACTTACACAGATTGGTCTACAGTTTGATGAGAGTAAATCAGATAACCCATTTGCTTATTTTACTGCCGCGGTTACTAATAGTTTTGTTAGGGTCATTAATATTGAAAAGCGCAATCAAAACATCCGTGATGACATACTAGAAATGAACGGCATGAATCCAAGCTACAGCAGAACAGGTGCTGGTGAACATGCGGCGGCTGTTAAACGCTATGAAGGATCAACTGATGAGTAATTTGTTTAAGAAAGTTGCCTGTTTTACGGACATTCACTTTGGATTAAAATCAAATAGTTCTACACATAACCAAGACTGTGAAGATTTTGTAGACTGGTATATTGCCAAAGCAAAGGAGGAAGGGTGTGATACAGGTATCTTTATGGGTGATTGGCACCATAACCGTAATAGCCTTAATATTACTACAATGGATTATAGCCTCAGGGCCTTGGAAAAGTTGGGGCAGGCGTTTGATCAGTTCTACTTCTTTCCTGGTAATCATGATTTGTATTACAAGGACAAACGAGACATTCACTCTGTGGAGTTTGGAAAGTATATTCCTGGTATCACTGTGGTACATGAGCCTACTACTATTGGAGACGTTACACTCTGCCCCTGGCTTGTTGGGGAAGAATGGAAAACTGTAGGCAAAAAGGGTGGCAAATATATTTTTGGTCATTTTGAATTGCCTAACTTCTTTATGAACGCTATGGTACAGATGCCCGATCACGGTGAAATTAATTTAGAAAATTTTAAATCTTACGAGCTAGGGTTTAGCGGGCACTTTCATAAACGACAACAAAAGTCTAATATGATCTATATTGGTAATGCTTTTCCACACAACTATGCAGATGCTTGGGATGATGAACGTGGAATGATGATACTAGAATGGGACGGAAAGCCTCAATATTACAGCTGGCCTAGTCAACCTACATTCCGTACAGTCAAGTTAAGTCAATTGATCGACGAAGCGGACACATTGATATTGCCCAAGCAACACTTACGTGTTACACTAGACATTGACATTAGTTACGAAGAAGCAAGTTTTATTAAAGAAAAGTTTATTTCTGACTACGATATCCGTGAACTTACGCTGATTGCTGAAAAGAAAGAAGCTGAAATCAATACTAATATTGATATTCAAGCGTTCGAGTCAGTTGATCAAATTGTGTCCAATCAGATTATCAATATTGAAAGCGATACGTTTGACAAAAATAAACTATTAGAAATTTATAGCGGTCTATAAACTACATTACATGATAAAAATTAAAGACTTAACTGTTAAAAACTTTATGAGTGTGGGTAACCAAACTCAAGCAGTAGACTTTGACAAAGGTACGTTAACATTAGTACTAGGTGAAAACTTAGATATGGGCGGTGATGACAGCGGAGCCCGTAACGGCACTGGTAAAACTACAATTATCAACGCACTAAGCTATGCGCTATACGGTCAAGCTCTAACTAATATTAAAAAAGACAACTTAATTAACAAGATCAACAATAAAAACATGTTGGTCACCTTGTCTTTTGATAAAGATTCTATCAATTATCGTATTGAGAGAGGACGTAAACCTAACATTCTAAAGTTCTATGTTAACGACGAAGAACAAGAGTCAGACGAATCAGAAGATAATAGTCAAGGTGACATGCGCGAAACGCAAAAAGACCTAGATGATTTGCTAGGTATGAGTCACGAGATGTTTAAACATCTTGTAGCATTAAACACTTATAGTGAACCTTTCCTTAGTATGAAAGCAAATGATCAAAGAGTGATCATTGAACAACTGTTAGGTATTACATTACTCAGTGAGAAAGCAGAAAAACTAAGAGAATTGATTAAGACTACCAAAGATGCTATCACGCAAGAGTCTGCAAACATCGAAGCTACTAAAAAGTCCAACGAAAAGATCCAACAAAGTATTGATGCGTTAAGTTCTAAACAACGTGCATGGAATAATCAGCATGATACAGAGTTAGAAAAGATTGGCAGGGCTATTATTGAACTTGAGAATGTAGATATTGCTACGGAACTTGAAGCACATACTCAACTTAAACAATATTTAGAACACTCTGCTCGTATCAAAAGTCTAAACAAAGAACGAGCAACGCTAGAAAGCGCGACAGCGCAAGCGGAGCGAAGCGTAAAAAAATACGCGAGCGAGCTTGCCGCCTTAGACGGTAAGAAATGTCACGCTTGCGAACAAGATCTACATGATCACAAGCATGAAGAAATGTCAGCAACTGCGACCAAGCACTTGGCAGAAGCACAAAAGTACGCAGACAAAGTGGCCGCAGACCTTAAAAAGATCACAGATGAGATAGGTGTAGACACTGAATTGGTCAAACCCAATACCTACTATGACACTGTGGAAGAAGCACTCAAGCATCAGAATAATTTAAACACGTTGGAAACACAGCTGACTATCAAAGCTGGGGAAACAGATCCCTATCAAGAACAAATTGATGAGCTGACTGCAACTGCGCTACAAGAAGTGTCATGGGACAATGTAAACGAACTAACCAGCGTTAAAGATCATCAAGAATTTTTGCTCAAGTTGCTGACCAGTAAGGATAGTTTTATCCGCAAGAAGATCATTGATCAGAACTTGGCGTATCTCAACAACAGACTTACCTACTATCTGGACAAGATGGGCTTGCCGCACACTGTGTCATTCCAAAACGATCTCACTGTTGAGATCACACAGCTGGGGCAGGATCTAGACTTTGATAACCTGTCACGGGGAGAAAGGAATCGCTTAATCTTAGGATTGTCGTGGGCATTCCGTGATGTGTGGGAAAGTTTGTATCAGCAGATCAACTTGTTGTTTATTGACGAGCTGATTGATAACGGGCTTGATGCGTCAGGTGTTGAAAACGCACTGGCTGTGCTTAAGAAGATGGGCCGTGAAAGACGAAAGAATATCTATCTAATCAGTCACAAAGATGAATTGATTGGGCGTGTCAGCAATGTACTCAAAGTTATTAAAGAAAATGGCTTTACCAGCTATGCTAACGACTTGGAGATTACTGAGTGAGTATGCTCCCCAAGGACGAAGAGATACATGCAGAATTGCTCACAGCATTTAGGCAGTACTTTGAAGCTAATCAACGTTGGTTGAATGAGGGGACCAAAAGAGCCGGTATGGACACCAGACACTGGCTACTTGAAATTAAAAAACTATGTGATCAGCGTCGAGCAGTGATCATGGACTGGCGTAGGCTTAGAAATATAGAAATGGCAGAAGAAAAGGCACGTAGGCGTATTCAAAAACAACACAAGGCAGGCTCCAAAGACACTAACTAGTTGATGTCATGGTATTATCAAAACACAATAGTCGAAACTATATCTGAAGAGTATATTGGATTCGTCTACTGCATCACTAATAACATCACTGGTCGCAAATATATAGGCAAGAAACTAGCAAAGTTTAGTAAAACCACATATAAAACAGTAAAACTTAAAAACGGCAACAAGAAGAAAAAGAGGATTCGATCTAAAATTGATTCTGACTGGCCGGAATACTATGGCTCAAACGACCAATTAAACAAAGACGTACAAGATCTAGGCGCAGATAATTTCACAAGAGAAATATTATACTACTGTACCAGCAAGGCTGAATGCTCATACATAGAGGCTCGTGAACAATTCACACGACGAGTACTGGAAAGTGACGACTACTACAACGGTCACATACAGGTTCGTGTACACGGTTCACACATCAAAGGCCGACAACTAAACGGTTAACGCTCAGCGCAGGCCAATTTCGTGCGCCCAAATCCTCGGTGATGTCTCGGGGTAAGGAAATCTCTCGCCGTTAAGAGTACTCAGCAACTATCCTTTACAGGACGTGATCAGATATGCCTATACACAACTGGTTTTGCTGTTTAAAAAGAATTTAAAAGGCTAAAAGAAGGGAGAAATACCCTACGTGTGCCCGTATGTTAGCGTATATTTGCACACCGCCGTCAAAAGACAGCACGATTAGGTACAGGATGACCGCCTAAGCTAGTAGCAATACTTGTAGTGTTAACGCTAAGTGACATGTTCAACTCAGATAATGTCCAAACTTTAGCCCGCAAGGGCTAAGTGTGACTGAACAATCTAGATAATATTTAAACTGCTTCGCAGTTAATATAAATGAAATGTGAAATGTGTTTGAGCGCAAGCGATAAACACAGAAGAACGTAGTTCTTCTTTAATAAATACTCTATATATTGGAACAGGTATGAAAGTATTTGATATTATTAATGAAGCACCCTCTAGTGAAGCTGTAGGGTTTCTTAACAAAATTCTTAGAGGTGTAGCATGGTCTCTAGGTAACAGTGCTAAGAATCAGGCTGCTAGACAGTTAGCGGAAGCATGGTCTGCTAAGATGTTAGAAGCAGGTAACATTAGAGTATCCATGCCTATCAACGTGATTAGAGATCCTGTTTTAGCTGCCGATCGTGAAGTTATGAATGCTGCCTATAAAGAAGCAGTCAAGGCTTTTAGACAAGCTGAGCGAGCAGGACTTATACGAGATATCAAAGCAGGTGCTGCCGCTGTTAAAGAAGCTGTAAAAGATAAAGCTAAAAAATTCTTTTCAGCATTAGACGTTATAGCAAAGTGGGGATCAATCTCTGTTGTTGCATGGAGTTTAGATGATATATGGGACGATTACGTAGCAACAGAACAGAATATACGAAAAAACCTTGTTAAAACTTTAGAAGACAGTACTGTCAGCGACGCTGATAAAGAAAAGGCTTTGGCAGATGCCAATCAAGCTATCGGATCTGCTAGAATGATTTATTCTTCAAAAGTTATTGCGGCTATTGCGTTGGGGGGAACTGTCAAACTCGTAGGTGGCGCTACTGGACTTGTTGCCAAGCAAGTTGATAAATTTAAAAACTGGCTTGGGCGTCTCGCAGGACTAAAAGGAAATGCTGCCGCTCAACGATTGGTGCAGATGTTGAGTAGAGTTGGTGATGTTGCGTTAGCGGCTATCATTTATGAAATGTCTAGAAATCAAC